GGTGTTTGAGTTACTGTGTTTGTAGGAGTGTTAGTAGGTGTACTAGTTTGAGTGGGGGTTTGTGTTGAAGTATTAGTTGGAGTTTGTGTTGCAGTCTGTGTTGCAGTTTGAGTTGGTGTAGTTGTACGGGTAGGGGTTTGAGTAGGTGTCTGTGTAGGTGTGTTAGTTGGAGTTTGAGTACTGGTAGGAGTTTGAGTATTAGTTTGAGTAGGGGTGTTTGTAGGAGTCTGTGTTGAAGTTTGAGTATTAGTAGGGGTCTGTGTAGTTGTATTGGTAGGAGTATTAGTAGGGGTTTGAGTAGCTGTCTGAGTAGGGGTTTGAGTACCGGTTGGTGTATTTGTAGGAGTTTGCGTAGCTGTATTTGTAGGAGTACTGGTGGGAGTGATTGTACTGGTAGAAGTCTGTGTAGGAGTCTGTGTTGCAGTTTGAGTTGGAGTTACTGTTGTAGTTGGAGTTTGGGTACTCGTTTGTGTCGGTGTATTTGTAGGAGTAGCTGTACCGGTCGGTGTCTGTGTTGGTGTTTGAGTTCTAGTTTGAGTAGGAGTGATCGTATTAGTAGGGGTATTCGTTGGAGTTTGAGTAGAGGTACTAGTTGGAGTTTGGGTATTTGTAGGAGTCTGCGTAGCTGTCTGGGTAGGAGTCTGTGTTGGAGTGTTTGTAGGAGTCTGTGTTGATGTCTGAGTATTTGTAGGGGTGTTAGTAGGGGTATTAGTTGGAGTGTTTGTAGGAGTTGTAGTAGTAGTTGGTGTGTTGGTTGGTGTATTTGTGGGAGTTTGCGTAGCGGTATTGGTAGGTGTTATAGTATTGGTAGGAGTATTAGTTGGAGTTTGTGTAGGGGTGTTAGTTGAAGTGTTTGTGGGAGTTTGAGAAGGAGTCCTAGTTTGGGTTGGTGTCTGCGTCGATGTACTTGTAGGAGTTTGCGTAGCGGTATTGGTAGGAGTTATAGTACCGGTAGGAGTATTTGTAGGGGTGTTAGTAGAGGTCTGTGTTGTAGTTTGAGTAGGAGTTGTAGTGTTGGTAGGAGTATTCGTCGGTGTCTGTGTCGGTGTGTTAGTGGGAGTTATAGTATTTGTAGGAGTGTTCGTTGGTGTCTGTGTTGCGGTATTAGTAGGTGTGACTGTATTAGTAGGAGTTTGAGTGGGAGTATTAGTTGGAGTTTGTGTAGGGGTAGTGGTACGGGTGGGGGTTTGGGTGCTAGTCTGTGTTGGAGTGTTCGTAGGAGTTTGTGTAGGAGTTATGGTATTAGTAGGTGTGTTGGTTGGAGTTTGGGTAGAGGTCTGTGTTGGAGTATTTGTAGGGGTTGTGGTATTAGTAGGGGTGTTAGTAGGAGTCTGAGTACTGGTTTGAGTAGGGGTATTTGTCGGGGTATTAGTTGGAGTCTGGGTAGAGGTCTGTGTTGCGGTATTAGTTGGAGTTATAGTATTGGTAGGTGTGTTAGTAGGAGTATTGGTTGGAGTGTTTGTTGGAGTATTAGTTGATGTTGCTGTATTTGTAGGTGTCTGTGTTGCAGTTTGAGTGGGAGTTTGAGTTGGAGTTTGTGTATTAGTGGTAGTATTAGTTGGTGTATTCGTAGGAGTTTGAGTAGATGTTTGAGTAGGTGTTACGGTATTTGTAGGAGTATTTGTAGGGGTTTGTGTTGCAGTTTGCGATGGTGTAGAGGTTTGAGTAGGAGTTTGAGTTGGAGTTTGGGTATTAGTTTGTGTTGGTGTTATAGTATTTGTAGGGGTGTTAGTAGGAGTTTGAGTACTAGTTTGAGTAGGAGTTACTGTGCTAGTAGGAGTTTGTGTACTTGTACTTGTAGGAGTGTTTGTAGGTGTTGCTGTCTGGGTAGGAGTCTGTGTACTTGTATTTGTAGGGGTATTAGTAGGAGTTTGAGTATTAGTAGGTGTCTGAGTGCTGGTTTGAGTAGGAGTTTGGGTTGGTGTAGTTGTTGGAGTCTCAGTAGCGGTAGGGGTTTGGGTAGAAGTCTGTGTTGGTGTTACAGTACCAGTAGGTGTTTGGGTAGGAGTTTGTGTTACGGTAGCTGTAGGTGTTTGAGTAGGTGTCTCTGTATTTGTAGGAGTTTGAGTAGGGGTACTAGTATTTGTCCGGGTTGGAGTGGGGGTTTCTGTGTTTGTAGGGGTGTTTGTAGGTGTTTGGGTGTTAGTAGGGGTTTGTGTAGGTGTCTCTGTATTTGTAGGAGTTTGAGTAGGGGTTTGTGTAAGTCCTACGGTTGGAGTATTGGTTGAAGTAGGTGTATTTGTTGGAGTAAAAGTAGGAGTTTTGGTAGTTGTAGGTGTCGGAGTAGCAGTGCGAGTTGGTGTAGGTGTTGCTTGAGCTGTTCTTGTAACAGTTGCAGTCGGTGTTGGTGTAATTAGTGAACCGATAACGAAGGTAAAGCTACAATCTAAGCCAGGAGTAGGCGTAGGCGTAGGTGTCGGTATAACAATAGGGATCGTAAATATATCAGTACATATGCCAACTCCATCTAATATAATATTTACTGCTGTATTCGGAAGATTATTAACAGTGTATCCTGCTACTAGTTCTGTACAAGATACATTAGATGCGAGTAAGTTCGCAGGTGTAACACTATCGTAGTATAGGTCGAAAGGCCCTGTAGACGACCCGCAACTAGTGATTTGTATTACTGCTGATACTAACATTCCTTATATTGTAAATATAAATAGAATTTTTTAGGTTTTTAACTTAATTTTCACTGATTAAAATTCATAGGCATTTACAGTTATAGACCCGTCACCTGTAGGATTATATGTGCCATAACTATTAACTGCGGTAGTAGGATCTGTTGCTGTATTGTTATATATAGTACTTCCGTTATCTACTACAGTTAAGCCGTTATATGCATCGTTAACCCCGTCACTTGTTGTGTAAGTATACACTGATATAGTATCTGCACCATACGCGGTGAAATTGCCGCTACCGTTAGAAGTAAGAGTTACTACCGTATTTCCGTTCCTGCTAATTGCCATGTAAGCAGCGGTTGCAGTAGTCGTAAAGCTATAAGATATTGTAAACGATGTTGTCGGGGTAGGGGTCGGTGTTAGAGTATTAGTTGGTGTATTAGTTGGGGTGAGAGATATTGTTAAGGTAGGTGTTGGAGTAGGAGTAGGGGTTGCTAGTATGTTATTACAAGCATTTGCACCATTAGTTCCTCCTTGATCGTAAAGTGTTGTAGATAGCGGGTAAAGTCCTTTTACGCTGTTTACCGAAGTTACTGGTGTGTTTGAATAGATGTAGTTAACATAGCAAGGGTAGGGAGTCTGCCCGGAAACAACTACACAATCTCCGTAATCTTTATACCACCATTGGCTGTATGGTGTAAAGTTAGGATCGCTAGGAAAGTAGCCGTAAGCAACGGGTATATTTGAACCAGATTCGGTGAGTTCACCACTAGTACAGTTTCTATACTTTGTAATTGCATAAATATCAGTACAGTCTATCCAGCTATCTATGTAACCGTTTTCTAAAACCGTAGCGCATTTTACTCCATCGGAATACTGTCCAGCATTAACCGGTACGTACTGACTTGCTGAATAGGCATAGAGGTAGCAGCCTATGTTAAAGGTTGAACAGTTAGAGTACAGTGTCGATGAGGTAGCTTCGCAAAATCCAGGTCCAACAGCCATATCTTAAAAAATTATTATTCTTCTAATGCTACAAAACATAAGTATGTACAGAAACAAGAACTCAATCCTACATCATAGGTTAATGTTAATGGATAGTAAGTTACAGGGTAACAGTTGTTAACATCCACGCATAAGGTACCTAATCCTGTAGTATTAACAGCTACAGCATTTCCGGTTCCACACCCTCCATCTGCTGCTGAGATATTCCCGATTGTTCCTTGTCTGATACAAGCTTTTACAGTTTCGAAAGGTCCTATTGCAATACATCCAGTATTATTCTGCCTTGTAATATATGATGCATAGACTTCAAAACTGTTAGGGTTGTAAATCTCTGTACAATCTCCTAACTCTTCCGGTGTAGGAGTGGGTGTTCTGGTAGGAGTAAGAGTTGGTGTTTGAGTTGGAGTTTCTGTATTGGTAGGTGTAATAGTGTTAGTAGGAGTTGCTGTATTAGTTGGTGTTTGAGTTGGAGTTTCTGTATTGGTGGGGGTAAGGGTATTAGTAGGAGTTATTGTACTAGTGGGAGTTACTGTGTTAGTGGGGGTTCGAGTGGGAGTATTAGTAGGAGTTTGAGTTGGGGTATTTGTAGGGGTATTGGTAGGAGTATTTGTAGGAGTATTTGTAGGGGTGTTAGTAGGGGTATTAGTTGGAGTTTGAGTAGGAGTGTTTGTAGGAGTGGTGGTTCTAGTAGGGGTTTGAGTATTAGTTTGAGTAGGTGTCTGTGTTGGTGTATTGGTTGGTGTATTTGTGGGAGTTATTGTTCTAGTTGGAGTTTGAGTGGGTGTTTGTGTTGGCGTATTGGTTGGTGTATTTGTGGGAGTAGCAGTTCTAGTAGGAGTATTAGTAGGTGTCTGTGTCGGTGTATTTGTAATGGTCTGTGTTGGTGTCTGTGTTGCAGTAGGTGTTTGTGTTGCTCCAGAAGTCTTAGTGGGAGTTTGAGTAGCCGTATTAGTTGGGGTCTGAGTAGGAGTATTTGTAGGAGTAGTGGTTCTGGTGGGAGTTTGGGTAGAAGTGTTTGTTGGGGTATTCGTAGGAGTACTAGTTCTAGTAGGTGTGTTAGTACTAGTTTGAGTTGGGGTATTTGTAGGAGTTTGAGTAGCTGTATTTGTTGGAGTTTGCGTCGGTGTGGTAGTAGGAGTTGTGGTTTTTGTCGGAGTATTTGTGGGAGTTTGTGTGCTGGTTTGCGTTGGAGTATTAGTGGGTGTTTGTGTTGGTGTGTTTGTAGGAGTAGCGGTTCTGGTAGAAGTGTTGGTAGGAGTTTGAGTTAAGGTGTTTGTTGGGGTGTTTGTTGCTGTCGAAGTAGGGGTTTGAGTAGCTCCTGTAGTTCTAGTAGGAGTCTGGGTTGTGGTATTAGTAGGAGTTTGTGTGGGAGTTTGAGTGTTTGTAGCTGTATTTGTTGGAGTGTTTGTAGGTGTAGTTGTTTTAGTGGGTGTCTGTGTTGAGGTTTGAGTTGGTGTTTGAGTAGGGGATAATGTTACAGTATTGGTAGGTGTTTGGGTTGTAGTTTGTGTAGGAGTTAATGTGGGAGTATTAGTAGGGGTTTTAGTACTTGTAGCGGTTTGTGTCGGTGTCTGCGTTGGTGTCTGTGTAGGTGTTCCGGTGTTGGTTGGAGTTTGAGTAGGGGTATTAGTAGGAGTTTGAGTTGCAGTTTCGGTAGGGGTCTGTGTAGGAGTTTGAGTTGCAGTTTCAGTAGGTGTTTGTGTTGAAGTTGCAGTATTAGTTGGAGTTTGAGTAGTTGTAGGTGTGTAGGTTGGTGTAATTGTGGGAGTGGGGGTATTTGTAGGTGTGTACGTAGGTGTTGGGGTGGGGGTAGAGGTTGCTGCTAAAGAACAGTTAACCGATACCGTATACTCTCCCCCGCAAGGAGCATCTATAATTAAAGTAGCTGTTGTAGGAAATGCGGCTGTCTTACTGAACGATAAAGTGCCGGTTCCTGCTGCGATCACTGGATCTCCTGATAGGCATGTAGCGTATGCAGCACAGCTTGTATTAAAGCAATCTCCTACATAGCCACTTGTGTAAGTGTTGCCGTCCCATATTAGAGTAAACCTATCCGGTATGAAGTTTGTTATATAGTCTATGCCTACAGTACCCGTAACTGCGCCAATATTAATTGTATACTTTGCAGTGTAAGGGGGTGCTGTTCCTTGTAAAGTATCACCGCAGTTTAGTGTTCCTATAATAGCTAGATCTGTTGGTGTAGGTGTTGATGTTCTTGTAGGTTGTGGAGTTCGTGTAGGAGTCAGTGTAGTCGTAGGTGTTGTAGTGGGTGTAGAAGTTTCTGTAGATGTTGGCGTTACTGTCCTTGTGGGTTGTGGAGTTCTCGTTTCAGTAGGTGTAACTGTGTTGGTTGGAGTCTGGGTAGGAGTTATTGTGTTAGTTGGGGTTTGAGTAGCAGTGGTTGTGTTAGTTGGAGTTTGTGTTGGGGTTTGGGTGTTAGTTAAGGTAGGAGTTGTTGTGTTAGTTGGGGTTTGAGTAGGGGTTTCGGTACTTGTAGGAGTTTGGGTAGGGGTTTCTGTGTTAGTCGGAGTTACTGTACTGGTAGGAGTATTAGTAGGTGTTTCGGTAGGAGTTATAGTATTTGTAGGTGTATTAGTAGGTGTCCTTGTAGGTGTTACAGATATTGTAACCGTTGGCGTAGGAGTTTCGGTACTTGTAGGAGTTTGGGTAGGGGTTTCGGTACTTGTAGGAGTTTGTGTAGGAGTACTTGTAGTAGTGGGAGTGGGGGTATTACTATTAACAGGAGTTCCACTCAATGTAGGTGTAGGGGATTCAGTCGGCTGCGGTGTTCTTGTAGATGTTGTTGTAGGAGTAGGAGTAGGTGTGTTTGGGGTTATAGTTACGGTCGGAGTATTAGTAGGTGTTATTGTGTTAGTTGGAGTCTGTGTAGGCGTCTCCGTAGAGGTGGCGGTGGGGGTGTTTGTAGTTGTAGTAGTAGGTGATGGGGTTTGAAATGGTGTTTGGGTAGGAGTTTGGGTAGGAGACGAGGTTGGCTCGGGAGTTCTGGTTGGAGTTTGGGTAGGGGTTTGGGTTGCTGTGATGCTGGGTGTTGGTGAGTTACTAGGAGTGAATGTAGGTGTTGGTGAGTTACTAGGAGTGAATGTAGGTGTAGGGGAATTACTCGGTGTAATGCTAGGAGTAATAGTGTTCGTAGGAGTGATAGAAGGTGTTATAGTGTTTGTAGGAGTAGGAGTAGGAGTTGGCTGTCCAATGCCTGGAATCGGTTCTATAACTATGTTGTTACAGCCTGGTTGTATATTTTCTAATATAATTAGAGTTGCTGTAGAGGGTAGATTGACTATGTAAGGAAAATCTACTAAAAATATATTAGCTGCAACTTGAGTTAGGGAAGAAACAGTATCGTAATATATGTTAAAAGGTCCTTGTGCTCCACCTCCTGTTATCTGTATTGAGTAACTTGCCATTTTCCTTTCAGCATTTTATATGGTGATACTCTTAACATCCTGTACAGTTAGTGTTAGTACAATAAGCTCCTACAGCAAAAATTTGATTTCCGTTATTTGCAGGAGATACTGATACGCTAAATATTGAATTAACTCCATTCAAGTTGTAATTTAGGTTTGTTGCAGACGTACCGCCTGTATACTGTCCTGACTGTAATGTAACAGATTGGTTGCTCAGTAATACTGGGAATCCTGAGGTTGTATTTAGGTAAGCGCTAAATGTTACAGTAACGTTTGTGTTAGGTGGATATCCTCCGATAATATCACCTACTGTCTGCAGTCTGTAGTAAACTGTAGATTGATTTGCTCCTGTATTCTCATAGTACAGACATAGTGTCATGTATAGCATATTAACAGGAGTAACGGTTGGGGTAGGAGTAGGTGTTTGTGATTTCGTAACCGTAGGAGTTGGCGTGTTGGTAGGTGTTACGGTATTGGTAGGTGTTATAGACGGTGTTAGTGTATTAGTAGGCGTTACCGAAGGAGTTGTTGGTGGTGTTGCTGTTATAGTAGGTGTTATAGATGGTGTTAATGTGACGGTTGGGGTTGGAGTAAGTGTTGCAGGAGGCGTCATTGTCGGTGTAGGTGATGGCTGAATAGTCACTGTTCCGCCTATAATTTCACAATTAATAATACTTACTATAATAGTAGATACGTTACTAGGGGCACAAGCAGAGCTTGTAACGCTGTAATTTATCGAATATACACCTTCTGTACTTGATAAAGGATCTGCATTGTCTAACTCTACTTGTCCTGATATTACCGTATAGTCAGGGAAAAGGTTTCCAGGTATAGGCTGTAACTGTAAACTTGCTACATCGACTGCACTACAATCAGCAGTTGTCGTTATTAGCGGCTGTATAATTTTAGGATCATCGGTGGTTAAGAAGACTTCAAATACATCAGATGTATTAGGTCCTGAATCAAAGAGGCAGCTGTAGTCTGGATTAGTTATTACAATTAATCCCTGGGGGTATAGTATATTACCTACTAAACTTCCTGATTCTATACATCTATAGAGGAAATCTGAATTGTACAGTATTTCATCTGTATAGTCATTTGTATTGAAGGTTCCGACTGCGCAGTCTGCAACATCTACTAGATTACCATTTCCGTCATCTACAATTAAAAAAGCGCTAGTAGTACTTCCTAATCTAAATGTTTTAGGGTGAATTGCTTCTCCATAAATTTCTTGAGGTACAGATACTATCTTTATACTAGAAGTAGGAAGATTCCTTATATCAGCTTGATAAGAACCAGGTACTGCTGTTGATTGTAGGCTATCGTTATAAGCAGACGCAGATGTAAAAGAAGCTGATTGAGCTGCTCTATAGAAGAGATTCCTAATAGAAGAGTAATATAATCCTTCTTCAGGGAAAGAGCCGGTTATAGATTGTGCTGTATTAACACCTTTGAAGACTTGTATTCCTGCATCGTAGAAAGAACAGTCTGTGTACTCCAGGTAATTTAATGCCCTGTATGGAATTACAGCTAGATCTGAAATCGATAGTGTCTTGAATGCAGAACTCATTCTTCATTTTAGTTTTAAATTTAATTACCAATCTAACTTAACTCTAAACAGTGCTTCTTTTGTGAAGTCCTTAACTAGAGGCTTAGATGTTTTTGCTACAGCTAGAAGCTCGTTATTATCATTGTATAAGCCGATAGTCGTCACATAGGTCTGTGGACTATTCACAAAATTAGGGTAGACGAAATCCCCGCTCCCGCTTATCATCGAAGGGTTAGTGGTGTAGTTAAAATCCTGGTTTCCTACTCTAACAAATATATAATCTGAAGCAATTGTCTCTTCGCTGTTCATTTGAAAATATCCTGAGCTACTAACTGCATTATATACTAATTGATAGTTATATGCTGCAACATCGGCTCCCTGGTTTGGAGTAGCAGAAATACCGCCGTTTGCAAAAGTTAATGCTAGGGCTCTAGGATTTAGGACTATGGTTCCAATATCTGGGAGAAAATACCCGTAAGAGCCGGATGCTGTATATCCTGCTACGATACCAGCACCGACTGTTGAAGTTGTCGGAGTACCGTAAGAACCGCTTACGATATCAAATGCTCTACCACAATCTAGGTAAGTATTAACAGAAACTGTCTTACTATTATCTGATAGTTTTAGAACATTTCCTGAGTTATCTTTTAATTGCAGGTTAAAGCTACCGGGAAGTAGATGTTCTTTGTATCTAGTTCTCTCTACGTTTATGACGTAAATATCTGGTGAGTTAATGGGTGAGGTTGTACTTAAGCCGCAAGTCTGTGAAGTTGAGCCTAGTCCGAAACTAAAACCTGTGTTTTCATCTCCAAATACCAAGGTTCTGTATTGACCGTACACTGTCTTAGTAGGAGATACTCCAGGTACTAAATCATTGTAGTATGTTGAACCTGAGCCTGAGATGTGTCCGTATGCTACACTAAACTGAACTTCTGCATCCGCAGAGTTTGGGTTTGCTTGATATACATCTAGGTAAAATTCAGGAGCAGGAGAGTATACTGAAGAGGTGTAGTAAGAAGTTAGTACAGGCTCATTTCCTGTCCATGTCGGCACTGTTATTGAATCCGTACTTATTACGAAATCAGTAGGCTGTAATCTAGCGTAGCTCATATGGTTATATTACTTTAAATATTCGTTTTTAGAATAGTAACCGGAACAGATACTCTTGCTCCAGAATCACGTCCTTCTATAACTAACAAGGTAGTTAGTGACGGCTGTGATCCGAATAGGGTGTTAACTGTTGTTGCGGTTAGGTTTATAGTAGCACCAACAACTGTCTTTCCTACGTTGGTACCTACTGTTGTTGTTGAGTTTAGAGCTTGTGCTTCTGCTGTATTAATTCCAGTTCCGTTAAAGCTACTTAAAACTCTAACATCGTTAATTGTTGCTATGTAACCAGATTGCTCAAAAGTAGAAGTAGCTCCTAGATAATTTAAGGTCTGTGGAGTTATAGATAATGAAGCACCTTGTCTTAAGCTTATACTACTATAACCGATATCTAGTACCGGGAGTTTTGAAGTACCTCTGGGTAGAGTTATGAGTTTGTACTTCATAATCTGTTGATCATCAGGAAAGGCTTCAATTACGGGCATATTCTCAATTGCTTCACCGTAGTAAGCAGATCCGGACGGATGAGATGGGTTATATAAAGTATAGTCTATTTCATCATCAGACAAAGCAAACTGTGTAATACGGAAAGATCCGTCATTTCTAGCTAGAAGCTGGCGTCCTTTCTTTGTTAAGATAGCGTCTAATATTACAGACGTGTTATTTAGATATCCCATTTTTTATGTAGTTTGACTATTATAAATATTAAATATAAGGATTTTAATTAAATGAGTCCTTGACTTTTTAAAGATTTTATCACATTTCCTGCATTTTTCCTAACAGCTTCTTGTATATACTGCGGGTAAACTACTCCATTTTCTACGAGAGCCGGATTAATTGGATTGTATCTTAATATAAGATTTGTCTCATCCGGTATATGTTTAGCGATAATATACTTGCATATTGTACCATCTGTAGTCGCGGTTGGCTGAGTTGTTAAGATGTTGCGGTTAATCGATCTATCTAATACAGCATAGAATCTTTGATTTGTTATGTTGCCTCCTACGGAACCTGAGAAGAAGGTTGTTACTATTCTATATTCTTCTTGCTCTGACCATCCTAGTGAAGAACTATAGAAGTGTATAGCATCACCGGGAGCTAGAGTGAACGGTAGTTCTACTGGTTCAATAGGGGAAGTTGATGTAGCCGGGTCACTTGAGTCGTTAAATAGTATTTCTATCCCGTTATATAGGGTATTTGAAATAAATTCTGAAAATTCTATTAGTCTGTTCGAATATGAGGGTTGCTCAGGTGATGTACCGGGATAGTTTAGACATACTTGAAGGTCTCTACCGGTACTTTCGTAGGTGACAAACTCAATAGGTGGTATATCTCCGCAACTATTACAGGTACCTGCTGCTGTATAAGTCACTCCGCCTCCGTTTGATGGTATAGATTGTAGCGGATGTAAACATATTGTAGTACGTCCAACCGGTAGAGTGTGGCTTGTTACGCTAGAATCACAGTAGCCTCTATAAGCTACTACCACCGGCGCTCCGGAAGCATTGTTGACGTTTACTGAATCACCTAACGGGTATCCAGCTGATATACCGGCGGCGAAGAACTGTATATAGCCTCCGGCGGTACTTGGTGAACATTGGAAACAATCACACTCGGTAAATATTTGTATATTTTGCGTAGTTGAGGTAGTACTTCCTAGGAAGGTAAATGGACCGTATGTTGAGTACGCGTCTAGATCTAAGTAAGAGTAACACATATAGCTATTTAGCCATCTATGCTGTATTCTAACGTATACTGATAAAGCACAGGTTGTTGGTAGGTCAGCAGCTCCGCCAGGACCTATGTATTGTACGTTTTGTATAATTAAAACTTTACCTACGTTAGGTATGGTCTGTGTTGTATAGTTTGCTATATAGTTTGCAGGATTTGACCATCTTGCGTAGTTACCCTCCGTTGTACAGTCTACAGGCGTACCTCCTCCTCCTTGTCCGGGTATTAGTGTTACTGTACGTTGAGGTTGAGAATAACTCCAGCTAAAAGCTGTAGCAGTGCCGGCTATATTATGTAATATGGGCAGGTACCTATAACCTCCTTCGTAGAGTTGTATTTGCTTATTTGATAGTACCGTGGTTGACTGGTCTGTGTAGTCGAATAGTGAGATATTTACAGTCTCTCCTCCTTTATATAAGTTTTGTACCTCAAAAATATTATTATTTTCTTTAGTTAGATCTAATACATTTTCGGTGTTATCTAGAAGATATTTTATTTGTGCATTACTTCTAGAGGGAAGTGTTAAGGATGCTGTGTATATATCTACTAGATAGGCGTATTGATTTCTAATCTTGTCAATCGCTGCGGTTTTTCCATATGAAGAATCTCCTACAGAGTAAGTACTGTATAGTCTACTGATAGTTTTAGATCCTTCGTATCTAGGAATAGTATATACTTTTGATTCGTAATTTGAATCTTGTATCTGTGCCCAAGGAACATAAGGACTACCGTATTGAGGATTATCAATAGATACTTCGTACATGGACTGTGTTACTAATCCGTAGTTAACAGGAAGTACTTGGTTATAAGTGTAGTCTAGATCGTAGAACTGTGTAGAGCGTCTACTTTCGGTTACATTATTGAAAAGAGGATCTAATGAATATGTTACGTAATACCAGCTTTCTCTATTTACAGATAGGCTTTCGGTGTTTATAGGAACTACGTTAGACACTTCTGTTTGTTCAAAAACAATCGGTGAATTATGAGGCATAGCTTCAAAACTAGAGCCTTGGTACTCTCCTGTAAATTGAGCTAAGTGATTAGGTTGGTACTTAGTTGTAGAACCGCTAGGAGTCATTATAGACATACTGTAAGCCGTTTCATACTCTACACCTTGCGGTACGCTAGCTGTTATAAAAGCTGTATCAATAGAGCCGGTATATTCGTATCGAATAAGGTCCGGTTCGTGACGAGGATATTTAGGTCTCTCTAATATGTGAGGCTTTATGACTACCCCTGTTGATAGATTAGCTCTAGCAGGAGTAAAATCCTTTATCATCTTAAAGAGTGAATTGTCAATATACTTAAGTAATCTAACAAAATCAAAAAAGTTAAAACTTTTTAAATATTTCTCAAAGTATAATTTCTGTAAATTATCTAAATCTCGATAACGAATCGTATACCTGTCTGTAGGCTTTCCAATATATTCATCTATATCAAACTTACCTAGTTGATCTATAATATCTTCATCGATGAGATCCGTAGGAGAGAAAGCTACTTCTAGCTGTGGGCTAGATATCACTCTATCAGTATCAAATCTCTGGAGTGTTACGGCTGTATCAAGTAATCTCTCAACTGCATAACTTCCAGTAATAGTTTCTTCAATTATAACTTTATTGTTTACCTTTTGAGAAATTCCTACAGTAGGGCTTGTAATAAGATCTGTAAATTCTTGAGGTATAAAATTTCTATAATTATCGGCAGAGAATAAACCGTAGCCGTATAATGGCCCGTTAAAAAAGGATTTTATGTCTACTACCGTCTGTCCTGTTTCAGGTATATAAAAAGTACCGGATACTGCGGGGTGTATTGTATCTACAACTGCGTTAGGATCTATTGTGCTAACGTCGAGGAGGTATAGGTCATAGTCTTTAGCATTTAGTTCATTATTGTTTTCGTCTAGGTACGGTACTGTTAGGTTGTTTCCTAAAGGAGCTCTAAAAATAAGATTAAATAGAGATCCAGTTGCGTAGTCTAAAGAGTAGTCTGCAGAATTGAGTACGTGGCGGTCAAATACACTTTCCGGAATAGGTGATGTCCAGTATCTAAATTCTTGAAAATATCCGTTAAAGTTTCGATCGTTAGGAGATATAACGCTGTTATTATTTGCACCTCCTAAGTAAGCCACAAAAGATGTTGCTTTAGAAGCATTAAAGGAATTCCAAGAAGTATTATAGCTTGTTTGAGATGCTCCATTTATACTAATACTGGCAGAGCCTTGAAAGCCGACTCTGCTAATTCCTTCTTCGTTAAAATATGCATTTTTAACATAGACGGTATACTTGTTGTTAGCGGAAGGTGTAGCAGCTATACTACCGGTTTCGCGTTGTAGAAGAACAGTCCACCATTTTTCGTTATCAAAGAACGGTAAGTAGATTGGAGTAGTTTCTAGTACTCCGCTTCCTCCGTTTAGATAGAATGTTAGATAGCCGTAGTTTTCATAAGAGCTTGTTACAGTTGCTTTAGGAACTGTTGTAGATGGGTCGTAATGTAATCCTAATCCGAACTGTAAGTTAGCATCGCTTCCTACTTGAAATAAGGATTGCTCATAATATCCTGCTTCAGGTACTCCTTTTGTTTTAAACCTAAACTCTATTGCATCAGGTACAATATTTGCATTACCTGTTTTTAAGAAAGTATAGTAAGAAGGAGCCCAGGGAAATGCTATACTACTTGTAAAGTCGTTACTGTAAGCAAGGCTAAATCTATTTTCTTTATAACCACTGTATATACTATTTTTTATTACACCTCCGTATTCGTTAATTCTTAAAATAGTATCTGGAAGACCGTAGCAGTTGATAAGTGCGCGTAGGCCTCGTTCTGTTCCTTTGGTTTTTAAGAGATAAGGAAGGTTATGGTAGATTCTTTTATAATACTCTAGCGTTATATCCTCTGCTGCCATAGTGCTTTCTGAAGATGTAACGTAGTATTGTATTACTTCAGATCCTGTGGGCGGTAGTAGAGAACCGTCTGCGTTAAATCCTAAAATAGAATAGTAGACGTTATCTGAAATGTTGGTGTTGGTGTATAGGTTTATTCCTAAACCTTTAAGGGTGTTAGCTATCAGGTCTTTCGATATACCTCGAGTTAAGCTGTTGTTTGCATTAAACTTCTGCGTTACATCTTTTAAGTATATCCAGATATTGTCAAAATGTTGGCCTACCATATCTAGGAACGTCTCATAAGGTAGGTTATCGGAATCATCTCTGAGGTATGTAGGTATTGTATTTAAGAATAAATCTTTATTCTCATTATCATACCTTGAAGCACTGTAGAGTATAGATAGTGAAGTAGCTGTCGGACTGTTGCTTGGAGCTCCTAGCCAATTAATTGCTTGTGAGCTTGTAACAGAGTATAGTTCGTATATTTTTTCAGAAGTATATTTAGGCCAGGTTGTTGATCCGGATTCATAGTAAAGGTAATATTCATAGCCGTCGAACTTCTCGATTATGTTATTTATCTTAGACTGTATTACTTCTTTAGTACTTCCTAATATAGCCGTATTAGCGGTTGCTACTACGTTATTGTCTAAATTATAGAGATCTGCTGAATAGCTTTCAATAAGCTGTAGCTTGTATTTAAAATTATAAAGTCTCTCAGTTACAGAAGAAAAATGAGCAAAATTTTCAAATTGAGAATAGTCTACATTTATCTCTACACCTTTTTCTTCTAATAAACTTTTTATTTGCTGGTAGGAAGAAGATATCGGAGCAGAGAATAAAGTTTCATACGAATATTCTTGAACGGTTTGATTGATTCTTTCGTTTACAGCTACTGAGAGGTTCGGACCTCTTAGCCTTAATGTTGTATCTGGTGCAGCTTCTTCAAAAACTTGTATGTTAACTGCAAAGCTTGCAGGCTCACTCAATTTCTCTACAAACCAGAAAGTGCTTTTATCTTCTAAGGCAAACGGTAGAGGTTCGTAGAGTTTTACATATAGTACAACATCATCATCAGTATCTACTGCTGCTGCGAGATTAACTCCTATTAGAGTTATATTATTTCCAAAATTTAATAGAAAATCAGAAAAGTAAGCTCTTGTTGATGTCTTTATTTGATAATCAGCAAATAGATTAAGTATCTCCTCAGAACCTAAATTTTGACTACTTACTTTAAGCTCGGTTCTATCTGTTGAAATTTCTTTTATCCAGTATGGACTAGCTTGATTACTTCCTAGTATGGTTGTAAAGAAGTTATAGGTTACCGTAGCGGTACCACGAGTTATACCTGCATTAGAGAGATCTCTTTTAGGATCTAAATCTAAAGTAAAGGTAGTATCTTGAGCTGGGTTGTTGCCGGAAGGGTCTGGTTTATAGTCTAAACTGTTAAGGTTGCTAAAGATTAGTTTATTGTTTAAATCATAGATGTGATATTCAATATAATCTTCAGGATTACCAAACTGAGTACTTACTTTGAACTGCTGTATTAGGTTCAAATCTTTTGAGCTATACTCTTGGAACTCCTGTGGGTTATCTATGGAATTTATCGTAATCTTTTCGCTCATTATGTCAGTTTACTTATATCTACTAAAGTTTGATTCGATTCAAGAAGCTGTTGTTTAAGAGTGTTAATCTCTTCTAACAACGCTCTTTCGTTGTCGCTAATTATATCTCCGCCAATATATTCACCGCTAGTCTTTACTAGGTATTCATGCGAATTAATTTCTCCGGTAACTGGTATTTGAAAAAATAGCTGTTCATAAAGTTGAAAGAATTTCTCCACTGTTACTTCTTCCTCCACTGGAGCGGAAGGCTTTATTAGTTGTGTGAATTGAGTATCTACTACTTTAGGGTAGGTACTCGCACCTAATACTTGCCTAATTAATTCGACTTTTTCGCTCATTATCTTTCAATTTTAAAAACTAAGTCGTTATCAACTATAACCTCCTGATACGGTAGCTCGTCTAATTCAACGTCAGTATAGGTATTTAGTGCATCATATATCGCATCTTCACTATCAAATAAGGAAAGAGGTCCGAAAGATGTATAATAGATTCTAGCCTTAATTAATATCTTATAGAATCTCTCCGGTTGTAGTCCATTTGCATATAGGTTAAAATAGTTGCCGTAGTAGTCAGCACTTACCTTTGTATACTCTGTATCAAAGTCTATAACCATCTCTTCAGTCTTATAGTCTTGAATAGCCCAGTATGTTTTTTCCGGTAAGTACTTCCAGTTTAAATACACTGAAGAGGTTGTGAATTGTCGTGTAGGGTACTTATCTCTTGCTTTAAGTCTGAAAGAGTATATTGATCCTTCTTTGTATTTTCCTACGTTGTTTTCACATAGAAGAACAAAGTCATTAGTTATAACATATCTGGTATTAGAAGGGCTTAGATTATAGTGAGAATCATCCCATTTAAACTCTATACATGGTGGGTAGATTGTATGGGTATCCATAGAGAAAAACTTAAGATCTATAAAAGATCCGGTGTTCAATTCTATAGAACCGGAATGTTTAACGATAAGTCCGTAATTGACAGATCCGGAAAACCATTGATCTACTATATCAGTAACATCTAAATTAACATCCTTGTTGCTAGTGTAGCTAAAAGACTGTGTTGTCAAGTAGTTGTCATTCCAAGAACCGCCGCCTGTAATAAAGAGGTATGACATATCTCCAAGAGAGGCTGTCCATCTAGGACTGTTATTAACTTGACCTGTATAAATCCACGAAGTACCTGTAGTGTTGTAAGGGTAGTCTGCAAACTTACCTGTTCCCATATCCCAGCTTTGAGTTACAGGGTAACATTCTAGGCTATAATCTTCAGATAAATTTTGAGCAAAAGCTAGATACATCCTCAAGTTAGCTTGAAATGAACTACTGTTGAGGTTTTTTAGTACTGAAATATCTCCTGATGAGAAGGATATTAATGATCTACTGATGTCTTCGTAAGGAGTAGGTAATGTTGTATTATAATATTCGTTGTATGCGAAATCATAATTATAATAGGGGGAAGTTTCTATTGGTACTTTACCGGTATATCTCAAGTAGTCTTGAGAGTTTTTTACAGATACTTCCAATACTTCATCCCTACCTGTATTTTTTAAAGGTGTTCTTGAATATAGTGTTGCATCTTTATTTGGAAATATTTTATATACCGCCATTGGATTAAGTTATATATTATTTTAAAAAGTTACAACTTTACCTTTTATATCTCTATCTGGGAATTTGACTTCGAAGATAGAGGGATCTAAAGAAGGGTATACAACTCCGTTTAAAGTAGCTGATGAAATATCGTAAGCATATGGAGAGTAATCTCCTTCGTACTTATTCACAATCTCTACATTACGGACTGTTTGTACTCCCTGTACCTGGTCTATAACGTTATAAATATCAGAAAGTATTAAGGGTTGATTTATTTCCCATCTCTGAATATCGAAGTAAGCTTTTAGTTTAGTAATTGCTTCTGCGATAACTTCACGTCCTGCGTAGTTAGGTCTTAAAACTACCTCAAAGTTTACACCGATATTGACTATAAAGGCATCTCGTATATAAATCGTATCTGTAAGCATTCTATACTGAGTCAGATAGGTTTTAAGATTTTCTTTTAAGCTTAAAAGCGGTTGATCTAAATTTCCATCTGCGTCGTATCCTAATACGTAGATTGTAGCAGTATATGGATCTATAACTCCGGGTTGTTCTTGTAGTATGTTTTTAAATACTGCACTGTCTTTTGTAATATAGGCTTTAGCTATTTTACCGAATTGAGAAGGCATACTATAGGCATGAGCAATATAGTCTTGCTGAGTAACAGCGCGTAGCTGAGTTGGATACTGTAGTAGTGTGTTTAGTTTTATTTCTTCAACGGTATCACCGTCTCCACCTCCTGCTGCAGGTAGAGGGTTATTAACACTAACTGAGTTCTGAATGATCTGTGCTAGATTATTATCTGTCGGTACTCCGACATAGAAGTTAGAGTTTAAGGTAGTTATGCTATTCAAAGAATTAGCAGGAACATTTGCTGATGCGCCGCCTCCTACTAGGTAGGTAACGGTTAAAGTTGTATTAGAGGGAGCAAGTCCGTAAGTGTAGGTTGTTGTAAAATTTGTAGGGTCGTAAGCTGTATTTAGTTTTGTTAAGCCGTCTAAAAGTCCTATTCCTGCTTTATTAGGATTAGGTATTACTGCTTCATCAGCTACTAAGTTTATACCTGGTCCGAATTGTAATTCGACTTTACTATCTGTTGTTATTCTACTTACAAAACGTCTGGGTACTTTTCTTACTTGTAAGAAGTACGGTACTTGTTCTGTATCGTTTCTATACTCTGGAACAGCTCCTTCTAAGTTAGCGACAGATTCTAAAATCGTATCTTGGGCTAAATAAGGGACTTCATACCATGTGTTATTATCACTATCTACTACGCTTATCACCTGTATTACGTCAGAGTCTGTAATCGTTACTGTTGAAAACTTAACGGGTTCTGTGAATGTAAAAGTAGCAGTCTTAAGTGTACCGGATAAAGCTTGAGTAGTCTTTTTGAGAAGGTAGTATTGAGGGTTACCGAATCCGTCTGTTGAATATACTGTAACCTCTGTAGGAGATGTTGAGCTTGATACGGTAAAGTTAATTGACTGTGGTACGTAGAAATTAGTGGTGAGACCTGTATTACCGTTTATCTGCATTCCATCTTCGATTGTTAGACTGTAGTCGTAATCGGGGACATATACTCCGGAACCTGGTGAGTTTTCTTTAGATGGTAGAAGTTGATATACATCTAGATCAACGGTTGCTGCTGAGGTTAATTTTGGTTTATATCCTAGCATGTAAGCTAAGGCGTATACGTTAGATGGTTGTTTTGCATACTGTAGGAATGTTTCCTGTATCTGATTATCCAAATAAAAGGAGAGTACATCACCTACATAAGAAGCCATTTCAATAAACATACTACCAGGTGAAGCAGTTGTAAAGTCGTTATAGACTGTAGGGTAGTACGCTTTAGCATACTCGATTAAAGCTGCTTTAAAATCGGTGTAGTCTTTATTAAGATATTTTATATCTACGTTAGCCATTCTGCAAGTTTATAGTAATTTGATCTTCTTGATTTGTATTCAAAACTTTATAGCTTAACGTAACATTTACCGTATTTGTATCAGGTGAAGGAAGTATTTTTAAGTCTGTTATTTCTACTTGTGGAAAATAATTTTCAATTCCCGTAGTAATTAGATCTTGTAAACTCTCCTTAAATACTTCTGTTTGTTGATCGAAAAGTTTTCTTCGAAGTCCTAATCCGAACTCAGGTTCAAACACTCGTTCGCCTGGTTCGGTTAATATGTAGTTTATGAGGTTATATTGTAGCTGTTCTTGAGTTGTATAGACTGTTCTAAAAGCGGAAGGGTAGACGAATGGAATAGCCACTCCTACCCCTGTGCTTGCTCGTAGGTCTAATACGTTTATATTTTGTTCTCTATAAGCCACTTTATAAATTCATTTTTTTCATTAGATGAGAAAAGTCTGGGACGGTTGTAATCTCTACGGATTCTTCTTTACTTCCTCTTCTGGCTGTATTTAGCATAGCATCTACGCTACCTACCGGTTCTGGGGCAGGTATTATACTGCTTTCGCCGAACATAGACATATTAGCGGTATTAGCGCTAAGTATCGATCTATACTCTTGTGATTCTGGCATGTTTAGATTTTTCATCATTTCAAGCCTTGTTTCTTCGAGGATACTAGAAGCACCACTATTTGCAGACGGTGTTACAGGTGCTGCAATTCCGTTACTAAGCGGTGTGGCTGTTTGCTGAAAAGAAGAGGTTTGCCCGGAAGGTTTGCTCTTTATTACTTCTAGTAATATGGGTACCATTTCTTCTCTAACGGCATTTTTAACTTCTTCTCTAATAAGTTTTCTTAAAACTTCTAAAGAATTCGGTTTTTTAGATGTAGTCTTTTGGTTCATATGTTATAAATATTTGAGATACTTAAATTTACCCTCCTTCTAAGCGTTCTCTTGCTGCATCATCTTCTGCTAATCTTTTCTTAGCTTTCTCAGCTTCTTTTTGGATAAGAGGGTTTCTTGAGAACTTAGCTGCTGTTATAGTAGCTTTTAATTTAGCACGTTCTGCTTTAGTTAACAACTTCGCAGTTGTAGTCTCTGCGATTGAGCTAGAAGTGGTTCTTTCAATAGCATTTACTCCGGAAGTATTAGAACTTGTTGCAGCTATACCTTGATCCTGTATTTGAGATTTTGTCTTTGACACACTATCCTGTACTCTCTTTCTTACTTTCTTTTTCAACTTCTCTCCGTTCTTAAGACCTGTTATAAAATTATCAAGATCTTTTTGAGTCTCCGCTACATCTTCAGCAGCTCCGTCTTCATCAAAAGCATTATCATCCTCAAGAGTTAGATCTAAAGATCCAGCAACACTATCTAGTAGTTGTTGATCCTCTATTCCTAGAGAATTATCTGTACCTTGTACAAGCCCTCGACTTACAAGCTGTAATCTCAATTCTTCTACTAATACAACTGTGTTGGTAGCAAAGCTAAGATTACCTTCTAATACTAAAACACCTTTATCATCATATGCTACTGCTCTTCGTCTTTTTAAGGTCTTACCTTCATCTACAAGTTCTTCCTCGACAATACCGATAGTGTATCCAGGTATCTTAACCTTATTAAGTAAGTCTGCTTGAGCTTGTGCATAGTTGTTAGCAAATTGCTCTAGTTTTCGTTTAACATCTTTGAGATCTTCTAAAGCTCTTTGTGCTTCTTTAATAACTGGATTGTCTTTTAGCTGTTCGCAAGCAGTTAGCTTTACTAATAAGATTGTTATCTCTTGTTCAACGAGATTTATCTTCTCTAGCAAAAATAAGACGAAGTCGTAAACTAAAACTAAGAGTCTGTTTATTTGAGATAGTACTTTAAGAATTGTCTCTTTTTGACGTTGGATTGTATTCTTTACTGTTTCTAGGGTAGAGTTAATTCCAAAAACAGTGAACATATTGGGTAGAGGTAGGGTATGAAATAGCTTAACGATTATATCTAACACCTTCACTAAGGTTGTGACTAATCTAACAATGGTTCTCGCAAAAGTTATTATTTTTAAAATTTGAAGACCAGCTTGGGTTAAGCTCTTAACTGCTTTTAGTATGGATTTTACAGCAGGTATAAGTTGAGCTGGGTTTAGAGTTTTTTGCAGCTGTTCTACTTGCTTTTGTATCTGTAGTAGGTTAACTAGGCCTTGGGCTGAATTTAAGGTAGAAATTGCTCCGAGTATTCCTTGGACGTCGTATAGTTTGTTAACGAGTTTTTGAATATCCTGATTAGGTATATCGGCGATAGTTCTATATTTGCCGAAGTATCCGGTCAAATCTTCTAAAGTACTTCTTAACTTTCCTGTTCCCGGTATCACGGATAACAACGGTGTTACGGATTGAGTTATTTCCGGCCCCAGTCGTCTTAATTCAGTTAATACGTTAAGTAGTTTTTCTTTTTCAGCAGAACGATCTGCGTTTGTAGGTGCTGTTGTTGATACGGTTTCTTGAGTTCTAGCGTTGTTACTTATTGTTGAGAAAGCAGTATATTTTGTAATAGCTTCGTTTAGATTTGAAGCTTTTAATTGAGCTTTCTTCAGCTGTTCTAAAGCTCTAGGATTATTTTTAAATACTTTATCTGTTGTAACTTTTGATAAGTAGTAATTTATGATATTACAGATATCTATCTTATTGATAGCTTTAAGAGGTTTTAAGATAAACTTATCGAAAAAACTAGTAATCTTATCTTGATAGGATACCATCTTCTTAGCAGAAGTTAAAACAAATTTCTCTAGTCCCTTTGCAGAAGGTGGCGGTACGGGCGGCGGTATAGGTGGAGGTGGTTTTGGTGTAAAGTTAGGAGTTATAGCAGTTTTAGCGATTGCAGGATTTTTTCTAGCAGCTCGGATTATTACTTCTCCTTCTTCTCCAGGCTGTGGCTCTAGAATTACCTCTCCTAAATCTGTCTTTTCAGTAGTTGTTGAAATTGGCTTTAGGGCTGGTTTAAGGGAGACGTTCGTTATAGAAACGAACTCAGCAGGGACTTGAGCAGTATTTAGATTAAGCGTAAATTTACCTTGGCTATCAGATGTCGTACCTACTGATGTCGGTTTTTGATTTTTATCAATAGCTAGAATAGATGCTCCTAATAGGGGTTGTCTTTTATTATCGTAAATAACTCCTGTTATAGTTCTCTTACCGGGGGGTAAGGCAGCTGGTGTAGTATTTGGTGTATTTTCTGCCATTAGGTTATTTAGTGTAAGATACTTGTGATTTTATATTATCAAGGCTACCGCTTATGTTAATGCAGGTACTTTTTAAGCTAGAAGCTTTACTTACTACATCTACTACTGCTTCTGCAAAATTTGAATCACTTAAATTAGATAATGCATCTGCTGTTGCAGCTAATTTTGATAAAAGAAGTCCCAGGTCTTTTGCTAAGGTGTTTGCTTTAGTCACAGGCTCTCCTTCTGGTTTGGCTTGTAGTCCGAGCTCAATAATCGGAGCATTTATAGTCGTACCTGTCTTACTATCTATATTGACTGCTCCAGGCGATGATAACCCGATTGCATTCTTACCGAATAAAAAAATAGAATCTCCTTTGCTGTGTACTATTACTCTACCAGAGGTTAGTATAATCTGCTCTCCTTTGTAAGGGAATTGAGGTATGTAAGGAGTTTGTTGAACTCTAGTGTTCTTATTTTGATCATCCTTAACTAAGGTTGAAACCAGTTCTTTAATACTATTTAAAGGTCTTGTTGCCATAGTTATTGGTTATTTCTTCTATCTTGTTCTTTTCTTGAAATAGTATTATAACTAGTAGGTAGTACAGGTATACTTAATAACGTATCCTGACTAACATTAGGCTGTGTGTAAAATGATTCTAAACTAAAGTTATCTTTAATATCTTGAATTTCAATTTCCTGAGTTGTTGTAAGCCATATTGAGCTTTTATCCATATTTACATCTTCGACGAGAAGCATGAAAGGGTCACCACTTCCAGAGGGATGCCCATTAGTTATGATTGTTATAGGATCTCCTTCTGTACCGGATTTACTCCATGGATTAGTTGTTCCTGGTTTGCTGGTACTTCCAAATCTAATAGAGCTTCCCCATCTACTTTCCATTATGATATCTCCAAGGAAAGGTTTAAGTGACAATACAGAATCTTTCTCTGCAATGTCTGCAGTTGGTCGAGTTGCGCTTTTAGATTGAGGTATGCTTATTCCTTGTTCTATATCTCGTCTAGTCGGCGTTGTCTTTTTAGCTTTATTACCGTATGTAATTAAATTAGGAAACTTATTGTGGTGAGTATTCACCCAAAGAGCGAAAGGAGAAAAGTAGTATTTAGATTGAGCAGTACTAGATTCATTTAAGTTATAACTAGGACCTGTTATGATAGCCACAATTTCATCTTCAACGGGAAATTGTTTAAAATTTACATTTAAAGGTCTAGCTTTATTATCTCCAGAAGAATTACCGAATAGGGGAGTGTAGGTTATAAGGCCTAGATTTTTAGGATCGTCTAAAATAACAGAATCAACTCTACCTATAATAACTCCTTTTATAGAAGAGCTATTACCGGATTTTACACCCCTGTTTACCTCTTGGTTATTCTCCAGCATTACTTAGCTTCTAGCTGTTTAATTTCACTAAAAATAAGTTCCTTATCTCTTTCTGAAAGTAGACCTCCTTCTTGAGATTCGGTAGCGTTAGCCATAGCTTTTTGAACGATGCCTGCCATCTTAATTAAAGCTTCATCATTCTTAACAGCTACTTCCATGTAACCTTGTAATAGAGGTACGATTAGAACAGCATCGCCAGGTTCGTTTATCATATCTTTTAACTGTAAGATCATATCCTTAAGCTGCTTTTCTTTATTTCTACTGTTTTTGTAGATATCTTCTAGCAACGAGGAGAAGGTCTTACCGTTAAAAACTTCTTGATTAAAGTCCATGATCTTTTAAAATAAATAGTGAGCCTTAAAAAATATCTGAACTGTAACCGTATTCTAAGTATCTATTGTTTAGAGCTTTATATAATTTCTTTAGTCTCTTGATTATACTAGTTACAACCGGGGTTGGTGCGTCTGTAATCTCTCTGATGTATATATACAGGGCTTTTTTGGATAGTATATCTAGGTTTTCTCTTTTACGGAAGAGTTCTAATATAGCATCAGCTACTTTAGCGTCTCTCTCTTTAGGGAAGAATAAACTAAGATTACTCTCTACGTATTTAACAAATAAATCAAGTACGCTAGTTGTTTCAAGATTCTGTTCCTTATCTATACTATTTACTATACCAGCCAAGATTGTCTTATCTACATCAACATCTTCAAGAGGAGCTTTTTCTTTCTTTCTCTTATAGTTACGTTTATTGTAGTTAATTAAATACCTCTTTGCTATAGTACCAAAGTAAGAGTAAGCTTTACCTTTTGATTGATCGTACAAATGTAACTTCTCTAGTAAGACTGCTACTACTTCATGTTTAAGCTCATCTATCGTATTAACTTCTGTATAATAGAACTTAAAAGTGTGAATTATATTTTCTGCTAGTTTATGAAAAGCATAATTAATCTTTTCGTTAAAAAGTTTATTCCTGTGAATACTATTTGAACTAGCTAAATACTCTAAAATAGCATCTTCGGTTTCCTGTGTAAAATAGAGTATGGATTGTTTTGGTTTTCGTTTTCGGACTGTGCCTGCTTTTGTTAATTGTACTTCTACTTCATTCTCTACAAGTTCATGGTTCATTTTCTAAAAAATTGGTTTAACAGTTTCTGTATCTCCATAACTGTATTAAAGAACGTTCCGACCTCGTCATCGCTCTTAAAGATACCGCGCTTATCCATCTCTGATAGCATTTTATCAGATTGTTCTACGATAGCTTGCATATTCGTTATGAGCTGATTTTGATCTTCTACGATACGTTCGAGTTTAATATTCTTTTGGTAAAGGTTAAAAACAATATACCCTATGATCGTAAAAAACCATAGGGCTATATTTAAAAGTGTACTTACTGTCATAGTTTATAAGTTTTTTAATGCATTTAAAATACCTGGATTGTTTGATCCGAGGCGTTTTAAAGCTGTTTGAGATGCTTTAGGATTATTTGTTTTTACAGCTGGTTTTGGGGTAGCTGGTTTGGAGTTAGCTTTATTAAACTTTCCGTACCATTCATGTTCCCATTCTACTCTAGCTGCTAACATATCTGCTTGATGCACTAGGATAGGAAGGTAGCTTCTTAATCGAGATTCCGGTTGATAAGAAATTAGATAAGGTTTATTAGATTCATCGTACAAGCCGTCATGTAACTTTATACCTAGGTATTCATTCTGAGAAATTACTATACCTTCAGCTTGTAGTATAAAGAGAGACCTGTCTGGAACAGTTGAGAAGGGTAGTGATGTGTTGTACTTATACATCCTTCCTAGCTTTTGAATCTCCCAGTCGTTATCGTTAGGGTGAGTACCTGGTGTTTCTGGAAGACCTAATTTACCGAGGTCATGGTTAATACAAACAAAAGCTAACTCTTCATCAGTAAAATCTGTCTTAGCTTCAAAAATTTCCCAAGTAGCTTTTAATTGAAAAGCAGCAGCAACTACTCTATTGATGTGATCAACATAGCCACCGGGTATACAGTTATGGTTAGATTTAGTGATAGCAGCAGGAGCTAGAACGATATGATCTTCCATCTTCTTATACATCTCCATAAGCTTATCACCCCTTTCTCCAGTAATATACTTACCTATATTATCTTGAAATATGAACCAATTCTCTTGTATCTGCTCCGCGGATAATTCGTAACTCATAAATTAATTTTCTTTATTGATTAAGGATTGTATTTCGGCAATAAGTTCTTTAGCCCTACTAATTACATTTCTAATCTCATTCTTAGGCGCATTAATAGTAGTTAATGAATCAATAGTAACTTGTAAATTCGCTAACTGTTCTAACTTTTTATCAACTAAAGGTTTGTATTTCATCTCTATGTTTTTTAATTATTTCTATAATCTCGTCAACGGAGTTATAATACTCAAAGTAATTATCTCCTAATTGAGTAAGGTTATCATTTTTCCCCTTTTGAGGATTTATAAAGACAGATTTTGAATACCCTACTTCTAATATAAGCTTCGGATATCTTGTATCTTCAAAAAACTGTTCTAATTTATGAATTTGAGCCCTGTACTCGGGGTCGGAGACTTCTATAGCAGTAAACGGTATTTTACTCTTCTTTAGAATCTTGATGGTATCATCGCAGAAACCACACCCTTCCATTTTAAATACTCTTACTTTCATCTTTCATTCTTTTATCTTTCTTCTTACTTACTTTCTTTCCTTCTTTTCTTAAGAAGAAATGCTTATAGCAAAAAGCTAAGGTTTTTTTAGCAGAAAAACAACTTTCTAGAAAAAAAATATTTTAACTGAGAGATCTTAAGATGAGAATACCTTCATCATACAATTCCCATAATTCCCATTCTACACACAAATCAACGATTTTGGAAGTTTCGTTTAAGATAATTCGCTTCGTTTCTTCATCTAAAGAACTAATAAATTCCGAAGCATCTGCACTCTGTAATGTGCTAGATATAGCTAATATATATTCTGTAATACTAGAGAAGTACTGGTTTAGGATCTCTTCCGTAGCTTCTTCTAAACCCATTTCTAATGTTAATGCATCTAATTCAGTCATAGCTTCTTAACAAAAAGCGGGCCCAGGTTACTCCTAACCCAGGCCCTATATTTACACCCTAACCAACATTAATAAATATACATGGTTTTCTAAAACAAACCAACTTTTCTTTAAATTTTTATTTTTTAATTTAGATGAACTATTTATAATGGATATAAACTCTTAAGCAACTAAGAGTAGGATTAACGTAACCCCTTTCTATGGACTCTGATGATAAACGACTAAATGAAATCGAAATCCAGATTCTTAAGCAACGCTTCAACAGTCTGCCTCATGATCGCAGTCTTTCTAAACCCTCTTGGGTTCGACGCCTTATTCAAACTAGTAATGAACTGGACAGGTTCTTACTGGCTTACGGATGCGATTTTTTATGGAGGTGCACTCCTATTTGCTGGGCTTTATATTTATTTCAAAAAATTAGCTAATAAAGATTTATAATGGTACATAACCTACAACTACGTGAGTATATAAAAAATCAAGTACTAGAGGTATTGAATGAAGAAGATAATCTAGAAGCTGAATTAGAATCCGGCTTAAAAGATATTGCTAAAGATATTGCTCAAGGAATTGAGAAAAAAGAAGACCAGTTAAAAGAAGGTCCGGTTGTTCTAGCTTTAAGCGTTGCATTTGCCATCCCAGCTGTTATTGATGGATTAGGAAGCCTTATGAAGCTGATAGGTAAAGTAACTAAATCTAAAGGAGTAGAGAATGCCTCTGAGAAGGTACTTCATGCAGCTCATAAAGTACATTCGTGGTTTCTAAAACCTATTAAGTGGGTTCTTAAAAAGAAGATGCCCGACACTCCTGAGGATAAGATTAGCGAATTAGCTGAAACAATTCACAAGTCTATCGTATTCTTATTATTCGTTGCATCCGGTATCGGACTTGCTGCTGCAATTAAAAAAGCGCAAATCGGACAGGCTGCTGCGGAAGCTGCTTTAACAGCTATAAAAGGAACTGAATTAGGAACATTCGTCGCAAGTAAATTATAATTAACATGAAACTTATTAAACTACTATCACAAAGGTTACTAGAGGCTGAAGGAGATGAAGAACAGCAAGCAGTTGGTTCAGATCAAGAAGCAGCCGATCAATTAAAACAAGCTTTTAAATCTACTAGCGTAGAGGACTTTGTAACTAAGTTTAAAAGCATAGCTTCTGATCCTAAAGTTCAAGCTGTTTTAAAAGCTGGACAGACTGATGCAGACCCAAAAGATGAAGTTGTTAAGTACTCTACTAAGCAATTAAAAGTAACAGGTCTACTACCTACTCAGAATGAGATAGGATTTGACCAGAGTATTGAAAACATTATCACCGATCAATACGGTAGTTTAGAGAGCATATTAAAAGGAAAAGCTAACGTAGGAGGTCCTATCGTAACTTACCAAGGTAAATATGTAATCGATGGACATCATAGATGGAGTCAAGTATATGCAGCTAATCCTAATGCTAGCATGGAAGCGATAGACCTTCAAGGTAATTTAAAACCTACCGAGATGTTAAAAGTTGTACATGCTGCTATCGCTGCTGATATCGGTAAAGTACCTTCTTCTAATCCTAAAGGTATTAACATCCTCAACGGTGTTAGTGAGAAGCAAGTAACAGATAAAGTAGATGAGAAGTTAACAGATAAAGCAAAGGGAGTATGGGCAGCTAACGGATACAAAGACAATAAAGCTATTGCTGATCACATATATAAGAACTTACAATCCTTAATTAATAAGAACAAACCAGTCCCTGGAGCTCCTGGACGTAAGGACATGCCTCAAACAGATGCAGGCGGAACTAAGATTACTGATAAGCTCGGACACATTGCACAAGGACAAGTTAACTTTAAAGATCCGGCTGCCGGTGATGTAAAGAAGGAAGCGAATCTAAATTTATTCGAGATGCTTGTCGATAGATTAGATGAAGCTGCTTACGCCGATTTATCCGGAATAGAGATAGGAAAGCAAGAGTATGATCCTAGAACAGGATCTAGAACAACTGTACAGGATATTAATCCGGAAACCGGAAAAGTAACTTGGGATGTTCAATACGATATAACTGCAAAAGAGGTTCATGAAAAACTAGACGATCTTGTAGAATTTATGGATAAAGTGAAGCCCGGATCGGATCTTCATAAAGTCCTCCAGATTATAAAGTCGTTAAGAAGACAAGTAGCTAAGCAGATATAAGACCTATTCTCAGACCTAATATCCCTTGCATCTCCCGGTTCTCTCTAAAAAACAATATCTATATATAGAAATAAAAAACCCTTGGAGAAACCAAGGGAAAATAGGGGAGATTAAGGGGCTAACTACTTGAGAATGAATGAGTTATAACTAGTTGATAATCAATGATTTACATATAATAGAAAAGCCCCATATCGGGGCTCTTTTTTTAGTTGAGTATAATGATCGAGATCTCGTGAGGATAGCCGGGTAGTATTTGAACCGGCACTGATGTGATTTGCATATTTAATTTTTAATTTCATCAAAATAGAAGGTTAACGCCTTATTGTACCCTGTTTCAATATTGACATAAGTACCACCGTACTCAACAACAGCACCTGATTCTACTAAGCGCTTTGCTCGCTTAAGACGCCTTGCTACCAGCGAATCATTTACATCAGAACGAGGATCTTCCATGAATGAAGTGGCCGTATACTCACCTCCGCAACCACATCTGCAATGGTGATCTTTACCTAAATAGACTTGAGAAATCTGATTGAGCGTAGCGCTCAGGAATTGTTCTTTGTTTAACATAACTTTTATTTTTATTTGATTAATAATCGTAAGACATAGCCTGTCTTTCAGCAACTTTACTAGTAGAAGGATGCGCGTAAACAAATCCTATTATACCAGTCTTTTTATCTTGACAAGAAACATACACAATTTCTGCTTTTTCAAATCCGGCTTCTAAAACTGCCGGCCAACCTCCGTTGAATTTGAATGTCTGCGTAAAGCCTGTATTATAACGCTCAGTTTCTGGTTTAAGATTGTAAAGATCTTTGCAAACTATAGAAATTTGTTTCATAATAGGATCATTGAAACTGTAAACAGGAACTCCATAATCACAAGCGTCATTGTATATGCGCTTTGATTTGCTTTTAATTTCTTTAACTAAGTGACCCATCTCTTTGTAAACTGACATAACTTTTATTTTTGATTGATTAAGAAATTTTCCAAGCTTGATGAACACGACGCTTAAGCCTAGTACTGTTGTCGATAAGTACACCATCTTTAACAACTAAAGCATGACCTCTAACAAGCACATAGTAGGTACCGGAAGGATACTTCTTGATAAAGGTCTGCACATTCATACAACGCTTCCGCATCCAACCGCCAGGCTGTTTATATTCTTGAATAACAGTAACCTCAACAGTCATCTTACCAAAAGGAGTTGAGACTTTAAAATCGTTTACGATTGCTTTAGTCTTTGTACCTTTACCGTTAATCCGGCCCCAATTCTTCTGAGCATAAGCATGAGCTTGATCGTACGGTACATTACAGGCAACAGCGAGGGAATTTACAGCACAGTTGTTAGTATCCCCATTCTTAAGAATAGCATCACCGTTGTGTAGAACTTCTTTGTTAATATCCAGGACATCAACTTTTAACATAACCTATTTTTTTATTTTTGATTGATTAGAGATAGTCGTAAATATCGTAAGAGTGAGTATCAGGATAAACCTCGATAATATCATTTTGAAAAAGCTCTAAGCATTTCTCATATGATTCACGCGACTTACAAGGATGGTCAATTGAACCATTACCTACTTTACGGTGCATACGAACGATATCGTAGCTATCAATGTAACCGGTTCTTTGAGCGGCGTAAAGCTCGTCATCTGTCTGGAAAGTGAATTTGTAATCTGTTGTCATAACTATTATTGATTGATATAACTAAAGATACGTACAATATCTCAGACGAGCAACTTTTTCTTAAAAAAAGATAAAAAAAGTTCCTAACCCGTTGATTCTCAATAAGTTAGACATAACTCGTTGATTTTCAATTAGTTAGGAAACACCCAACGGTATATAAGATATCCAATGGTGAATATAGAAGCCCACACAAAGAGAAAAATCCATACATGCTTATTAGCTAGTCCAGCTTTAACCTTTTCACTTATGAACTTCTTTTTTACTACCGGCTTTTCTTCATGTATAACAGTAACAGTAGCACCTTCCATTTCAACAGGCTCTTTCTTACTTCCCTTTAGACGTCCGTTGTATGTAATAAAAGCAGTATAGGTAGTTCTATTGTTATTATAGGGTGAAATGTAGACTGTTAAATTAGTATCTACAATATCACGAGGTTCTTTATCCTTTAAAAACTCATCAAGGAGCCTATCTAGCTCCTGTAATGAATCCGCTTCTACTAAAAACGACTGTACCATTGTTAGTTGAGAAAGAGGTTAAACATCATCCTAAAAATCCAACTCCAAAAGAAATACCCTAGAGTCAGTATAAGAGCCCAGGTAATGATGAAGGGCCAGTTATACTTTTTCATCTTCATAAGTTTCAACCACGGCAATAACTGGTTCAAGGCTTTTACCGGCTTTGATCCAATCGAAAGTCTCTCTAGCTATCTTTTCATTATAGCTCAGTGAATCGGGAACAAATCTACCATCCTTCTTAGTATACCACATAGAACGCTCTTGCATACCGGATAAAGTTTGTTCGATCTTTGTTTCTTTGATGAATTCAATTTTTGACATAACGTTTATTTTTTGTTGATTAAGAATTGCTTTAACAGGAGTGAAATTATATATGCTAGAGATGTTACTATAAAAGTAACAATAAAGAGATCGGACTTTATTGCAAAGATACTAATCAATACCATCAACGCAAAGAATAGGAAGACGTACTTGTACATATTACTTTCTTTCATACCTATCCAATAACTGTTTAAGAATAGAATTCTCAAGCTTTAAATCTTGAATCTGTCCATGTTGCATAAAGGAATAAATTCCTAGACCAACAATAACAAGAACTAAAATTGCAACTAGCATAACCATTGATTTAACTAAAGATAGTAACTTAGCTTCTAACCCCAAACTCTTTACAGATCGTCATGAAGAAGGTTTCCCGCGCGAGATAGCCTACTTTATTTATATATTGATATCACTTCCAATATATGTTAATCAAGATAATGATCAAGGAAAGTGTAATACAGATACCGGTCTTTACAGTAACCGGTTCACGGAAAATGATCCAAGACATAACCGAAAACGTAATCACTCCCACTCCTTGTCCGATTAATCTCCCTTGCCAAGTAGCTCCAAAGTAGGCATTAATCAATTCAGTATACTTGACAAGTAAAAAGCCAATCGGTATACTAACTATGGCTAGAACCCAATAAGACCCCTTTAGAATGGGAAATTTAGATGACCCTTGTAATTGAAGATAAGATATGACCTGGGCGATGGTCACCAAGAGGAGCGGGTATAAAAGCTTTATCATATGTATTCGATTAAAAGTTCTTCGGAGGGTAAAAGACGCTGGAGACCTAAAAACTTGTCCGGATGATCAAAGGGCTTGGCTTGAGATTGGTCCATAGTCCAAACCGGTCGACCGCCTTTCTCCAAACCGAGAAAAAACCCGTATTGGCTAAAGATCACAAACTCCCCCTTCCCGACCTCTCCATTAGTATTAGACGATACTCTTCGAGCCATAATAGGAAGTTAAAAAGTTTACCAAACATATTGATTACTTGTAATTAGGTTCTACTAATGATCCATCTGCTTGCCTGGAAGCAAAATCTATCCAATAGGCTACATCTTCGGGTAGACAATGGCCTTTAACTGTATCACCGCCCGGAAACTCAAACCAATTATTCTCTCCATCCCAAATAGCTATTTCGGCCGTAGGACAAGAGTAGATCGGATCACGTTTAATCCAATCAAGAGGATCGATATCGGTTCTATTAAGAGAATGGTTATCACAATAGTTACTCGTACCCCACTGTACGGATATAGTCCAACCATTGACAAAACTGATCTGAAAGCCTTTATTAAATGTAGATTTGAACATAACTGAAATATTTATATATTTTACTTAATAGAATTTTTTCTTGGAATCTTGCGAGGCAAGTAACGTGAACTGATTGATAAAAAGTAAGATAGGAATATATATTCCCTTAAGTGGTAGGATTTAGAATTCCTTGCAGAGCTATCAAGCCCTTCGGGCTCCTAGTGTACTGCCTATGGGCTGTAATTACGTTGGTGTCAGACTGACAGCAGACTGCTCTTGACCGGGGGTAGGGTGCGGGCAGGCCACTCCTACATGACCACCCGCTAACCCACGGCTCCTGTGAGGGATATTAGGCGTTCATAGAGGCCAGCTTAGTAGCTAGTGTCTCACGGCGATACGCCATACGATAAGCAGTATTGGTGATAGTGTCGTTGAAACGACGGCCAGCCAGTACATTGCTTACATGCGATGCAGAATAGTTCAACTCGCTTGCGATGTTAACGATGTCGCCACGCTTACGGCGTTGAGCTACCTTTACCAGTTTAAATACCGGTGTCAATTTTTGGAATGCCATGTTAAATGGTTTTGTTGTTAGTGAATATAAATAAAAGATTTCTATTGTCTTATCTATATAAGGTAAGGACTTTATCTCTGACTACATACTCTTACCAGATCGAACCATCGAGTTCATTTGTATCACCATCCTCCAGGTTACCATCTTCATCGTATACATCTCTATCATCAGCAGCATCCATAGAGGCGATCAGGTAATCTAGCTCAGTAAGCTCCTCTTGGAGGCCATATTGGATATCATTCCAATGATCGGATTCGGACTTAGATAGTTCTAGCTCATAGATCTCATCAGTGAGTTGAGCAATAAGGTCTACTAGTTCTTCTTTTAAGGTCTTAATTGTTTCTGTTCTTGACATAGTGATTAGTTAAAGAGTGATGAAAGAAAGTGGAGGGGGACCGGCCCGAAATGCCGGCCCTGCGACCTCCTATTTATCAATCAATCAAACAAACTGCTCAGTTAATGCCCAGAGCTTCTGGTTCAGCTCAAGGTCTTTCAGCATATTAGTAATCTTACGCACCTTACGTGCACCGCCATTAGCGGTTGTAGTCTCAAAGCCACCTCCTACGAGATGCTCTTGAACACGATTGAATACTTTCCAGAGAGTATTACCATCATCCTCTTTACGAGTAGACTGGAGTATCTGACGTACCTCATCATCGGTACACTCTCTTTCTTCACCCATACGGGTCTGCAAGGCTTGCTTAGCGAACTCGGTCTGCTCTTTAGCAGTCATTACCTTCTCAGACAAGACGTTAATCTTCTGAGTTACTTGAGGTAGAGCGGCCACGGCATCGTTAACCAGCTTCTTAAGCTCATCAAAGGAATAACCTAAGTGACGCATTACAAATGAACCCATATCTTTATCCTTAACTACAAGGCCGTTTGAACATACAAGGCGGAATACTCCGATCTCGAATTTAAACTTACCCCAACCTCTGTGGTTGTTCATGATAACGATCTGAGGATAGGCCTCGATACCACCGTTAGCATCTTGGATGAAGATGGACGGGTTAAAGAACTTGACCAGATGTTTACCATACTTGGTCTGTACTTGATCGGAAGACTTCATTGCCTTAGCATCACATACCTCCCAACCGAGGGTCTTCATATCCTCGATGATCTGATAGGTAGGGATGAAGGTATACTTCTTCGAAGTCTTATCGTAAGGCTCCTGGGTGTAGACCTGAGGTGCTGCTTCACGGATCTGATCGGCAGACATTACGGTCAATGATTTGAACTTAGCTGTTTTCTGTTCCTGTGTAGGTGTAGACATAACTTTTATTTTTTTTATTTGATTTATATAAAGATAAGAACTTTATTTCATACTAGCAACTTTATTTTAGAAGCAGATAGAATCTCTTTCGGCCCAATCCTGCTCCTCAAGCTTTTCAATAGCACTGGCCAGACCGGGGTACCACTTAGCTGTATAAGCCTCGTAGGAGAGCTCTTTTTCATCCTTCATCATATTACGAGAAGGAATGTAGATACAATCGCCATTAGAAGCTGACATCGATACCTGACAGTCAGGCATCATATCGGCCATCGCCTCAGCATTAGCAACCATGACATCAGCATTATAGTCCTGGATTGTGATCCCATCTCCATTATCGATTTCGATAACATCGGTGAGCTGATTGATTACTTTGATCTTGATTGATACTACTGACATATGATTGATGATTGATATAACTAAAGATAGGAACTATTTCTCAGACTAGCAACTTTATTTTTAAAGCCTTACATCTTTTTCTGGCTTCATAAACCTAGCCGCTACCAAGATACTTATACAAACTACCATTGCCAGACCGGCCTCCTGAAACATCTCTTTTAAAATCTCTATCATATTATTTGATTGACTATACATAAAGGTAGATACTTTCTTTCAGACTAGCAACTTTATTTATAACTCATTGATTATCAATCGATTCGATATAGCCGGAATAAATATATATTTGCTAACTAATTGATTCTGAAGGAGTTATCCCGCGCGGGGGAGTATCTTCTTTCCTATCCCAACACATTTCTCTATATTTTTATACACACAATCTAGATCCTAATCTATATTCTATTACCTTATTAGCCTTTCATCTCCCCTGTCTTATTTTCTCTATATCTTTTATACACATTCTACTTTGCTTTAAATCTCCCTTATCTAATAGGGTCTAGAAGGGGTTTCTCGGTATGGGGACCGAATAGTATCTATCCAGCCACGTCCATACATCTTCAGCATCGGTAAACGGTCCTCCGAATACCGGATAGTTATCTGCCATATATTCTTCTTCTATCTCTTTCCATCCTCTTTGATTATCAAATAGCCGTTCTCTTTCAAAGTGTATTCCTTCTATGAATCCTGATACCCATATATCTTCATCTGTATAATTTGGAAACAGGCCTTCATCTGGGATTCTATCTATGGCCTCTTTTCTTAATATGGTTTCTTGATACTTGGCAGCCGCCTTGACTAGTTCTTGACTTGGGGGAGGAGGTTCTTCTATCGCTTTTATCAATATATCTAGATCCTCTTTTGAATAAGATTCAACAGAAGGTAGTCCCGAATACTCACAAGTATCTGTCTTATTATATGTTTCGTTGTAGTATTGTTCTCCATTTTCATTTGGTGGCAATATATTTTTGCCATTATTATGTGCCTCTATTATCTGCTCTTTCTCCATCTCTTTTGCTCTCTCTACTACTTCTAGCCATTCTCTACCTGTTAACTTTTCTTGATTCTCTTTACTCGATATCTGGTCTATCAACCAATTTACTGCTGTTTGTTGTGCCATAGTTTATTTGTTATATGTTTCTTTATAAAAAATTTCTGCTTCAATTAAAGCATCTTTTTTATCAATGTCTACTGTGCCATTCCAATAAGCATCCATTATCTGCTCCTTCTCCATTTGTTTGGCATGATAAAACAAGTGAGCTTTTTCTAATCTATGCTCAAGAGGTAATCTTTGAAGTTCTGCAATCAACCATTCTACTGCTGTCATTTTATTCTGATTTAGAAGTTAAATACCCTGTTACAAATCCATTAATCCACATCTGCTTGTCTGTCTCATTACATCCATGACATCCTTCCCACATGCTTTCAGCTAGTTGTTTAATTTCTTCTAATGTTTGTGCCATAGTTATTTGTTTTTTAACTCAATAATTCATCCATCGATACCCCATGCTTATTTAATATCTGATAGAACTCCTCTCTTGCTCGGTCTAAAGCATCATAAGCTTCCTGGGTTAGATCTTCGTTATACTTTGTCTGCGATCTTAGATACTGATCTACATCCCATAACGCTAGCACGATATCCAATGCCTTAACCGCTCTTAAATGTCCCTGACGGTCATCGGGTTCGTTTAAATCGAATTCAAGTATTCCTTTTGCCATATTATTTGTTATTTGTTATTTTCTTAATCATAAACTGTATTAGCTTTACTAATAGGATTACCGCCCCTACCCTGCCTACGATCTCGCCCGGTTCCATCTCCTGGGTCTCGTCTGATATCAAAATCCATGTCACTCCTACCACTATCGATAATCCGTAGACATTAAATAGAATAGCTAAAGGAAGAGCAATTATGATACCTATCCATTCGGCTATCTTCAATAGTACTATTTCTAATAAGCTTTCACCACCGGGTCTATATTTTTTCATCGATCTACTTTATACTTTTTCAAGCTAGGAACGAGAGCCGGGCGGCCGGCGCTATTTTTTCTCGCGCGCGTCACCGTCTTGGGATCGAGATCGGCGCCCCCTTTCTGCTTACTAGTAGTGTACGGGTTCATAAGTCATTTCAAAAATATCTGGCTTGCAAGGATAGATCTCACCTTTAACGCCTTTTATTACCCAATCTCCTTTGTCTGCTTTCATTACTCCTTCTAGAGTTGCAATATACAGGCCTTCTTCTGAATTGTTAATTCCTAATCCATCTCCTTTCATCTCTATAATCTGCTTGACTGATTCTGGATCTGTGTACTGAATTGCTTCTACGAAAACTTGTTTCTTTTGAAAAATTGGCATACTTTATAGTTTTACTTTTATATTATCTGATTCTGCAGTCCATAAATGAACGCTTGAATCAACTGTTATATCGCTTCTGTTCGGATCTCTTTTCCAAAACTCATGTCTAATTACTTGAATGATATCAAATGCCACCCTGCATGATTCATCTACACTTGGATTGTGTATACCGTAAGAAGCGTTGTGACTCATCATATCACTGAGAAGCATATTCCTTCCCATGCATAATGTTCTCACACCAGCATCACGAATGAGATGAAACTTTTCATAATCAATAGATAATTTAACTTGATCTTTAGGAAACCATCTAAGTTCTTCTTTAGCTCCCCACCATCCTTTGGTCTGTATCCTATTCTTAGTCACCTTAACTACTTCGCCTTGCTCTGTTCTGTCCCCAATCTCTATAGGCTTCTTAGGTCTGAGCTTCTCTCTTAACACACCTTCGTAGGTTGGGTGATCTTTGATAACGTCCATCTGTCCTATGCCTACTCTTGAATAGAAGTCTAAAGCTTTTTGAATAAGGCGTAATTGTTCTTCTGTAACCTCTAATGTTGCCATCTTGTAGTTTGTTTGTTCATTCTAAATATAGTAAATAAACTTCTAATAAACTACTCTATAAGGTTCATAAAAAAGCCGGCTACTAAGGCCGGCTCTTATATGGCATGCAAGGGGTAATCTAAATCGTCTGGTTAATTATAATATGGAGCTCTTCTTTATCTAGTCCGGCTTTATGGGCCGCTAGTACTGCTTCTTCGAATTCTAAGCGAGGGAAGCTATCTTCAGCTAGAAAATCCATCATCTCAGCATCTACCTCTGCTTCATCTTCCATTACCGGGATCTCTGTTCTCTGCCCATCTAAAGGTGAGCCAGCATCATCCCAGCATTCGAAACATTCTCTTGATTCGTTTATACCTGCTAGCTTCTGGAGTCTTTTTATTTCGCTTTTCATTCTTGTTTGTTTTAACGTCTGCAATAATGATCAGCAACTTGGTCTCTATTTCCTTCGTCATCTACACGGTAACATTTTCCATCATTACCTCTCATATAGATTACTTCATATTCATCTAGAACAGCTGATGATTCGTCTCCGGGTATTGCTGTTTCTACTCCTTTCTCATCTGTATCCGGATAGTCTGTTACTGCTTGATCTTCTTCTATATCGTCTTCACCTCCTTCAGCAGCAGCTACTAAACTTAAGAATTCTTTATCCTGTAGCATAGCTGGGTTGTGAATATCTAGAGTAGCCATTGTATCATCTCCATATTCAACCCATTCTACAGCATCAACTCCTTCTCCACCATCCCATTCGTGCTGGCCTACTACTTTATACTTAGATCTAATGTAATCAGATACTGCTTGTATAGCATCTAGATCATATCCAAAAAAGAAAGATTTAATTGGTTCTTTTTCCTCATTTAAAGAACGGATTCCAGCTAATTGTTGCATTCTAGCTGCTTCGTTAACGTATTGTTTCATATATATTGTTTTAAAATTTCGTGATTTGCTTTTATTCTCTTGTCATTTTTTAACCCAGACTTCCTACTTTTCATAGGTTTGGGTTTAGGTTTTCTTCTTGCCATTATGGTACTAAACTAAAATGTATACGATCTGTGTCTATAAAACGAGACATAACATTGATCATAACGCTATCTATAGTAGATATATCAGGAAGAAGAGAAACGTTAACAGTCTGTTCAGTAGCTTCTACAGTCTGTACTAGATTACCGTTAAAGTAAAAGAATACAACACAGACCCAAGTGAATGTAGTTTGTGCTTGATTTGTATGACGGGTAATAAATCCTACGCGGTCTGTTCTTTCATACTCCTGTAAGATACTGCCAAACTTTTCTGCTTCTGTCCTAATTGCTTGAGTAATTGTCATGTCTATAAATAGTGTTAAAATTTTACAAAACTACAAAAAAGATTCTTAGATTGCTGCCAAGACTTAGTCGGTTTAGCATTTAAGAAATAATAGCACTCTTTCTTCTTAGAGATCTCCCAAAATATATGTTTATGAAAAGCAGTTGGTATAGTAGCACCGGCTGGTACTCTTGTATTAGATTTAAACTCTAATATTATTTTGATCGTAAGCGGCTCTCTATCATCCCAAATTCTTTCTTGCTGTTCTAATAGTCTCCACTCTCCTCTATTCAAATCCTGTTGCTGTAGAGCACTATTAAGATAAGAAAAGGTCTGGTAGAGGTTCTCCATACTATCCGAAAAGGTAGCAGCGGGAGCTAGGTGTCCTTTATCCCAAGGATTACTATAATAGTCTTGTCCGTCTGATGTATGTATATCTCTCTCGGTGTGAAAGTCCATCGTACCTCTATTAACTTTAGTCTGTCTGTTTGTTGATCTGTATATCAACCATTTTGGTTGTTCTAAAACTTCGGAGTAAACTACTTCAAAGATTTTATTCTTCACGTAAACTGAATCGCGGTTCTGTGCTTGTGCTGATAAGCTGAAGCTAAATAGTACTAGTAGGAAAATGTTCTTCATTCCTTTTGATATAAATAGCTTTACTCAGCATATTTACCGTCATCTATATCTTTCAATACCTGTTTAATATGTTTACAATGTGATCGTCCTCCTCCAAAGGTAAACGCTTCACAACTACAAGACCATTTCTCATTTGAGTATCTAACATCATATACTTTTCCTTTTGATCCAGGTACTTCAAAATCCATCTCTATATCTAGAGCAGGGTTTCTTTTCTGACCGTAATGCTTTCTAAACCAGAGTAGATCCTTATAGGTAGTCTCCATCGGAACTTCCTCCCACTTACCCTCGACGATCAGATACTTCTTGCCAGGCTCTTGAATTGATTCGAAGAGCACTGGCGGCATCATACTGTGTATTATCCTAGGCATGTATTAAGCATTTTGGTTTTTAGTATACTCGGCGTAATGCGCTTCAGCTCGCTTAGTCTTCCAATCAGCTGTTTTAGTTTCCCATTCGTATACTTCTTCGATAAACTGATCAAGTCTCATAGCTGTTAATTCGTAAGTTCGAAGGCTCTTCGGACCACCTTCAACTTCTACGCGATATTTTATACCGACTTTACCTATAATCTTATACGAATTAATATAGGTGTATTCGTAGTTACCACGTCCGTACTGAAGTTGTGCGGTGCCTGGCTTCTCTTCAAGTATACGTTTGTCTTCTTGCCAGTTAATCTCTTTGTAGGGCTTTAGGGTAAACTTAACACCTATCTTCCTATACTCTGCTTTCTTCTGTACTGCCATATCTGACTCTACCTGACGAACACTTCGGTTGAGCGTTTGAATCTCTTCCCAGATAGGAGCTATTTCACTCTCTGTAGCATCGTAGGCATGGCTCCAGTTATTAAGGAATTCATTAGCTATGGCACTAAAGTTCTTTCCTACTTCTCCGACTAGCTTCATATAGGTAAGTTCAGCATTATAGCCGACTTGTATACTGCTCTCTCCATCAAACCGAAGATTACAGTACTCTTCATTTTTACCTTCGCTACGCCAGTTACGTTCTTTTCGAAGTTCTACCTGACGAGTCCATCGTGATTTGCTTTCCATATTAACTGAGATGTTAATTGCGGAAGAGTTGGACATCTCTACTTTCAAAGGTACGTAGATTAGATCACATTCAGTTCGCAACCAGTCGGTAATCTCGGCAACTAGTTTTTCTTTTGCCGGAATAACAACTTCGGTGTGCATAGTTTTAGCTTTAAGCTCGAGCGATTCGATCTGAGACTTAAGGGCGTTGAGGACAATTTGATTACTCATAACTTTTATTTAATTGATTTAACTAAAGATAGGTGATGTTTTTCAGACTAGCAACTTTTTTTTAACAGCCAGCTTGACGTTCTAGCTCTTCATCGATTCGCATCTGATGGTATTTCCATTTCTCCCAAAACTCAGCATTAGTTTCTTTTTCGGGAGCAGGCCAGTTTTTATCATTAGACCAGCCTTCGGGAAACATCGGCTTAAAGTCCTCGTCTGTTAACTTAGGATTCATAAGCTCAAAAGTAGCTCTAAATCTAGAGTAATCTTTGTCTTCAAGACTCATTCTCACTAGCGTCTGTAACGCATTCTTCTTATTCATAACTTTTATTTTTAACATGATTTGATTAGCAGTAGATAGCGGTGGTTACGTTGGCTTTGAGCCTATTCCAAAACGTCTTATCTTTTCGTATGAACATTGTCATGCTCTTCTTAACATAAGACTCCTCAATCCAACCGTCGACAGTCACAGAGCTATTATACAGGCGGACAAAGATCCCAGCACAGTAAGGCATATTATTATCTCTAAAGAAGTCTACAAGCTGGTCAAGGTTCAGTCTGTCTGTTAAATTCGTATTCATAACTTTTATTTTTGATTGATATAACTAAAGGTACGAGCTTTTTTTCAGGCCGCCAACTTTTTCCAAGATTTATTTTTACGAGAGTAAACCTTTTTAGAAGGCTTTACCTTCTGGATCATCTGACGGCGGATGATTTGAGCTACGTGTCGCTCTGAAAGTCCGTTAAAAGTATCGTTTGTCATAACTACTATTGATTGATATAACTAAAGATACGGAGACTATCTCAGACGAGCAACTTTATTTTAAAAAGTACAAAAAAAAGCCCATTGAGAATCAATGGGTTATAACTTATTGAGAATCAATGAGTTAGAAAAGGCGGTTATTCCCTCTACCTGCTTGATGATTTTCTTTCATCAACCTATACCAGGTTAGGCTAATATCAATTGCTGCAAGAAGAGGAGCAAAGATTATAATAGCTAAAGTCTCAAGTCCGGGAGTAGCGCCGATAACTCCGTCGAGGGTATACCTTTTATAACTCTTAAACGCTCTCCAAAGACAGTAGGTAATGCTTACAATGTAAATAATCCAAAACATATGTTTAATTTTTAGTATATATCTAATGTTCTATCTGCTCTAATTTCAACCTCCCAAGGTTTGTTTACTGGGTTATAGGCATGGTTACATATGCTTGCGTTTATGTAAGTAGTAAAGACATTCTCATCCCAGCCATGACTTTCATGTATATGTCCCGATAGGTGTAACAGAGGTGAAATACCTTCTACTTTCTTTCTAAGATCTTCACATCCTACATACTCTTGGGTAGACGGAATGTAGTCTAGTTTATAAGCAACCGGTCCATGAGTTATAATTATGTCTGTATCTCTAGGAATCTCTTCCCAGATCTTAGCTATATCCGGACCTCGGTGAGCGTTAAACGCCCATCTATCTCCATGAAACCAGGGAGTATATGGACTACCCCATATCTTTATCGTATTACTACCATCGCCTATTTCTATCGACGAGTTTTCCAAATAAGAAACGCCATAATCGCTAAGTTCAAAATCAGATAGAGTATTACGAAGCCACGTTGGCTTTTTGCTATGCGATGTATCGTCCCAAAGATCGGAATCTTCATAAGTTCTAAAAAATTTTGGATCAAATGACTTATCATGGTTGCCTGCAATAAATACAACTCCATAGGTAAATCTAGGAGCTTGTTTAATACACCATTCAAAGAAGTCCATAACCTCTCCTTTCTGTCCAACTCCGGAGAAGTCTCCTGCATGTAGTAAAACATCTCCATCAGGCAATGCATTAGGGAAGCGAGCTTTGCTTGTAAGGTGCTTATGCTGGTTGTGTGTGTCTGATATGCAGACTAGTTTCATGAAAGTATTGCTTTAAGCTTTAACATATCGTACTGTGCTAACATATCTTTAGCATTAAGTATCCCAGTCCTATCAGTATACATACGTGATACTTTTAATTCTTTAACCCATTTCTGGTAGTTAGCATCTAATTTCGTCTGTTCACGTTCCAGCTCAATCTCCTGTAAACGATCTAGATCTAGAGTTAATATACTATTCATAGAGGTTTATTTGAAATAAAGATAGGGGTTATCTATCAAATATCAAACTGATTCTTGTTCGTGAGAGTTATCTAAGGATCCTACCGTCTGGTATGCATCCCATAGCTGCTCTAAAGCATGCTCTAGTTGAACTTTAACATTTCTATTCTGCTTCGATACTGGATGATTCATACAGTGCTCATCTAAGGTACACATCAGTATATGTAATCGATCCATAAGTTCAAGATAGTGTCCGGCATTAACTTTTTCCATATAAACTAATTACTCAGAGGTGCTTTAATTGCTGGATGATATTGATAGTCTTCTAGTTGAAAGTTAACTTCACCGTTTACTGCTTCATCTAATCCCTTGTGTTCTAAGTTAGCTAAGAATATAGGATTCATTTGTAACCTGGGTAGCTTATAAGGTGTTCTTTTAATTTGTTCTTTTGCCTGCTCAATATGGTTACTGTATAGATGTACATCGCCTAGATTACCTATTAGTTCATCGGGAACCATACCTACTGCTTTAGCGAGAATTTGAAGAAGTAATCCGTACGAAGCAATGTTAAACGGCAACCCTAGGAACGTATCTACTGATCGTTGATTCCACATTAGAGAGATTGCTCTTGTAGGTGCTGCATTATTTGCCGGGTAATAAGTTAGTCTTTCTTGTACGGTTAACTCTCTCGTATAGACTTGAAATCCATAATGACAAGGAGGTAATACCATTTGATCTAACTCGGCTACATTCCAAGCATTGACCATCAATCTTCTACTATCCGGGTCTGTTTTTAGTTGATGTATGAGCATTAGAATCTGATCATACCATACTGATCCTTTTGCTAAGTAGTGAACGTTCGGAAGATCTATCCATCCTTGCCATCTCCTCCATTGTTTACCGTAGATTGGTCCTAATTCACCATCTGTTCTTCCTGATTTAATATAGTCACCATCCCAAATATGGCAGTTATTATCATGTAGAAATTTAATATTAGTATCCCCTCTCAAGAACCAAACAAGTTCAGTCACCATAGTCTTGAATGCCATCTTCTTTGTAGTCAACAATGGAAATCCTTCTTTCATGTTGTGCCTAATTTGCCAACCGAAGATTGATCTTGCCCCTGTACCTGTTCGATCTGCTTTATCGATGCCGAAATGTAGGATATGTTCTACTAACTCTTTGTACTGACGATCTATATTGTTCATTAATCTGGTTTAATCTTCACTAACAGCTCTACCTACTTGTTTTAGCCAATCTAGGTCTGTTCTAACTAAAGCATTCTTATTAATAGCTGCTGTAAGGATGGTTGTATCAACATCTAAAGACTTTGCTAGAAACTCTAGCGCTTTTATATCTTTAGGGAAGCAATGACCTCCGTACCCGTAATCACCATCCGGTCCAGGCACTGCCCAGTGAGAGTGTCCTAACCTATCATCGTATCGAGCATACTCAATAACCTTATCATAATCTATGCTCAATGCTCGACATAGCTCGTACATTTCGTTTGCAAAAGAAACTTTAGTTGCAAGGAAAGTATTAGTAACATACTTTATCATTTCAGCAGTTGTAGAATCTGTTTTAATGATATTAACTTTAGGAAATACTTTTGAGAAGATATGTTTAACTCTAGAAGATACTTCTCTTTCTCCTCCTATAATTATCCTACTCTGATTTTTATAATCTTCTACTGCGTTAGCTTCTGTTAGAAACTCTGGGTTAAATGTTACCGTTAGGTTAGAGTACTCTCGATTAAGGCCTTTAGTAGTGCCGGGTGGAACAGTAGACTTTAGAATAACTACAAGATCTACTATACCTAGATTATAAGCGGCAAGGTCTAGCTCTCTCAGCACGCTTCGTACAATACTAAGATCACATTCGCCATTCTTTTTCATCGGAGTAGGTACACATAAGAAGATATCTCGAGTTAAAGATACCAGCTGGTCTACTGAGGATGTATTAGTTTGTTTTGTTTTATCTTTATCGTAGGTGTAGATATTGAAATGATTCTTCATTCCTTCTCTAACGGCTGAACCTACAAAGCCTTGTCCTATAATACCTATTGATTCTTTCATTCTGTTTCTTCTGAGATGATTGTTGCGTATTGATCTGCTGCTTTAGGGTTACGTTCGTTAAGTATTTGGAAAGCTACCTGGTAGCGTCCTAACTCTATCTGAGTAGGGAATAATTCACTGTAGAGAGAATCAGCTTTACTTTCAATACTGTCTACGTGATGTGCTAGGCTATCTGCTCTTAGCTCTAGAGTGTAGAGTTTAGTTCTTAGCCTGCTTACTTTCTTGTAATTAGAGAATTGAAGGATTGCCATACCTGCAACTAAAATTGCAGCTAACAAATAAGTCTTATTCATGATATATTATTTTTATCTTCTTCATCTGAATCCCAGTTTAGGAAGTCCTCTCCTTTATAGTCGGGATGATTCTTATGCATATAGGCTATACCTCCGGCCCATAGCCATGCAATACTTAATACGATTGCTAACATAAACAGTATAAATCCTATCATTGTTCTATTATTTTTAATCCGTAATTTAAGTTAATCATAGCCATCTCAACTTGAGCTTGTTTCTTAGTTGTTCTCAAATAATGCTTAATAAACCCCTCACCCCAATCCCGCCACTGCTTATTCTGTTCTGGAGTCATGGTATACTGCAAATACCATTCATCTGTTCGATTGAGTAGGTCTTCGTACACTACACTATGCCCTGCTATCTTAAACATCTCGTTTATTAAGGCTCTTATTACTTGAGTTCTATCTAATCGTCCCATAGTGTTAAGTTATGAATTTTCTTCTTTATTCCAAAATGGTTTCTGGTACTTAGGTTTAAGAAGTTTCCAAATAAGCTCAGTCTGCTTTACTCTATTACCGCTCCACATAGCATACATTACCGGATGCAGTTCAGGAGGCATATTATTTTGAACGTATAAAGCATAATCTTTCTTAGAAGGTTCTGGATCTTTATCTCCATACTTGCCGTACTTAAACGAGTCGTGAGCTTTTCCACATCTTTCATATATGCTATAGAATGCATATTTAAACTCTCCTATCTTATACCTAACCCATTTGTCAAACTCATCCGGTACTTGTTGAAGAAGTTTAATAATGTCTTCCGATCTTCCTTCTTTTAACGCTTCCCAGATATCAGTTGTAGCAAAGTTAGTTAGTAGACTATGAAGTCTAACATACTCTTCGAACTTAATCTTCATTCTAAAATTACCTGGCTGAAATCTTAAGATAAATCCTTCTTTATTTGCTTCGTTTTTAGCTTTTAAACTTCTATATAAATCAGGGCCAAAAGCAAAGTGTTGTTCAGTCTTGACTAAATCTTCTTCCGGTATTCCGGACATATTAAAGATTGCTTTAGCAGTAGTCCAATGTACCTCTTCTCCGTTGATTGTTGCACTTAAAAAGACTACCTTTTCTTCTCCATTATAATCTACTACGATTCTATTTTCAGGGTATATTATCTCGCAGATATACGCTGTATTAGTTTCAAAAGCTCTTAAGTTGTACTTAGATTTAATAATCTCCATACCTTTAATAGCTTGCTCTGATATAAATGATCCTTTAGTAGCTAAATGCCATTCGTTATTATAGTAGAATAAAGTACCTAAAGAGCCGTCTACTTTCTCTTGAACATAAACGTAATCTCCTTTTTCCGGTATTTGATTAGGCCGTAATAACTCTTCGTAGTTAAAAAACTTAGCAAAAGAACTAGCTATAACATTTCCTTCTTTATCTAGAATTAAACCTCTACAGTTTAAAGTTATATCATCCCACTTCTTCTCATACTGGCATGTCCTTGAGTAGTTGTAGATAGAAAGAGGAAGGGTTGGATGATCTTGTTTGACTATCCACCCTTCATCAATATAACTGTTTAGTATGCTTAGATCGTATCTCATAATTTGATCTCAAATCTATTTTTCATTTGCTCTAACTTCTCAGCAGGTACTCCATGCTCGTTAACTCCTCCATGCCTGTTCTCAACTATTATACTAAAGACATGGTACCCGTACTCTTCTGCTAGCTTATAATACTCCTCCATTTCCCATTCCTGGGTAAAAGTATTCGATACTACAATCTCAGGATAGTACTGAGAGTTTAATTGATTATCTTTCATTCTCGTCTCTACTTCTCTCCTACACCAAGCATGAGCGTCTTTTATCTTAGATGGGTCAAAGTTATAGACTCCATCTGCTCCTATAAAATACTTATCTGCTTCACATACAGCATATTCATTCCAGATTAAATTAGCAAAAGTACTCTTACCTGCTCCTGGACAGCCTCTAACTAAAAATAGTGCTTTTATCATACAGTCTTATTTTTCTCCTACTAAACGTTCTTCGTGGTGATCTTGAGGCAGTCTATTAGCTTGGACTGGACGGCCGGATAACATTCTAACAACATCTTCCATATCGTAAGGAGTTAGATCGTTTCCATCCATGCCTACGTCCATACTTCTACCTCCCATTTTCTTTTTAGATGAAGGCAGGTGTACGTGTCCAAATAGGTGAAACCTTCCCTTATTCATATTATGCCAACTACATAAAGGATAATGCATGAGCACAAACTCATAATTACCTTTCGGTGAGTAAACATTTAACACCAGGTATTCAAAAGTCTTTCTAAAGATACCTTGAATACCTTCGCGGTTATTCTCGATATGATGATCGTGATTCCCGTATAGAAGGAATATGTTCTGACATACAATTCGATCTCTAAATTCTTTGATTGATTCAAATCCTCCGAAAGACCAGTCCCCTAAGTGAAATAGTATATCATCCTGCCCCACTGTGTTATTGATACCGGCTACAATAGCGGCGTTCATCTTTTCGAGGTTAGCAAAGTCTCTAGTCTGAGAGATAGGAATATCTCCAGTTTGAGTTCTCCAGTCAGTTACTCCTCTACATATGTTTCTATGATTATAGTGCGTATCGGAAGTAAAGAACAGACGTTGTCCTTCTCTTAAAACCAGCTTCATATTTTATTCTTTTGAGGTACTATTAGATCTTGTAAACAGGACTTGGAATAATGCAATTAACCCCAAAGCTTTCCAGAAAGTAATCTCATGTATACCTTCTACAGTACCTACCAGGCAACTGTTCCAAAGCCACATAACCGGGTAGGCTAAAAGTATTGCTATTACTGCTATAAATACTATAGCTGTTACTACTACAACTAAAGTCTGTTTCATGTTTGTTTGATTGAGTATGTTTAGAATTCGCCTTTCATTTTTATTTTTGTCTTGCGAGAAAGATCTCTTCGCAGTTGATCCGATTCAAGTGTTTTCTCTAACTCTTCTTGATTTACTATATCAAGGATTTGTCGAGCGGCTTCTGCATCTACCCAAGGATTGCCATCAACGTCGTAGATGTCTCCTATGTAGTAGAGGTCGTCTACCATTTTAAGATCGGATAATTTTCTTTTGTAATAACCATAACTGAAGCTCATACATCACATTTTACTTTTTAACGATATACCTTAAGATAGGTAATTTGACTCAATTTACCAACTTTACTTCTTTGATAAGGTTGGTATAAGTCTTCCCACAAATAGCAGGGTTAGAAGCTATTTCGCTAGCTATAGAATTTTTCTGGATCTTTTTAGTCCAGATTTGATTCTTGTAGTTAGCAACAGTACACTCGGTACCGTTATCTTCTAAAACAATCCACATCTCAGGATCATAACTATGCCTACTTGTCATAGACATTCCCCAGGCAGATACAAAGTAGCAATATCCTACAAGGTTAATTTCTTTCAATTGATCGTAACTCTTCAATTTCATATACACATTTTTTGATTACTAAATTAAGCGGCATTCTGTACGAATGCCATTGATGCCCAAGTCTTGGTATTTAAGCTCTTCCACATATTCCAGTCGACCATTTTACTGAAAGCGCGGTGCATATCACCTACGGTTAAAGCTTCTAAGATACCTTTGTCAATACTAACCCATTTACCACCTTTAACACACAGTACGTGAAACCAGTGGCCACCTATCTTTACTTCAACACCTCCGCAGTGCTTGGATAAGTTATGTACTAAGCTTCCAACTGTACCTTTCGCATCAGCAATAATTTGGAAACCAGCTCTACATTTCGTAATCCAACGAAACTCATACTCGTCTGTTGCAGATTTTAAGTGGTTACTAACGCTTACATCTTTACCGTTGATTCTGATGTTACCGTAGAACACATCACCGCCACAAATACTTTTCTTGTCATTTACTGTGATCATACTTTTCATAACTCTTATTTTTGATTTGATTGATATAACTAAAGATAGGAAACTTTTTTCAGACGAGCAACTATTTTTCTTGCTCTTCTTGAATTTTTTCCATAAACACCTCATACAGCTCTTCGAAGGTGAGGTCAGTCTGCCACATTCTGGTAATGATTAACCACTTGCTAAATTCGATTGCTCTTTCTTTTACGTAATCCATATCCTTGATTGATTAATATACCTTAAGATAGGAATCTTTTTTCAGACGAGCAACTTTTTCTTGAAAAATACAGAAAAAAGTTTATTGAGAATCAATGAGTTATAACCTATTGAGAATCAATGAGTTATAGCTCTTCTAGTATACTTAATACTTTTCTCCAATATGACTGGTAGTGCGGTTCTAAAGAAGCGTATGAGTTGAATTGTTGCCATTGAGCATCATCTTTCAGTAGAGGTATTATTTCCTCAACGCAGGCTTTAGCTGCTATCTTAGCATGATACTTTTCCTCTGAGGTGCCTGATTGTCCGTAGCAGTTATTTCTAAACTTATGTATAAGCTCTGCTGCTTTAGTTGTAGGTGTTGGGTATATCATTGTGCTCCTATTTCAGTTGTGCCTTTATGTCCATTTGTTCCTTCCCATTCAACAATTGCTTTAACATACTGCTGTCTAAGTCTCATGACCATAAAGGGGAGGGTTTGTTCTTCTAGAGAGATCTTCTTTACTTTTTCAATTCCGTGCGGGAACTTAATCTTGAAAGTGTACAGTACTTCTTTTTTCATAATCTTGATTTAAGGTATTTTAATTTTTAATCCCACCACCTCTCACTTCTCTCTTCCATGATCTTCCAGAGTAGCTTATTACTTCTCTGCTGGTTGAAACTAGCTACATAGTAAGATAAGGTTTGTTTTCCTTGCAAGCCACTAAAATCTTTTCCTGAGTATTTCTTCTTTACTCTTTTAACCGATCCTGGATACTTTGCTAAGTAGGCATCTAAGTTTTCTGATTTAGTTTCAAACGCTAGCTCAGTTACTTCCGGATTACCTTCGGCAGGTATAAATTTCATATCTATATCCTGATAATCATGATGTTCTGTGCCGTAATATTCTTCGTGCTTACGTTCAATTAAATTTAGTACCCATGTCATATCTCTATTATCTCGTTCTATATCCATATGACGGTTATGGTGTACGAGATATGCTCTCTGATACTCTATCTTCTTTTGGAGTAGTTTTGTTATAAAGTAATCATCCCAGTCTTTATCCTTGTAGATGGTTGGGATCCACCTAATGATATTTTTTACACCATCCCAGAAGTTATTGAACCAGTAAGGAGTGTACCTTCTCCAAGTTCTTCTACCCCATGCTGAATCTTGCGGAAGTATCAGCTTTTTGTATTGTGTCATTTGTAACTGGTTTTAATATAATGTACTTATGTTTCTTGATAATGCTTTTAAGCTTTACAGTATAGTTTTTACCTTCAGAGTATGTTCTGTCTAACATTGACATATACTGTGTTCTTGTATACTCTTTTTTAGAGAACATATAATCTTGATAGAGCTTATAATCATACACCGATTGAACCCAGTCTGTGTATTTGGCATACCCTTTACTTCCTTTCGTAGCTACAGTTTCTCGAAGCCTGGGTAGCTTCATACCGAATAGGTTATTGTTGTTTATGCAATTAGCGCTTTTAAAATGTCCTGTCTCTAGAACAGCTTGTGCAAATACTAAATCAGGATACTTTATATCCATCTGATTAATTACTCGCCATAGGTTCTCTTTGGTTAGGAGCTTTCCTTCTCCGGGAAGGGCAAAGCTGAAGAATAGGACTCCAGCAAGTACCAGTAGTACTTTTTTCATTTTAAATAAGTTAAGTTAAGAAATAAGCTCTTACTTATAAGTCTGAGCTAGGTTTTGAAAGTCTGCAATTCTCATTGCTCCGTTTCTCCTACCTACTTCTTGTCCGTCTTTTATATAGATGAAAGTAGGGACACTTCTCACTCCGTATTGTCTAGTAAGATCCGGACTCATCTCAGCATCTACTTTCTCGATCGATAAAAACTGCTGAGCTTCTGCTACTACAGGTGCCATTGCTTTGCAAGGACCGCACCATGATGCTGTAAAATATAATACTTTAAACATAGATTGATTTTAAATAAAGATACGGAGTTGCCTCCGTACCTCCAACTTGTTATGGTTCGTCTATAATTACGCTAAGTAAGAATAGTACTCTTTAAAATGCTTAATTCGATCCGGAAGGCCGATTGTACCTCCGTTTACTTTTTTGGTAACTGCTGTTACGACTGCATCGGTAGCTCCTTTATCTGCATCTAGATTTATCTTTCTACTATTCCAATACCATGCTGCAGAAAGGAGAGGGTACTTTGTTGATACTAAGTCCGGATTCTCGAGGATATTTTCTGTAACAATAACGTCAAAGGCTTTATAGTTATCTTTACCAGTAAGCTGAATATAACCACGACCACGATACTTCCAACCTTCACCAGATGCTTTATCACCATTTCCCATGCGAGACGCATAAACAATGTTAGCAATCTTCTCAGGCTTACGCTCATATAATTTAGCAGTTGCTTCATCGGGGAAGTATTTTTTGAAGGTAGTCAATAATCCTTTTGCTCCGTAGTTTAAATTTTCGTTAACTACTTTGAAGCCTCCTGATTCATGTCCACATTGAGCTAGGAAATGGGCTAAACGTAGCGGGGTATTGATCTGAAACTTCGATATTGTGTCTGGTATTTGAGCTAAAACAGCTTCAGGTACGTGACCTTTTAGTTTATCTAAATTCATAGTCTAAATTGATTTTGATTATTTAATGTATCGATTACTTCTTCTACTGTACTATCGGACTTAACTGAGGTAGTTGTTTTTGCTTTACCCCAGAAGTTCTTTTTAGTCTCTATATAAATAGTATCAGTCTTAGTGATAACTTTATTAGCTGTTAATCTAGCTTCTGCTACCTCTTCTTTTAAAGTTTCGATCTTCTCAACTGTCTGTTCAATTTTCTGTGTAATTATTTTCTCGCTTACTTTATTGATACTATCATTTACCAGTACGTGTTCTTGGCTGATCTGTATGATAGAATCTATTTCTGCATACTCTTGTTTAACTGCATCCTGTATTGAAGGTTCGTTTGTAGAGCATCCAGCTAAGAGCATTAATCCGACTAAGTGTACAACTTTCATATTATTTTATTTTACCGAGTTCTTGCAATACAGTTATCTTAGAAGCTAAAGCAGAAGCTGCACTATCTGATTTGCGAAGCTGTTCTGTAAGTTGAGATACTTTTGCTTCAAGTACTTCTATCTTAGCATCTTGCTTAGACTGTATATTACTGTTGGACATTTTAATATCAACATAGAGGTATCCAACAGCAACTATGCAAATAAACATTAGACCCTTTACTGGGTCTTTTGAAAATTCTTTAAATGTTATAGGAGTTTTTACTGGCATTTTGTTTTAGATTTCGAGAGGTTGCTAATATCACAACGCTGTCGTATCTACACTAGTATTAACTAGAGTATCAACAACTTGGTTTGCACTATCTACAACAACAGGTTGTTCGAAAACTCCAGATACGTATTTAACTATTAGGTCTGGATTGAGAAACTCTTCGGGTATGTATCCGTAATGTACTCCTATTGCGGCTAGGATAAATACTCCGGTACATACTCCGACGATAGATAACTTCTTTCCTTTAAGCTTTTCAAGTAACGATACTGCTTTTTCAGTAAGGATAGCAGAGAGGGTCTTCTTTGTACTCATTCTATCTATTTTAATTATTAAGGGATTATAGCTCTTCTTCGCCTTCTGCTTTTTCTTCCTGTGCAGCTTTCTTATTGATAAACTTATCAACAGAAGCAATACCGAAAGATCCTAGAGTTAACCAAAGGAACGCATTAAAGATAAAGTCGTTAATTACTAGATCTTTACCTAAGTACCCGGTTATAATATCAGCAATGGCGAAAATAACCATCATAAAAAAAGCTAAAAAGCCTATGACTGCTTTCTCGTTTATGTCATTGCTGTCTCTAAATAAAGCCCCTACCCACTCTTTGAATTTCATAAGGTTAAGTTAATTAGTACATAAAAAAAGGCTACATATATTCCTATATGTAACCTACCTTTTACATTTATAAATAGTAAGGTACTGTTAAAAATAAAGCTTACTGTCCTTTTATAGGGAATCTAGTCCATCCATTAATCCAAGTAGGCATAGCAATCTCCGGAATCGTTATGCTAATCTCTTTATTTCCTTGAGTTAATGCTTTTACTTTTACGTCATCTGAAGTAATAACTGAAGACTTGCTTATAAAGTTTAAACTGGGTATAAAAGATCCTACCGAGTTATCTTCGAATTTAGACGTACCATCTTTATAAAAGGTAGCAGTCTCATTTGATTCTAAACTGAATCCTCCTTTCATATAGCCGAAGAATGTTGAGTTGGTAACAGTAAATTGTGTAGCTCTTCTGAATCTTAGAGCTAGGTTATGGTTAGTCAAAGCATCAGCGACGTTAGGGCCAATTAAAACTAACCCTATCAGCTTTGGATGAGTGAATGGTTGAGCTGTAGAGCCTACACCGTCGTTATCACACTCAACTCCGTTACCGGCATCTCCGTTATCTACAAACTGCGGATCACGTTTTGCTATACTATTACTAACAGTTCCAGTATAACCGAAATCAAAATCGTAATCATCATCTGCTGTAGCAAATGCATATAAATTTTTAGGCGATACAGTACCGCCGAAGAATTCAAATGCATCGTCGTTAGCGTAAACTGTTTGCACGTATTCAATTATAGTGCCTGAACCTACGGCGCCTAAAGTAAGTGCGTTAATTTCAGAGTTAGGTAAAGCAGCAATGCCGGCATATTCGATACGAACATACTTCAGTATACCGCTATTGTCGCTATCATCGGTACCTCCGTAAGGACGTCCCACGCCTCCTTCAATAGTTGGTTCAGATGAACGATTAGTTTTAGCTTTACCCAAAATAATAATACCGCCCCAGTCACCAGGAGATCTCTCGCCGGCGATTTTACCTGAAGTGAATATGATTGGCTTTTGAGCAGTTCCTTCAGCTAGTATCTTTGCTCCTCTTTCGATACACAAAGCACCTTTTTCTGCAATATCACTTTTGATTACAGTACCTGGTTGGATGATAAGAGTAGCACCTTCTTTAACATAAACGTACCCTTTTAATGTCCATTCCTTATCTGATGTTAAAGTTGTGGTTGTTGTAATATTACCTGTTATAATTTTGTCTATAGGTACATTGATTGGTTCATCCACAGGACTCTTTTTACATGCAAATAGACCGATAAGTACTAACAGCGATACTAGCTTTTTCATAAATTAAAGTTTAATGATAGTGAAATTGTTTGTTCGTTATTTGTTTTAATTAGATCACCTCTTGATTTTTGATAGTAGATAGACGGTTGGGCTAGTATATCGCTTATCGCTAACTTAATCTCACCTTTACCTGCTTTACGTAGATAAACTACATCAACCACATCTCTTGAATTTTCAAAGATGTCTGAGTAGCCTTGAAAGCCTACAGCAGATATTCTATCTCCAGTTCTATTATAGGATACATTAAAAGTATTCTTATTCTTATGTATATTGACTCCGCTATTAACTACATAATCAGATTGACCTTGTAACCTTCTCTTAAGTCCGGTACCGGTAACCTGAGAATGTATTAGGGAACTATTCGTATAGATTTCTAACCACTTGGTAACATTCTTTCTCACTTCTACTTCTATACCTACTGTTACTGCTTTCTTGGGATTAGAAAATGTTAATAGTAGGTTAGAAGGTACAGAACCATCTGCTACAATCTGTTCAATAGGGTTAGTGAATTGTTTACCGAATAAACTAACAGATATATTCTCTCCAGCTTTAGGATAGTATTCCCATTTCAAGTCCAAGTTATAGATGTCTGTCTTTTTAAGATTAGGATTACCGAGCAGCTGAGCATTTCTTACAAAGTCGTAGTAGGCAAAGTTAGCTACCTCTCTAAATTCAGGACGTGCTAAAGTCTTTGAAGCTGAGAAGCGATACTTCACTTTATCTAAACTATAGGATAGGTTAATAGAAGGTAGTATATCTAGGTATACTCTATTGACGTTAAGTCTCTGTCCAGAAAAGTCTGCAGTATATAAATCAAATATATTATATTCACTTCTAAGACCTCCGGATACTTTTAATTTTTTAAATTGATTATCATATTGAATGAAGCTGCTTCCTAAAAAGAAATTAGCGGTATACCTGTCTGTATTATTTGTTATTTCCTCTAATAAGTCTTCTCTCTGGTATCTAAATATTCTTGCTTTAAAAGCTCTACCTCTTTGTAGGTAGTTTGCACCTACTTTAAAGTTACTCAACTCTTTAGATAAACCTAAGTTGAAACTCTCTTCGTTCATATCAGACCAAAACCTGTATGTATCCCTCCACGCTACAGTGTATAGATCTTCTGTACCTAAAGATCTGACTTTAGGAGTTACTCTATAATCAGGCTGATCTCTTACCATAAGATTGAATCCTGCTTGAGCATCCCAGGACTTTATTTTTGCTTCTATCTGTGAATTTAAAAATGTCTTGATAATATTATTTGTAGAAGTAGTACTAACTTGCTGTACGTTGTCGTAGTTTAGTCCTGATCTTGTTAGGTAAGATCTATCTATCTGTCTGTTGAAATTGGTCTTGAATGTATACTTGTTCTCTCCAAGGTAGGTTAGGTTTAAGAAACTATTTAAAAGAGAGGTGTTGGTGTAGACAGTATCTTTGTACTTGTACGCTAATTCAGAGCTTGATTGGTAATCTAACCTATCAATATAATTTAAAGTATAGTTGTTTCTAAAAGACGTATTAAACAATATTCCAAGTTTACCTCTTTTATTTCCTACTGTAAAGCTGCTATTAAGGTTAGGAAAGGATGTAAACTTCTTTACGGGTGGAGTTTTTATAAGAGACGTGTACTGCTCTTTTTGAACATTGTTAGATACTCTATAAAGGTAAGTACTAGGAAACGTGGAGGGGAACACCGCTTGGTGTACTAATTTAAAATCTCTCGCGGTTGAAATCGTCCCCCATCCACTTCCTATTCCTGCTGAAATAAAGTTACTTGTAACCTCTTTTAGGTTAACTTGAATTATGCCACCTGCAAAATCTCCCGGTAAGTTTGGGCTTGCTGATTTTAATACAATAATATTATCTATAAGTCCTGTAGGTATGATATCAAAAGAGAAAGCTCTTCTATCAGGCTCGGTAGAAGGTAGTACCGTTCTTCCTATCATTGCAACATTATACCTATCCGATAGACCTCTGACTAGTACATATTTATCAGACTGTATCGTTACTCCGCTAACTCTCTTAAGAGCATCACTAACAACTCTGTCAGGTGTTCTTTTTAAAGCTTCAACAGAAACTCCATCCGAGATAGAAATATTGTTCCTAACTGTTGATATAACAGCTGAAATGTTTTCTTTCTTTGCGGAAGAACGAACTACTATTTTCGAAAGAGTCTGGTTAAATAAAGTGTCTTGTGAAAAACTAACTTGTGTTATGAAGAGACAAGCAGTAAGAAAAAGCCTAGCAACCATATGAGAGATTAAGTTTAATTAGTACTCTCATACCTAGTTGAAAAGCTTACTCTAACCTCAATTCTAGTATTAAGTATATATTAAGATTCGCTCTCAGAATCCTGATCAGCTATTTGCTGCTTACCTTTTTCGGTTAAGAATAACCACTCTACTCCTTCAGCATCTTCAACACTATCGGCATAACCTCTATCAACGAGAGAGTTAACAATCGACTCAGCTAACGATCGCATTATTAGATCTTGAGCTTCTTCTTCTTCCCATACTAGTTCTGCTCCATTAGTCCATTTTGTAAATAAGGACTCTGCTAGAACTCTCTCCAGTATGTCTCGATTAATCTCTTCTTCTTCCTGCCAGGACTCTACAATTATGCCTGCGGCTTGTTGAGCGACTTTCTTTACCTCTTCTGGGTAATGTTCTGCTGAAATCATAACGTATGTTTTAAATGGTGGAGATGACGGGAGTCGAACCCGTGTCTCCGAAAGAGACAATAACACCAACGTTTCACATGCTTAGTACTGCTTTCGGGCCCGTATGCTAAACTTAGGCTAGCTGGGTCTGTCTACTGCACCGTAAGGGCTGACCGGTTATGGTCGAATCCACCACCTTGTTTTAATTGACTACAAGGAAAACTACGGCTCGCAATATGCGTCCGGATGCCGTCTCTATAGCGTACGACTCGCTGTTGTGTTCTGTTCCTAGGCTCTCTACCGCCCGATGCGGACTAGGCTGCTACAGCGTAGTCGGCGCCTACGAAAGACATTAAGTCTTCGAAGGTCATAGTTGACATTTCGTCATTTGTTGTTTAGTATCTTCTAAGGCAGTATACTCAAATGCCTGCATGTGGTATTACCTCAACATTCGGATCAATACCAAACATCCCCATATTGTAAAGAACTAAATATAAATATCACTTGCCTCTCGATTCATTCAAACGAGCAACTTGTTTAGCAGTCTCTGGATCTCGTATGATGTTAATCCAGGTAGTTGATTTATGGTCAGCAACTACGTGTCCGGAAAAACGAGAAGTTGTAGAATGGTTTACGCAGGTATCTTTATACCCAAGCTCTACTCGTTTAGTTGGAATAGCACTCTTACAAACTTTGCAATAATATGTCATAACTGTTTATTTTAATATTAAAGAAAAAAAAGAGCCCCGAGCCTAGACAAGCTAGGGCGTTTAGGTTATGAAAACAATTCTTTAAAGCATCTTGTTCTATCTTTTCGAGCTATGATACGGGCTTCTACTTCTAACGGATCTCCATCTTCGAAAGCCATATCCAATTTACCTTCTTTAGCCATTGCTCGTAAATGACTTCTTAACGGCTGCTGGTAGTGTACCCATTCGTGAATCATAGTATCGATGATATCCATTATCGTCTTATTCTTATCTTTGCTTACGAAGATCGTATTTTCTATCCAATCATACTCTCCGTAAATTCCTTCAGTAAGGTAGTCTTCTTTTCGATACTGCAAGTCCGGATATGGTCCGTTTATCTTGCTCCTCCCGTAATTAGATACACACCACCAATACACTTTTTCGACATCTGCTCTAGTTGGCTTGCTCTGTTTAGTTCTCTTCTTCATAGTTATACCTTTTACGTGGTTAAAGATACAACCTATTTCTTAGAGTTAAAACTATCCTCTGCTCCTAGCAGCAATTATAAATATAGAACTGCTTTACTTTTCGTTGAGAACTTCTTTAAGAGGCTTAGTCCATCCACCGTACTGTGAGGTAGCAATCCAGCCTGTTTCGGGATCGTAAAGGTAGTTGAACTCCTCGGCGATCTTGTTACTGTAAAACTCTTCCAGGGTAGTGGTCTTAGCTTCTGAGTTTTTCTCGTTTCGATCTCGTCCGTAGAAGACGCAAACATCTTCTTGAGGATCATCAAAGGTATGAGTAGCGTCTGAAGAAGCGGTGATCTTCTCGTTTAAGGAACTAAGGTCTCCTAGTTCTAAAATCTGATCGATCAATTCTGGATCGGTATAATACTCTTGTAAGAGTACTCCGTTATGTTCAGGGTATCCGTCCCAGTGACAGTATACAGAGGTTACTGAACCATCAGAATTTAACTTGCCAATTCGTGAACGTGTTGCCATGTGTTTATATATTTTTGGTTAGGAATTAAGCACGGGAGTAGGTTACTTGCTCCCGTGTGATGTTGAATGCGAGTCTTTCGCCAGCAGTTCCGAGACGGTTCTTACTGAACTCCATTATGCAACGATTCTCTTCTCTATCGCGAGACATTTCGAGCATTGCGGAAGTCATATGCTTAAGACGGTTGCTTCCTAAGAAGTCTCCGTTCTTAGTTACTTGCTGAATAATCAGGAAGCAGGTATATAGGCTAGCTTGGTTGTAGCCTTCGTTATGCTTTTCCATAAGATCTAAAATCCAGCTCTCAGCTTGAGACTTAGACATTCCGGAGTAATCCTGAACGGTACGGCACACCTCAGCCCAAGAGTCTATGAGCACAAGATCGTAACCGTTCTGCAAGATTCGTTCGATAGCTACAACAGGATTCGTCTTAGCATAGTCGGCCAGGAATAGGATATCCAGGTCAGCGAAAGCAGGGAAACGTTTACAGTAGCGGAACATATCTATTCGGCCCATCTCTCCGGAGATGAATAGAACTTTCTTACCAGATCGCTTCGCACGATCTACAAAGTCAAGACCTACAGTCGACTTACCTACACCGGGACTACCGATAAGGATTACGTTTGTAGCGGGCATAAAGCCGCCTTCGGAGGAAATAAACTGGTCAAGATTCTTATTACCAGTTCTGATTGGAGAGAAGATTTGCTGATCAAAATTTAGATCTTTAATCCTAACGGTGTTTACATCGAAGGTACCGTAGTTAGTTTCCATTTTAGGAACTGAAGGATTGTTGCTGATTAGTCCGAGAGTCTTTGCTCGAACATAACCTACCATCTTACCCGTAGCAGGGTTCAGGAATTTTTGTTGTGTTAGATTCATAACCTATTATTGTTTTACTTTTGACTGATATAACTAAAGATAGATACTTTTTTTCAGACTAGCAACTTTTTGTTGATCTTTTTTTTCTATCTTTTGCTTTCTCATTAATATACCGAAAGATAGGAACTATTTTTCAGACTAGCAACTTTTTTTCAAACAAAAAATAACCCACTGAGAATCAATGAGTTATACCTAACTACTTGAGAATCAATGAGTTATGATTTCTTAAATTTTCCCTTGGTTTGAGGGCCAAATTCTTCAACCGATATAGGTCCGTATGGGAACTTTTTTAGGTCGTATGTCCATCGACTATCTACGTTTCCTTCTTCGTCTTTGTATAGGACTACAAACTTTGTTTCTTTCTGAAACTTTTCTTCTTTGGCTTCTCGAGGACCTCTTCTACTAGCTAGTACCTGTTCTACTTTTTGAGATATATCTTGCTCGGGGAGAGCATTATTGGTTTTGCCGTAGAGTTGTTTTTTCTTTTCCTTACTTGCCTTTGACATTCTTTGCTCCCTTTACTGCTGGTTTTTTAGTGCTCTTGTTCGCCGGAGCTTTCTTTGCAGTAGATTTCTTTTCAGATTTGATAGCAGGTAATGCGCTTGCACCTGCAGTCGGAGTGACTACCGGGAAGTTAGTCATTTCAAAATCGATCTTGTCAGATTCAACGGGGAGGATTTCTTCGGCAACAGCTTCTTTGTTTCCTGTAAACCAGCTCTTAAGTTTTTTTAAAAGGCTCATTGTGTTTTGTTTTGCGTTTTGGATTGTGAAATTGTTTATGATAAAAATACTATACTCTTCTTCGGTAAATGGTCTTTTAAGGAGTCCCATTTCTTTTATCTAGTTTGTTATAAATAGTTTGTTTTTTACTACCAAGCTCTTTTAATTTAGCGAATCTACTGTCCGCTTTTAAGATCTTATTAGCTACTTTCTCTAACGCTTTTCTCTTTAGGGAGTCTTTCTTTTCTTCTTTCATCTACTAGTCTTTGAATTGCTGGTGTTAAATATCTGTTCCATGGGTTGGTATCTAACTCTACCTTTACTCTCGGTAACCTTGGATATTTAATCTTGTCTTGAAACCTTTCTTTGTAACCTGCTATTTTATTAGTTTGCATAAGCTGATCTTTCACATAGAATTGATTTCCACTCTTTACAGGTTCCGATTATGGCTGTAATGCTATGCGGTATAGCTTCTTTATCTAACAGCCTAAGTATCAGAGTCTGCATAGTCTTTCTCCTATCAACATGAAGTAGAGGATCAATTCCAGCTGGCACATACCTGTCAACAAGCTCACTGACTATTAGTTCAGTATCCTTATCTACTTTCATTTTAACCAAATTAGGCTTTTTTTGGCTTTTCAACAACTTGTTCTAGCTCCTTAATTAATCCTTGAATCTGGCTACACCTTTCATACATTTCATTTTCACTAAAAACTTCTAAGCATTTTGTTAGAGCAAAGCTCCATTGATCTTTTTCAAGTTTAAACTTATATACGTTCAAAGGATCCTCTCTAAGCTGTACATCAAATACATTTACTGTCTTATACTTTTTAGTCATCCCTCTTTTTATAGAAGCATATATTACTTCTGTTATCTCTAAGTCATTAGATTCTAACTTAGCTTTAAATTCACTCAAGGTACTTACAGCTATTTGTTTCATTTAATTATTTTAATTGTTCAAGGATACTTGTCATATACTTCAACCAAGGCTCTTTAATAAATAGCTCCCTAGCAGTAGTATAAGCCTGTTTACTGCAGTACGCCCAATACTCCTCGTCTGCCCATAAATCGTAAGCTTTGTTACTTCCGGCGGGTACATCGTCTGCAGCGACACTTAGTTCTGGATGGCATAAACGTTGAGTGTCAACTTGTTCGTTACCTATTACTGGTATTCCTAGGTATGCACAGTTGAGGGAAAAGGTTCCAGCTGCAACTGTAGGCATCATATGAACTCCTATTTTAAAGGTAGAAAGTTCTTTCATCCAATCTATCCACGACAGATAGGGAAGGTGTTTAACTAGGATTTCTTCTCCAGGTCTTTTATTGTGCATAGAAGGTACCCAAGCCTCGTATCCTTTGTCAATTAAGTACTTAGATACTTTGTAGCTTTTCATACCTCCATACCACCTACAGAAGTTTCCTCCTATTATGAGCTTCTTCTCACGAATAGGAACTTTATCGACAATCTGTTTTACACTGTCTTCTATGAGGAGAGTTCTCATAACAGCTACTTGTTTACCGTAGACCGAGTAGTATGCCTTGTCTGCTTCATTGTGGCAGAAAATAGCATCACTTTGATCTAATATAATCTCATGGTATATTTGTTCTGTTAGACTGTAGTCTTCCGGGAACCAACTTGGCCCTTCTTGAACGAAACATACTTTACCGTTCTGGCTCTTAAGTGTTGGAATAATTTTGTCTAGAGTTCCACTACTGCAGAACATATTATACAACCTAGGCGGCTGTGTATTAGACAGTGTTAGCCCTTCAGCATTTAACTCAACATTTCCTTTAGGCCAGATTATAAAGACAAAATCAAACCCGGAGACGCTTTTGTAATTAAAGAGAGAGAAGTGTTCTGCGTCTAAGGCATGCATCCAGGCAAACTCAGTTCGCATATTAGGGTAGTTTGCAGGAATCTTACCTGTCATGCCCATTTCGGTTAGGAAAGCAATTTTCATTTATACAACCTGTTTCGTGATCAAATATTCGTATGTATGTTTAACTGCAGCTTCAAACGGTGTTAGTTTGAAATTAGGGAATACTTGTTTTAATTTTTCGTTACTAGCATCTTTTCTGTACTGCCCATCTAAATCTCCGGAGTATCTAATTTCAAAATGTTCTAATCCTAAAGCTTTTAACGTAGCTAATGTTAGTTCGTTTATAGATAAAACTTCCGAGGGGCATACGTTAAGGTTAGTATAGGTGTTAGTCTCTATCATCTCTACTATTAGCCTAGCTAAATCTTTTGCATACATAAACTGTCTAAGAGGCTTACCTGTTCCTAGTAATTCAATATAAGACCTGCCTTCTTTTTGAGCAACTATAATTTTTTTCAACAAAGCGCTTACAAAATGACTTCCTTTATCGTCGTACTTATCGTATTCGCCGAAAAGGTTACACGGTGTAAGGTAGCAGTAATTACTGTTGTTATTCGTAGCATTGATTACATCTACGTGGACTCCCATAACCCTCTTTGCATATCCGTATCCGTAGTTGGTAGGAGTCGGAGGTCCGAAATGTAGATCTTCTTCTTTCATAGGGTATTGAAACTCTTCTATACGGTCAAAGTTATCCGGGAATACACAAGTACTGAGAGCTGTGATAAAATTGTTTACTTTAAATTCTCGACAAGCTCTGACAATGTTAAAGTTCATCATTAAGTTATCTTCGAAATAAACCAGCGGTCTTTCAATATTATCTCGAATACCTCCCACTACTGCAGCTAAGTGTATTACAATTTCCGGCTTGTACGACTGTACGTAGCTGTAAGTATGAGAAGGATTTAATAAATTAAGCTGATGTGAGGAGGGGTAATCTGCTTGTGGGAGTAGTTCTCTTAAGTACTTACCTACCATACCACTTCCGCCTGTAACTAGTATTCTTTTCATATTTAGTATCTTGATATAAATTCAGATCCATCTCGATCAGGATCTGCTGTATATTGATTAATCCTATCTAAAACATCTCTATCTAAATCCCAATCTACGGGAACTGTTTTATGCTTAGCTGCTCCAAAATCTTCTAGAAGTCTCTGCTCTCGACTTGTAAATATATCTCCTACGTGAAGATAGTAGCAATTGTAGCAAAGTAATTCTAAATTCTCCAATCGCCAATCACTCTTAATACCGCTCTTAAAATTTAAAAGCAAAGGTACTTTAAAGTCTATAACTCTCTTTTCGTTAAAGCCACATTTACAACATTCATTAGATAGGTATCCCTCTACTAGTAGTCGATGCTTTAGCTTATTAATATTGTAGGACTCTATACTCATACCTTCCTGAAGTAATTTATGAAGGTGAGGTTCTTTAGAAAGAGAGTTAAATTTAGGAATACCTTTACCGGCTTTATTCTTATGAAGATCAAATAAAGTTAATCCAGATTTTTCATCTCTATACAATTTAGAGTAAAGTCTATAGGTAGGAAAAGAAACATTCAAGAATCTTGCTGCACCGCGATTACTTTGAGTACGAGACATTGCGTACCTGATCTGCTGTTCAGTCAAAAGTACTGCTTTCGGCATATCACTTTTCTAATTTAGGATTGACTCTTAACATCAGGTTCCATAGATCGAGAGGAGTCTCTAGAGTAATCTCGTTTCCGTCCGTACCTATTAATGTGTTTAAGCTCTGGTCTGGGTTTGTTCTCTCCCAGAGATAAAATGTTATTAATTCAAAGCATTCTTTTCCATATTTAGCTAGTAGTAGCATATCTATAATTTCAAGAAAGCCTTCATCGTAGGTTCCGAAATCTACTTTTAAATCTGCATATAGTAGAGTGCTGCGGGTTGATACAGCTTCTAAGTGTTGTATTACTTGCAGGAAAAGTTCTCTTTGTTTATCAAATTCTTTCTTCGTTCTGCGCTTTAAGTTGGAATTTACATTCAAAATTTGATCTACTGCTTGTCTAACTATCTCTAACCCTTTTTGTTCATTACTGTCCATTCCTTTTACTTTTAGAACTTTTATTTCGGATTGTTGTAGGTATCTTATTGTACTGGTCTAGCTTTGAAAGTACTTCTTTTATCTCTATACATTTCTCAAAATCTTCTTCATCTGTATAGTACTCCATGCATGCATTTAAAGCATTCTTCCAAAACTTATAAGGTATTTCAATACAGTACCCGGAGTTATTAACCTCCATTATGGTTGCATCTTGCTTATTAGTCTCAATAGCTCTCTGTATACCTTTAGGAGTTTCTTTACGTACCAAGTCTAAAATTGGTTCATACTCCATTAACTCTTCTACACTAATCCCTTTTAGTGGAGTTATAACCAAGTTAGGTACTTTATTATTTAGCCCTACTCTTTTTTTCATATTAAGCTCCTTTAATGACTCTGTTCATTACAAAGTTAGCGATCGAGGCTAAAGGTAGCATAAAACCGATAACCGTTGGATCTTGAACTTCAGTGTCTCTATCTATTTGCAATCCCTGCTCGGCAAATTTCTTCTGTAGAATTACAGCTATCTTATTTGCTAGATCATTTAGCTTTCTAATATCTAACTGCTGCTCTGATTGAGGGTAGAATCTAATCTTAACTCCTCTCTTAGTTTCGTTGATATTAGTATCAAATTGAACTGCGAAAGATACTCCTTCGAGTTTAACTTTATACTGCGGTTTTGGAATTATAGCGGCTTCTTTAATCATCGTTTTATAATAAATATCTAGAAAATATTTTTGAACCAAGGTTGAATCATTTCTCGAGAATCAAGACTATCTACTCTTATGATAAATCTATCCCAATTATAAACTCCGGGTTCTGCGGTTTGTTCAATTACAAAGGGTATATTCTGAATAAAATCAGTATAGTGTCTAGGGGTGAAAGAAGTTCCGTCGAATAGTATCGTTATAGCTGTTTTAGGAAGTCCGCTGCCAAGTTCGTGAAACTTACCGCTTAGATCAAACAAAGTCTTTTTTTGTTCAGAGACTAAATACTCCTCGTATGAGCAATCCACCCACATTTCATCACACCACGGTTCTAATAAATATATAAGCTCTTGATCACAGTTGGTAATTATAAAAGCAGTTTCATACCTCTTAGTTACAATAGGGAGCAACTCTTCGTTATGTAGGACATTAATCTTCCACTTCCTCCACCACTCTCTAAATTTATTCTTTCTAAGCTGAGTATACTCTTCCGAGTCTTCTGGTTTAAGCCATACGTTTCCTTCTCCTAGATTTATTTTATTCTGTATCTTTACTCCATCTTTAAACCTACTTCCTCTACAAGTCATATGGTACACAAAAGCATCTCTAGCTTGTACAAATTTATATCCGGCTAAAAACATCCTATTAAAGAGATCCGAGTCTTCAAGCTCCATTGGAGCAAATAACTTATCATGACCTCCTATTTTTATAAAATCTTCTTTATACATAATCCACGGAGCAAAAACACCTTCGGTTATCCTTCCTTGCTCTTGCTCTGAAGTTTGTTTGGCAAAAACTTCAAACTCCTCGAATTTAAAATCTTCTGGTTCTAGTCCGAAATCCTTTACTATCTTTTCAGGTCCCGGTGGATGGAGGGGAGGTTCTATCCTAGTTAAAGAAACAACAGTGCCTGGCTTTACATGCTTAGTAGCATTAATATAAGTTTCAGACATTACCATATCGGCATGAAATATAGCAAAGACTTCGTTAGAGCAAAGCTTAACTCCTTGATCATATAACACAGTATGTCCTACTCTCTCTTCTTCAAAGTTTCTATAAATCTCTACATTAGGATCTCTAGTCCTTATAACTTGTAGCCACTCCCAGGTACCGTCTGTTGAAGCATCGTCTAGTAGTACTATCTGGCTGCTCCAATATTTTCGAATGCTATGATAGGCTTGTTTTAAATACTTAAGGTTATTCCTACTTGGTATAATAAAGCTTATGTCCATATATTAAAGATATACTATTTTATTCTTATAACCAACTATATCACTATCCAATCAGAGCAGTAAATATCTCTAGTATCCCAACTTGCATATGCTGGTCCAAACCATTTCTTAGGTGCTACAACAATCTTATTCTTATTCTCATTTAACCATGCTGCCCACCAGCTAAATGTTGAGTTAACTATTATGTTATGGGTACAGCAGCTCATTAAAAGCAGGTCATCTGAGTCTTTATTTCCTTCTACAAAGAAGAAATTATCTCCTTGGAAAGTATACTTACACCACTCTATATCATCTGAGAAGATTAGATATTTTGTATCAGCAGGCATATTGCTCATTGCTTGATAATAGTATTCTAAAGGCTGAATAGGGTGGTGTTGCTGCCTGCTTAGGTAGTCTCCTCTTCTTACGTGTAGGGAGCATAGAGTCATACCTTCGTAATGCTTAAAAAGCTGCAGAGCTTCTTCTTTCTTAGTAGGTGTAAATAAATCTCTTATAAACTGCTCACAGTGTTTAAAGTATTTTTCACTTTGGAAATAACCGTCTAGCAGTATACTATTTTCGTAAACAGGTATTTCCTCATAATTAAAACTAGGTTCTTTATATCTTTGAAATTCTTGCAGAGGTAGGTTTACTGGGATTATTTTCTCGAAAAGATCTTCTCTATAAGTGTTAAAAGAATTATGTACAGGAAAAGTATCTTGTAGGGTTATTATAGGAGTATGTCCATTTTTAAGAGCATACCCGTATACAGCTGCTATCTGAAACATAAAGTTTCCTAATCCTCCTACTAGCTTAGTCGTTACTATTTTACTTGTCATAGTTTTTATTTTCCCAACATTCCCATATAAACTCGTATTCGTATCTTAGTTTAAATCCAAGAGATGTTAAACCTTGTTGTATTAAGTTTCTCCTTTCAGTACAGTTCTCTATAAAGCTATGAAACTGTACTTGTACAAATCTAAATCTTTTTAGAATATCACTTTGTATCCATTTTTCAAAAAGAGGATATTCTTCTCCTTCTATATTAACCTGTATTAGGTCGACTCTACCTATGTTGTACTTCTCTAAAAGAGCTTCTAAAGTTATACATTGAACATCATACTCTACTCCGAAAGAGCTATACGCTGTAGATGCATCTCCTGATGCATACAGTTTTATTACTTTAGGCTCGGTGCTTATTGCGATATTCTCTACAGAAATCTTTTCTTCGTAGTTTGGTATATTTGTAGTAAGTCTAGATACCATTCTGTTGTAAAAGCTAGGTATTGGCTCTACTGCTACAACTCTACAGTTATATCTTCGTACTATATTCTCTGTCCATAGCCCTTCGTATCCGCCTAACTCTAGAACTATAGAATTCTCAGTTAGAGGATAATCTAAGATGTGAGTATTGTCGCCATCACCCTTATTCCATTTCTTATGTGCTTCTGTTAACATTATGCTCTACTTAATATGTTATCCACTACCTGTTTAAGTCTATCTAACAAAGTCATATAGGGTTTAGCTGCAAAATAATTTCTTTGTACAGAATCTAACCTATCAAAATAATCTTCTACTCTGAGATTATTTACTGTTGTGATCGCTTCATCTGCGGACTGTACGATGAAGAAGCCTTTTGTATCAAAAAAATCACATATATTACTGCAACCGTAATATACGGGAATTGTCTTAGTTATCAAACAGTCTATGATTTTTTCTGTAAAACAATTCTTCTGTGCCGTATTTTCAATACAGAGGTGAAACATAGAATTAAACATAGGTGTTTTTGTATCTCCTAAAACTTTATTTCCATATAGATTAGGAACACCGCCGTGTCTACTTATATAAAAATCTGTAGGTATCTGTATTTCAGGTTGCCTAAAATAAATTTCTTTTCGTAGTCTGTGACCGTAGGTTATTTCTTTAAACCCTGTTAAATGAGATACTTGAAATTTTTTCTGGGTTGTTAGGTCATAATCCCATACCCAGGCTGTACCGAAAGCCATAAACCAGGCGTTAGGACAGTTTTGAAGAATTTCTTCATCGTACGTGATAATAGCGTCAAATAGCTTCGCATAGCTAATAGCTGTCTGCTTAAACCTGCTTATTTCTTCGACTTCTTTTACCCAGAGTATATTAAAGGTATCTGAGAATATTTCAACATTTTCTACTGTATCTACGAACAAGCGTACCGGTCTTTCAAATTCTATTTCTATTTCAGGCCAGGTATTATCAGTTGTACTATATAAGATTTGTTTCATGTAGAACTTCTTTTAGTTTTACTAACTTCTCTTCATCTATATTAATATCCGGTATATGTCGGTTGTAAAATAGTTTGTAGTATAGTGCAAACCTTTCTAATGCCCATTTTCCATACCCGGGATTAGTATCTTGCATTCCTTTATTATATATTCTCATACCGGTACCTATACCTGCAAAATGAAACAGTAGCTCCCCAAAGTCCATATCGCTATTTAAATAGGAGTACTTATTTACCCTACCTCTTTCGTTACTTATACCTCCGACTAAGTCTTCGTTTAATATAGCAATCTTACCTCCGTTATGTAAAATATCAAAAGCGACTGGATCAAAGAAATCTAAAACAGGATGATTAAGAGGGTTGTAAATACCTTCTATCATTAAGGATAGTACTTCTGGTTTAAGATCAGATATCTTGTTCTTGTTAAAGCCGAAAAAATATGTCTGAGTAACATCTGAATATCCTCGTATGTTATCTATTCCGTTTAAATTATTTTTATAGCAACGGACTGGGCCAATAAGGTCGTACCCTTCTTCGATCTTATCGTAAATAAGACTTAAAGCTTCTTTTCTAAAAATAACATCACTGTCAATATGAATAATGTAATCATATTCTTTTGCATATTCTTTTATTACCTGAGTCCATATATAAGCTGTGCCTGCGTGTCCTCTAGAGTAATGAAAATGGACTGAGGGGTCGAGTACATGGTAGTCTGCGTTGGAAAAAATACCAACTTCATTAAAATCAGTATTTATACCAAAAACATTAATTTTAGTTTTAGGGTGATACTTGTAGAAAGACTCTAAACATTTTCGAGCTACAAAACCACAGCTGTAAGCTTCTGTGAAAAGAAATATTTTTTTATCCATTTTTAAACAGATCGCTTTTATACTTAAGAAATGCAAGACGGTCTTCTAGCGGTAGAGATTGGTAGTAATGCCAAACTTCTCTCATAGCTCCTTCTAATGGATTGCTATTCCATACAGGGTCGTGATACATATGAAATACATCGATATGAGGATTATCTGCATATTCAATATGTCCAATTTCATCAAGTACCTTACTCCAAAACATCTGATCCTCTACCGCGTAGCCCCAGAATATCTCAGGATCAAAACCTCCTACTCTAGTGAAAGCTTCTTTAGTTATTAAAATAGAGCCTCCTTTAGATCCTTTGAGCTGCGGTTCTGAAACCCAAGGAGGGTTATTTTGTAGTTCGTTATGATCTAGAGTAGCTTCCAGTAATCTTTCAGTCCACGACGGGTTTACATATAGCACGCATCTGCCACCAAAAGGTTGTAAGCATTGTACTTCTGGGTTTAAGTTTTTTTCTAATCTAAGAAAGAAGTCTTTCTTAACTATTATATCTAAATCATGTAGAAGATAGTACTTTGCTTTATTTGAATACTTAACTCCGAAGTTATAAGCAAAGCTGCGGCTATAAGTTGCGCGTACGTTACCGGGAGTGTAAATGTAATTAACATCACCAGTAAGCTTTTCTTCACTGTAAGGTGCAATATCGTGTTCAACAAAAGTTAAAAGTATGTTAGTAAACCTATTACTTTCTGTTTTATTATCAAAGTAATATCTTATAGCTTCTTTGAAAGTTCTAACTGTTGTATCTAAAAAGTTATACCTTCCTTGAAAACCTACTATGACGTTTATGTCGCAATCTTCGTCACTGAGGAGTTTAATCTTTGAAAGAGTTTGTATCTCTGCATAATCAATTCTATTCTGATCTACTACTCTGTATAGTTCATTCATCTTCGTATAATTTTTCTAAAGGAGTATATACAGGCATATTCTGAATAACACGATCTACTCTCTTTATCTCTTCCTGTAGATACTTTGATTCATTATAAGGATTTTCTACATTGTAGACATACAGTATCTCGGGAATATATTGACTTTTATCTATACCGCACATCTCTAACATAGGATATTGAAATACTCTATCTCCAGATAATGCGAAATGTTCTCCAGTATCCGGATCTATAAAGTCTTCAGATTTTATCTTTAAAAATAACTCTCGTTTGAAAGTCCTTAAGTGTGATCCTAACCAGGTATATGTTCTAAATGTTCTTAACGCCCTAACTGTTAAAGGATACTCTCTATAGTGGTATGTTACATCTCTATAAGGATATTCTTCGTACGTGCCGTAAGTCATCCAACACCCGGTTTCTACATACTCTTTATTTACTCTCTGTAAAACTCCTGAATGCGGAAACCAGTCATCACCATCTAAAGTAACAATTATAGATCTAGCAGGTGCTAACTCGACTGCTAGACGGTAATTCTCTACTTGGTACTTTCGAGTCTCGTTACGTATTACTCTTAGATTTTTATTTCTAGATTCAAACTCTTTGACTATTTCAAAGCTTCCATCGTCTGAGCAGGCGTCTATGTACAATATATTAAACGACGGGTAGTCTTGCTCTAATGCGCTAGTTAAAGATTTTTTTACATAACCGATTACATTTCGAGCTGCTATAACAATAGTCACGTGGTTATATGTCATACTGCCAGTATTCGATCATTTCCTGCAACATCGTTTCAAAAGTATACTTAGGCTTCCAACCTGTCCGCTCTCTTAGTTTTGTTGCGTCACCTTTTAGGTTATTCAGTTCTTCCGGTCTTAAAAACTTTTCATGCGTTACAACATACTCTCTATAATCAAGACCTAATTCGCTAAATACAAAATCGCACAGCTCGGCTACTGAATGAGATATTCCGGTAGCACATACAAAGTCGTCTGGCTGGTCTAGTTGTAGAATTGAATGCATAGCTTCCACGTAATCTTTAGCATGTCCCCAATCTCGGGTTGCTTGTAAGTTACCTAGTACTAACTTATCTGATTTACCTTGTTTAATCCTGACAGCTTCTTTGCATACTTTATTTGTAACAAAATTTGTACCGCGGCGAGGCGATTCGTGGTTAAACAGTATACCGTTTGAGATATACATGCCGTAAGAATTTCTATAATTTCTAGCTATGTTATAGCCAAATACCTTAGCACAGCCGTAAGGAGATACTGGATGCAAAGGGGTAGTTTCTCTCTGGTATCCATCAGCATCAATTGAGTTGCCGAACATTTCTGAGGAGGATGCTTGGTATATTTTTATCTTAGGGTTAATTTCTTTTACTGCTTCTAATAGATTTAAAACGCTTAGTCCTGTTGCATTAGCTGTATAAAGGGGCTGGTCAAAAGAGATACGTACGTGAGACTGAGCAGCTAGATTATAAATTTCATCAGGCTGTACTTTATTTATTACTCTATACAAAGAAGCGATATCAGTCATATCAGCGTAATGCAGTCTAATAAGTCCGAAAACTTTATCGAGTCTTGCTGTTTGATTCTCAGCTACAGAATTTCTCTTAAGTATTCCGTGAACGTGGTATCCTAATTCAAGCAAATACTCTGCAAGGTAAGAACCATCCTGTCCGTTTATTCCTGTAATTAAAGCTGTTTTATTCATTATCGTTAACTATTTTAGATATTAACTCAATCTCCTGTTCTGATAGATCTTGATGATTAGGTAAGTAAAAGCCTTGTTGGTGTAGTAATTCACAGTTAGGAAGATCTACTGGTTGGTAGTATGATTTCCAGAAAGGCTGTCTAGCCATTGAGCCAGCAATAAGGGGTCTTACTTCTATCTTAGCTTCTCTCAATGCCTGTACTATCTTCTCTCGGCTAGGACTGACTACCGGATAGGCAAAATTAGAAATTAAATCACTATCTTGTACTTCTAAGGATAGTTTATTGTGTCTGATTAAATGCTTGTAGTATCTGAAATTTCTCTGTCTTTTAACTTTTATATCATCTAGTTTACCTATTTGACGTAGTCCTAAGAAAGCTTGTAGGTCTGTTGCTCTAAGGTTAAAACCCGGGTAGTAGAAAGTGTATTGAGCATCAAAATCGGAAATGTTATGTCCGTTTCTTAAATGTGCTTGTTCAGAAGGTTCTAAATCTCTATCCCATCCGTGATTTCTCATCATTAAAGATACCCCGGCTAAGAATCTATTATTTGTACATACAAAACCTCCTTCTATGGTGGACAGGTGGTGGCCGTAGTATAAACTAAATACAGACATTTCACCAAAGGTTCCTAGCTTTTTGCCTTTGTATTCCGATCCCATTGATTCGCAAACATCTTCTAATAGCACTACATCGTGTTTTTTACATAGAGCTAGAATAGCATCCATATCAGGAACAAATCCTAAAACGTGTACTAGTATAAATGCTGCAGGTTTATGTGTTTTAAATAATTTTTCTAGGTGAGTTAAGTCTACAGCTAAGTTTTCAAGATTACAATCACATAGTATAGGGCGAAGTCCTAGTTGAGTACAGGAAGTTACATCTGTTATCCAAGACAAGCCTGGAACTATGATCTTATCGTTCTTTAACTTTGCAGTATGTTTTAAGACTGATAGCATCAACAACAAGGCTGATGAGCCAGAGTTTACATACGTTGTGTATTTTACTCCTAGGTACTCGGACCATTCTGCTTCTAATTGTCTAGTTAAAGGTCCTTTAGTTAATTGAGGTGTAGGATTTTGCTGTAGCCATCCTACTAAAGCATCTATATCGCTTCTATCTATAGTATCTGAGACTAGTTTAACTGGTTGCATATAAAGTTTATTTAGTACTTTAGTAAATGTCTACTATCTGTTACTTTCATTTCTATATCAGAATAGTCAGCTTTTTGCCAAGCTAATGCTGGGTAGAAGGAGTATGTAGGTACTACTGAATGTAGTAATGCTAGCCATACATCGGCGCTAACTACGTTAGTGTATGTAATAGGAGGAGTCATCTCGAGAATTCTGAGTAGGTGGTATTCTAAATTGTAATGTATGTACTCAAAAGCTTCTTTCCTGTAGCCTATTGCATGAGTAGATAAACTACTTTTACACCTTAAAATATTAGGGTGTTCTGTTGTATACACTCCGTTGCTGTGATTACCTCCGAAATATAACATACCCCAGTCGCCGGGTACTTGTTCGATATACTCAGCGAAACGTTGGTTAAAGTCTTCCGGAAATTCAACATCATCTTCTAAGAGCAGTACATTGCCTGCGCCCTCTGCAATTAGCTTATTAAAGAAGCCGACAAAACTATCTAGGTGAGCTACATTAGCTCTATATCTCTGCTCATACTCCGTATCAATAAAAATATCTTTCCAATCGGTAGCTGAATATCTTTCAACTAAGAGATTGTGTTTTTTAAAAACCTCTTGGGAAGTTTCCCATCTATCTGTTCTCCTATCTAGATTAAGGCAGTATGTTTTATCAAAAAACTGATTAGGTGTCATAACGTGCTGTATAGTTCGTTCTGTTTTTCTTGGCGTTCAATAGTCTTAGGATGTATTAAATCATACCCTTCTGGAAGGTAGCTTGCTTCTCTTGCTCCGACTATACGTTCATGCACTTTATTTACCCAGCCAATCTCAGAAGTATTCTTAAGTATACGTGTCTGATAATCAGGGTAGTTAACCCATCCATTTTCATTAACATACCATCTCCACTTCAGTATATGTTCTTGAGTCAATCCTTCTACTGTATTAATTCTAGGAACAGCATAGAGTTCAACACTAGGGTTAAGTTCCAGTATCTCTGGCAAGGCCGTTAATAGCTCTTCGGAAGGGTATTCATCAGCGTCTATTTGAAAAATGTAATCTTTAGTACAGCGTCTTTTTAGGTTATTTTTATATGCTGAAAAGTCTTTATTTAAAGGATAGAAAGTTAGCTTTACGTTGCTGTAGATATTATCTCTAGAATCAGCTAACTGTTTCATAACTTTCTGAACTTCAACAGTAGTGTTCTTTTCATCTGCTTGTACGACAAGTTCATCTTCTTCTCTCAAAAAGGGTAGGAGTATTTTTCCTAACCTCTCTAATTCCCTATGTTCATTACAAACGGTTACTGCGTAGGAGATACTAGGCATCTTTTAAGGTTTGAAGTTGAAAACACCCACATAATCGCAAGCTTCTATAAAGTCTGTTCCGAAAAGCTTAAGCGTTTTTGTATCGCTTAAGTGTGTTATGTTCTTCTTAGCGTACTTTTCTTTTTCTTCTGCGGTTAATTCTCTAACCAATATACCTGCCCACTGCCAGTCTTCTGAATTAACTCCGTTAATAAACACTGTTCCTTTTTCCGGAATATTAATAGTAGACGGATACCATTTGCGTCCATCAGAGTCGATCTTTGCTAGGTCCTTATAAAGCTCTGGGTATCCGATTTCGAGTTCCTCAAAGTCGAATTCTCCTACTCTCATTAAATCTGTTGTGTTATAACCACACCCCCAGCAAAAATAGCTATTAGCAAATTCACTAATGGGAGCTATATAACATGCATCGCATTCGCATAGAGGACAGTGTCCTAAATTATCTCTACTTGTCATAGTATTCTTTCTTCTGTTGTTGTATAACTATTAAATACAGGAATTTCTGTGTGATTTACAACTCCTGCGGGGTACCCTGGTATATAAGGAATGTTGCTAGGAGTGCTTATTTCATTGAGTTCCTCCATTATTAGTTCCCAATCCTCGGTACTAATTTCACCTTCTCGCTTAGCTGCTGCGAAGCCTTTAAGCCATGTTACGAATTCACTACTTGTCATTGCTTGTTGCTTTTGTAAGTTTTGGAATATTGAGTGTTGGCATTTTAGGGAGAACTAAAGCTTGAAACTTCGGAGCTTTCTCGTTCAAGAACTTATTTAAGAGCTCCGACATTGCATCAAAGCTAAACTCTTTTTTTGCTTTATAGGCTTGTCGTTTAGCTAGGTCCAAGTACTTATCGTAGTTTTCATATAGTTCTAACATCATTTGATTAGTCTGAAGAGGGTCTGGTGCAAACCAGGATGCTTCGGCTATAATGGTGTTTTCTACGACTGCGCTTGGATGTACTTTAGTTAAACTACCGGACAATAGAAAAGTAAATTTAGGGTCTAGAAAATCTGTATGACCAGACCAACCGCTTGCTATAATAGGTTTTTTAACTTGAGTAAATTCAAGAAGGGGTCTTCCAAATCCTTCCCCTTTTGTGAAGTTAAGCATTGCTTTGACTTTAGGGTGGTTGTAGAGGTAATTAATCTCCTCCTCAGGCAGGTCTCCATATAGTAAATATATTCTAGGCAAATCTCCCTGTACTACATTTTGAATTTCAGAAAGTCTGCTAAGTATAACGTCTCTGTCAACAATGCTTGCACCGCTCATAGCAGTTTTCAAAATCAAGGCTGGTTTGTTCTTTCTATTTTTAAAAGTTTCTAAGAAAGCTTTTACCATGTAGCCTACATTTTTTCTATCCTCGTTTATGGAACCGGGTAGCCAATGCCCGACGAATAGGTAGCAGAAATCTTCTTCGATACTGTCTAAATCCTCTATTAATTCTGTTGCAGGGAGATCTGCATCCTCTATGGAGTAGTATTTATTAAGATCAACTCCTTCAAATAAAACTTCAACTGGGACTTTTAATTCGATAACACCTGTGGTCTGATCTTGTTTATTTCTGATTTCTGCTCTAGAATTTACAAAAACATTCTTAGCATGATTAGAAGAAACCAATACTAGGTTCATTCTATTACAACCTTCTATCCAAGAAGGATGACATATGTTAGTTTCAATCCCTGCCGTGACTCCACAGTTCCATTTGCCTACAGGTTGAAACTCAGTCGGAATTGTAATTTGAAACCAGTAGTCCGGCTGTTTAGGAAGTTGGTTACCTGCCAACATATACTTTTTCATCCATCCCCATTCTTGTTCGTGGTCTGATAAGTATCCGAAAGGTAAAGCACCCCATCTTTGAGACATGATTTTAATTTCCCATTCTTCTCCTTTCTCTTTTATTAGAGCTTTAATAAAATCTCTAGCACGAGCTCCATATCCGGAGTACGTATCTGGTGGAGCAGAAACTACGCATAACGGTTTATTCATATTAGTAAATTAATTTGTGTGTTAGTTTTTTTCGAGGTAATTTAGCAGCATGTATAAGTTCATGTTGCTTTCTAGGTTTCCATGTCTTTAATGTTTCTTCTACTCCTTCTATAATATTCTCTCCCATAAGCTCACCTGACATCATAGCTTCTCTAGAGGTAGCCCATTCACGGCCTTTTAAACCTCTTCTTACTCTTTCTTCAGAGTCAAGGTTGTAACACTCCTCCATTGCTTGTGCTAAGTCTCTAAAGTCAGCCCTATCGTCCCAAATGTAGGGTGTTGCTAGAGATCCCACCATTGAAGAGTTAGAAGGAAATACCGGTATAGCCCATTCACCACATTCCTTATACGTACCGAAATGGTTAGAGCAAAAATTCTCATTAAAGTCAATCCACTTACCATTCTCATCAACAAACCTCATCTGGTCTTGCATACCACCTGTTACAGTTGCTATAAACATCTTACCGCACATCATCGCTTCAGTTAAAGAGAGACCCCATCCTTCGTTACTAGAAGGAAGACAGACAGCATCGACGCTGTTGTATAGGTACTTCATGTCTGCAGGAGCGTATTTCGCCGGTGTAAATTCTACATTAGTGTGTTCTGGGTCGCAAAGTAATTCTTTAACTGCTAGGAGGTCTGTACCGTTTTGATCTAGAGGGTCTGTGTGTAGTAGGAGTAAACATTTTTTTGCTTTCTCTTTTCCTATCTTTTCGCAGAAGACAGTGTAGCCAGCTATAAGATCTGAGGGACTCTTTCTTCTAATATTTCTAGAATTGTATAAAAATACGAAATCGTATTGCTTATCTTTAAAAAGATTCTTTTTGAATTCTTCAAGCTTTTTAAACTCTTCTTCGTTGTTCTGGTCAATAGGGATAAACATCTTAGAATTTATACCGTGAGGTACATACTTCAACACTTTATCCTTTGTTTTCTCTCCTAAGACTAGCTTGTTTATATTTAAAGTTTGCTTTGATATAGCAAATAAAGCGTCGCAGGATTCGTAAAAAGATTTATTATATAGCGGAGCAGGCAGATCATCCCAGATGTTTAAGTACATCATCGGAATTTTCTTTCTAATTTCGCTCTCTATTGCAAATAACCAACCCCAGTATCTAGGATCTGTAAAAAAGATTATACCGTCTGGTCTTTCTCTATCGATAAGAAATCGTATCAGATCTGCGTTGCCATATCCATTAGTCGGGTATATAAGACCTGATGCGTCTGGAATGTTAGCGTTTTGACTTAAGTCCTGAGATATATCAATTACTTTTTGCTTATCTGGATGCTCTATCGCAGCACCTAGTTGAACCCAGTTAAAACGGTGACAGGTTTGAACTACTAGCTCTCGAGACATAGTAGCAATTCCTGAATGAAGTCTTAGATCGTCTGATAAAAGTAGTAGTTTCTTTCTTTTTTCTTTTGGAATGTAACCTTCTCTCATAAACTAATTTAATTACTTAACTTTTGATTCTTGTGGAAGCTGTAAATGATTGTGTGTTAATATTTGTTTTCTGAATTCTTCATCTGTTAAAAATAAATGTATACACCTGTCTGTTAATTTCTGAAGTGAAAATTTATGGCGTATGCAGAGTATTTTAAATTCTTGAAATAAATCAGCGTCAACTTTAACACTGGTTAATTGTTGTTTCGTACTCATATACTTGTTTATAAATAAATATATAAATACAGAGAAAAACAATCAACTATTGAGTATTATTTTTTTTATCACAAATATCGGGTCTATCATTAAAAGGACAAAACTTACAAGAATCCCCAACATTTTTATAATATTCTTTTTCTACATAAGCTCCTTCAGAAGTAAAGCACTCTGTGATAAAAGATTGAAAATCTTCATAAGCTTTCTTTACTTTAGTCTTTCCGTGAGCTGGTTTGAATTCTTGCACTCTGTGAATAGGAAACTCTGCTATTTCGGGAACTTTTCTTTTTACAATAAAAAAGGTAACATCTACATCTTCTTCCGATACTTGATTCATATCTGCAAAAAATCTCTTATAGAGTAGTACCTGATTTACTTTTTTCTCGTCTTTCTTATCTTGATCGGTCCATCCTCTTGTAGATGTTTTTATATCGTATATACTGTATCTCTTAAGTTTTTTATCGTATAAGATAAAGTCGATAGCACCTTTGAGTGTAACATTGTCTATTCCCTTATTAGCTTGGGTTAAAACAGGTATCTCTATACCTATAAGGTCTACATCACGTACAGAAAAATACCTGCTTCTCTTCTTTCTAACCCAGTCTAAGATAGCTAACCCATCTAGGTAGAACTCTTGCAATTCTTCTTTACTGGAAAAATGCTCGCCGTTATATTCTTGTACTCTTTTTTTATACTCCTCTATAAACCTTTGTTTAAAGTCTAAACAGAGATCCATTTTATCTGCTGCGGAAGCAGATTGGGTGTACATGACTTTAAGCCATAGCTGTAGTGTCTCGTGAATACTTGTACCGAAGACTAGATGTATCGAAGGTTTAAAATTATAGAGACCTTTTACATACTGGGAATACCATAGATAAGGACAAGTCTTATAGAGAGAATACTGTGAGTAAGAAACAGTTTTTTTCTTTCTAGCCATTTGTTTTGTTCTTCAGCTCCTGCTCTATTCGAGTAATATATAGAAGCCCGTCCATCAACTCTTCTCTAAAGTGCTGGATCCAGTCAAGCAATTCAAGGTCTGTTCTATCTAAATCAGTACCGTATTTAGCTTTGCCTTTCTTAGCTCTTTCAAGAAACATTTCTCTAACATTCTGAACGATAGAGTCTGGTTGGAAGTTATTCTCCATCTTGTACTCCTTTAAGTGGTTCAGGGATGAACTCTTCGTTAACGTGACTGCATTTAGAGCAGGCAAAAGTGGGTATAGGTAGAACAGAATCTCTGCTTGAGGCTGTTAGAAATTTAGAAACCTTTCTCAGATATAATACCTCTTTGAAAGTATCGTTGGAGCATTCTTCACATACGATAGGAAGTGTTTTTTCTATCTGTAAATTAATCTGACCTTGTTCTTGCATAATTGTTTATTTTAAAAATAAGAATTTAATATTAATGAGCAAACTTTTTTAGTGACCATCTCTAAGATTATGTGCTAGCTCCGGTGGTGCTTTTAAGGTAATACCGGAAGGTTGAGTTGTTGTCTCCATTAAGTGTTTGACAATTTTAGCAGCTTCTTGTGCTTGTTCTTCTTTAACTAAAATTACTAGCTGGTCATGTATCTGGGCAACAACTTGTCCGTCCCAACCCTTCTCTCTAAACGCTCTGTTAATGGCTAGAGCAGCTCGGTTAACTACTGATGCAGCGTAAGACTGGATCTGAAAGTTTAGTACGTTATTTAGTCCGTTACGGTAATCTCTATATAGATTCATAACTACTTCTTTGCCGTATTCAGTCTCTAATTCTTTTCGCACTCTCCAGTCCATTATCCTATCTTGCATACTCTCATAGACCTCTTTCACAACAGGTAAATGTCTGATGCGACCAACTGCATTTTTAATATAGCCGTTTTCTTTAACAAACTCCCTAGATTTATTAATCCAGTTTGCAACTCCCGGGAATCCTTCTAGATAAGCAGCGTGAAGTCTTTCTCCTTCTTTCTGCGGTACTCCTAGTGACATTGCAAGAGCGTAAGGAGACATACCATAAGCAATACCCAGTGAGTAAGCTTTAGCTTTATTACGCTTAGGTGCATCTAGCTTCTTAAGAAAGTTAGGTGCTTTCTTATCTGCAGAGACTCCTTCTAGTTTTTCAGTCTTAATAGCCACGTAAGAATAGAAATCATATCCAGTATCGAATATCTCTTGCAAGTTTTTATCATCCGATATAGATGCAAAAAGATGCGGTTCCAAGGATTCGTAGTCACAATCAATAAAAAGATATCCTGGATCTGATACAAAGAATGCTCGTATCTGGTTTGTATATTTGATGATAATTTCAGCAGCTTCGCCATCTTCCTTCGGTCTTGGCAGCTGTTGAAGGTCAGATCCGTATCGTCCTGATACAGTTCCGTTTTGTTTAAAGTAGGGGTAAAATCTTCCATCTTCTGCGCTAGTTAAAAACCTATCTACATAGGCAGATTTAATCTTCAAAAGCTTATTATAAATACGTAAATTTTCTGCCCAGGTGTGTTTATCTGAGATAGCTTGGATCATATCGTCGTCAAATTGCGGCTTGCCTTTTGTTGTTTCGGATAAAGGTTTAATACCTAGTACATCAAAAGCTATCTTACCCATTTGATCTTTTGACTGTATATTAAAGTAATCCCCGTTAGACTCTCTCCACAACTTCAAGCTAATCCTGGCGATCTCGGTTATATCTAGAAAAGACTTGTCTCCTGTTAAAAGAAAAAACTTAAGGTTACTATCAGGTAGTATAGATATTACTGCTTTATTTAAAGTATACTTTCCGGATTTATCCGATTTAGGTAGGTTAAGTTTGTGATGCTCTACAAGAGCTTGAGCAAAGCCTCCTTTGTGTGAGGGAGGGTATTCGGCTGTTGCCTGGTCTATAATCCACTTTCGTATTTTAGTATTAGCTAGAAGTTCATCTGTGACTGCTTTTTTATAAGCTTCTAGATCTTTCTCAATTTCATTCTTAGTTGCTTGTATAAGAGGTATGTCTAACATAATACCTTTTTCCTCCATCGGAATAGTTACTTCTCTATAAAGAGGCATTACTTCGTCTTCAAAGAAAAACTTATGTAGTCCTTCCTCGACAAGCTTTGTCATAAAGTGGTTGTATATCCTCAAAGTTAAGTCAGTATCGGCTGCAGCGTATTCTGAGAGTATGTTTAGGTCTGCTTTGTAGATCTCGTAATTATCTTTAGTGGTTGAACCTCCATTCTTCTTAATGCTATCTTTGAGTGCAACCTGCTCTTTGTTAGCTCTCTCCTCTACATCTAATCCAATCTCTTTCTGTACCATAATTGCAATCTCTTTCAATCCGAAAGGTTTACCTCCGAATCCAAAAGCGCCTTCTTCCCTAACGGTATGTACGAGTAATGCAGTATCAGCATGGAGAGAAGGTAGTAGGTCTACTCCATAAAAGTTTTTCGTGAATCGAACGTCGAAAGAGGCATTGTGCATAACAAGCTTCTTACCTACTAGCATTTCAATAATCTTTCTAGCTAAGGTATGTGCACCAGTCCCTTCTATAATGACTTCTTCTAGAGCTTGCTTATCAGAATTCCAGACCATAACAGGAAAGTAAAAACCTATTCCTATTTCTCCTGAGACTGAGAATCCAATTACTTTTCCTTTTCTTACGTTAAGACTGTTAGTCTCAGTATCGAAGGCAATATACTCTGAGTCTTTAATATGCTGGTAGAGTAGCTTTAAAGATTCTTTGTCTGTAACTGTATAGTACTTTTTTTCCATACAGTAAATATAAGGAATTTATAGCGTTATTCAAACTATAAAATGTTCTTAGAGCTTCTCTCAAGTCTCTGTTGTTCATCTTGGAACCACCTCCATTTTATATATCTCCAGTCTGATAACACTCTACTACCGGGGTGTCCTTCTCTTGCGTTTTGAGAATTCCTCATTAGCTCTTTAGTACTTTCAACTTCTCGATATCCCTTTTCCCAGCCTATTTTTTCTATTAATTTTAGAGCTTCTGGTGAGTGGGTTGTTCCGTAATGTATATATCGGTAAGTAGAGTCTTTTGGTGCTCTTATTTCCGGGAAATACTGGGCGATACCGTGCATGTAACCGTCGAAGTATAGTATATCTCCGAATAAGCCGGATGAAGTATTGTTACCGTGTTTCTGCTCTATCCATTCGTATATACTACGGTGTGTTGCAGGAAACCAGCAATAGGGTGCTGAGAATATAAAAGAAGGTATTTCGTAGTACTCTTCGAGTCTGTATTTTAAATCTCCCGGATCTGTTAGTATTGCATCATCATTCCAGATCTGTAAATAGCGCCCTGTAGCTACTCCGTAGAGAGAGTTGTGGTACTCCGGAAGATCCATATAACCTCGTCCTTGCGGGGATACGATAACTTTCAAATCCGGGCCAGCTAATTTTCTCAAAGCCTCAAAACTAGCAATATCATCGTCATCGATTTTCACACATATCTCTATTGACATATGTTGTCCAAATCCGTTTCGTAGACTTGAAATACATTGATCTAATATTTCAGCTCGGTTTCGAGTAGGGAATAAAATACTGAGCAGAGGGGTGTTGTTCATAGTATATTCTCTTTTTTAAGTAATTCAAATAGATCACAGACTTCTGCTTGATATGCCTTCTTTAGCGTAGGCCTCTTTTTTAAAAAACTTAACTTCTGCTCAAGGGTAAGCTGTGTGTATTGGTACCAGTTAAAAAATACTAAGTCTAATATACTCCATTCGTCGTATGTTCTTCTAGCGCTAGGATGGTACATTAGCCCGGGGTCATTGCGATTTATACTACTTTTATCTTCTATTACCGGTTGCCATCCGGCTTCCCATCCTACCTCTGCTATTAATGCAGATACATCTTCTGATTTATATTCGTTGTGGGAGTTTATAATCCTATCACCTTCCCAGTGAGAATATTCGTAAGTTGCGATATCTTCAAACTGAAGGAGTTCATACTCTTCCGGGCTTATGTGTCCTTTGACAGAAACTTTTACGTGGTCTGCGAAGTAGACATCCACAAAGACCATACCTTCGAAGATATGTCTATCCCCTCTATACCCGTGTGTTTCTCTTAAACGTTCCCATATACCCCAGTGTATAATTCTAAAGTAACATTTTTCTCCTCGAGCCTCAGATCTAATAATACACGGTAGGTCTTTATTCCTGTTAAGGAGTATTTGCGCTAAATTACCGGGAGTATCCAACCAGGCATCGTCGTTCCACAACATAAGGTAGGTTCCGTTACTTATACTGGCTAAATCATTCCAGTACTTGCCCATAGACCCATATCCTTCTCCTCGTTCTGATATTATATAACGAACGTTTGGGTATTTAATTTTTGAGATCGCTTGAATTGTTTCATGGTCGTCTGTGTCTACTTTAATGCAAATTTCAATAGGTATTTGCTCTCCTATAGTATCTCTAAGTCTATCGATGTTTTTTTTGAGTATCTTACTTCTATAACGAGTGGGGTACATTATAGAAAGAAGCGGTATGTTTTCCGGACGTTTATAATTGCAATGCTCCCAAAAAGGAAAGCTATGTATGTACTCTCTAATCATAATTATAAAAATATTTTACTAAATTCTCATAAGACTTACTTCTGTATGTGGAGTCTAAATCAAAGATAGGATTTTTGTAGTTAGACATGCTATTAGTGTATAAATCTACTCCTAGTTCTATAGTTGAATTAAAATAACGTTTTACTTCTTTTAGTTCAATAATATCCTCAGATACAAAATCAATAACACCGCTATAGTGTTTATAATCTCCTGTTGTAATAAATCTGAGGATATCTTGCATTAGTATGTAGTTGAAAGTAGACTCTCCACTAATACCAATTCGTCCTATGTTTGCTTTTAGTTTTGTAGCGTGATTAGGTTTCATAGTATCTCCGAACATCATAGGACACCTTAAGATCAAGTCATAGCTATCTAATAGACTTTCCGCAAAGCGTTTAAAAAGAGCATAGACAGTCGGAGAAGTTTGGTATACGTCAACTGTTGATATATAGACAAAATATTTATGCGGTAAAGCTTTTAGCTTTTGAGTCAAGAAGATATTATCTTCCATATACTTCTTGTAGTCTGTTATAGGATACTCCTTATTAAAAGCGCAGTGTATTATTGTATTGTAACCTTCTTCTGAAAGACTATCAAAATTAACTCTACTCAATCCCTGAGATCCTGGGATGTTTATATGTAAGTATTTACCGAGACCGCTTCTGATGCCTGTAATAAGAAAATCATTCACAGTATTTTATTTTGTATTATAGTACTCTGTGTGTTCTATAACCAAAGTTGACTTGGTATCTGAACGTAAGTATGCATGTTGGTAAGCGGATATTGCTTGGTCAGGTTCGGTTAGTTCAATAACATCTACGTCTGTTAACATTTGCTTTATAGCTTCTGTGTGATTTTGTGAATGTTGGGGTCCTGAATGTAGTGGTGTTTTTGCTCCGATTCCTACTCGTATAATAACTTTAGGTGTTAAAATTCCTTTAGACATCTCATTCATCTTATCTAGATGATTTACGAGTTGATTCATAGCTAAAATAAAAAAATCAAAACGAGGGTAGCAAGTGATCGGTACGAAGCCTTCTAATGCAAGGCCTGTCGACATTCCCATCTGAGTTTCTTCAAATACAGGAAGTTCTATTCTCTTCTCTAGAGGAACATTCACCAATGTGCTAGATAAAGCGTGGCCACTTACCTTTACTGCTTGTCCTAAAAAGACTGTATTAGGTTGATTCCCTAACCAGTTCATTGCTTCTATAATTGCTTCTCTATATTTCATTAGAAGTTAACCCATTTACCTGTTCCGTGATGTGGATATTTCATTTCATAAGTATAATATATAACTTTATTAGGAATTACACATCGCTTACCCCAGGCTGATTCTGTATTTGTATGTACACTATTGTTGTTATCTTCTACAACAAACTGCAAAGGTAGATCGAAGTTTTGAGAATACTTATAAGCTTCCCAAAATACACCTGTTTCAAAAGTCATATCTCCAATAAAGCACCAGACTTTATCTTTTGAATTCTTTAGCTTGAGTCCTTGTGCTACTCCTAAAGCAATAGGTATGATGCCTCCTACAATTGAAGATGTGTAGAAGTTAGGATCTGAGTTTATTATACCCATGCTTCTACCTTCTATGATCCAATCGCGTAATTTACCGGGATTAACTCCGTGAAGTAATGCATGGTAGTGGTTTCTCCATGCAGAGAATACCCAGTCGGTAGGGGAGATATACTGAAAGAGTTTGATAAGTTCTGGTTCGTTATTGCCGGATAGGTGTATTGGACCTTTTATTTGCCCTTGCTCGTATAAAGCTTTTATATTATCTTCGAAAGAAGATAGATCTTCGGCAGTTAGTATAACGTCCCTTCTCTTTTCAAAACTAAAATTAACCGGAAAATGCATTTGATGCTTTTATATAAATATGCATCAATCTAAAAAGTACCTAGGGCGGGAATCGAACCCGCACGACCTTTTTCGGGTCAAAGGATTTTAAGTCCTTCGTGTCTACCTGTTCCACCACCTAGGCATACGCTACTGTTCTTTGACGTTTTTTATTTTATCCTTTTAAAATTTGTTTACTGCTCGATAACTTACTTTCAAGCTTATCACAGCGTGAATCTATTGTTCTGTAAATATCCTGTGCGATATCATCAGTCTGTTTTTGAACTTCGTTAATTCGCTGAAAGATATTTCCAGATTCGGTACTTATTGATCGGTAGATATGATCAGTGTTCTCATGTAAAACCTGTCTTAGGTCTCTGATCTGTGTGTTTAAATTGTTTACCCTAACGAAAGCATAAACAGCAACTGCTGCAATAGCAACAACCGCCACGAATGCTATCCCTAAACTAAATGATAATAGTTCCATAATTTGTTTCTCCTTATATGTCAAAGAACAGTAGCTGTGCTCCATGAGAGACTCGAACTCTCAAGCCTTGCGGCACCAGATCCTAAGTCTGGCGTGTCTACCAATTTCACCAACGGAGCGGTGCGTCCCAGTTTGAACAGATAATGTGCTGTTCTCTCATTGCTCCCGTATACGACACCTGCGTACCTCGTAGGAGTGGGACTACAACATCAACGAGCGTTAATAGAGAATATTGGTTACTCCTGCTATTAACTGACCTTGTTTTTGAAAAGCATCTTCTTCCCAAGGCCTCTTTTCATAGGTAACATTTTCTAAATTAAATTCTTCGCCTTTCCAGTATACAATTCCTGTATTTTGGTCATAGGAGATGTCGCCGTCTTGGTATTGTGTGAGATGTATTGTTTCGTGGGAAAGTACTTCGATAGCATCTTCTCTATCTAGCTCTGCAATAAACAGGTAGTATATGCCATTGAAAGACCTAATATGAGCTTTAAGTTCGCCGTCAAACTGCGACTTTGCTTGGTCTGAGAGAGGGTTAATAACAACGGTGATGCCTGTTAGTCCGGCTTGGTCTAGAGCTATGCTTAGAGCAGTGTCGTAGTAAGTAGGCATACTGTTATTTACTACAGAATTGTTAAACGGTAATTCGACTTGCTTATAAGGCTCTTCTTGAGTGAAGTTGTTAGCCATCAATATTCCCGCTACTATTAGCAGTGTAACTACTCCGGTAGCTATTCCAATTTTTTTCCAGTTTGATTTCATTGTTGATAATTTTTAGCAGCCAGGGGAGGAATCGAACCTCCACGCTTAAATTAAGCGGACACTAAAAGTGCCTGTGTATATCCTTCGGTAGTCATATGCCTACACGTTTTCACCACCTAGCTTTTTATGCCTTTATTACTTGATAGCTTGGTCGTGAGCAGATTTACCACCACCTACGGAGACGGTATCTTCACTACCTGAAATTTTAGCTACAGTACTATCTGTTGCGACAACTGAGCTGTCTGCTACAGCGGTGCTATCAGCGCCGGTGTTTTCGGTTGAAGCGGATCCTCCGCAGGACATCATGGCAAACATAACGGCAATTGCAAGAATTGTCTTTTTCATACTTTTTTTTTAATTTTGATTTGTTAATAATTGTAGAATAAATATAGAATAAAAACTTCAGACTTCCAACTAAAGGCGGGCTCCTACCTTATTTTTTATAATTAACGTATCATTCTGTATATCTGTACAAGCTGTAGGGGTTGGTCCTATCCACCAGGATGCTAAACAACTACTGCCAATAGAACCCATAATAGGACCTGTTAGACCGTTACATGGTTTGTATGTGTAAAGTAAATTACAATTAGCATCCCATTGGGCCTGGTGTAGTAAACCAACAGTATGTCCTGCTTCATGAGATACGCATACTCTAGTTCGTAAAGCATTGTAGCTTAGTGTATTAGTAAATACAAAACACGGAGTATCACTTCCCCAAAACATACTCCCTACATATGCTACACCTGCTACTCCTGGATATATTTCATTAGAAGTGGTAATTACTACTCTCATTCTTTTTGTTATACTAGCTTTAAGGTATACGCTTTCATCTGTAGTAACAATTACATTAAATTTAACATAGTCTTTAGATACACTATCTAATATTGTCTGTATATCTGCAGGGTATAATCCACTTGGTAAGAGCTGTTTCGGTATACCGTTATTCCAAGATGGGCTGTTTAAGTAGTATCCATCGAAATCTAATAATATAACTGAGCTAGCACCCGGGTTATTCCCGTACGGGTATGGATCACAGGCATTACCTATACCATCACCATCAGAATCTAATTGAGTTGAATTTGAAACTTTAGGACAGTTATCATTTATATCAGGGATACCATCTTTATCAAAATCTCTTAATTTGGTCGATCCTCCGACTCGAGCCATTTCAAACTCTATTCTAGTTTTGAATGAACTATTATCTAGAGGGCCAAAATCACAAATTTCAACTTTAGGATTACTTGGTTGATTAATTTTCTCTTTAGTACAGGTTGATAGCACTGCTATAAAAAGTATGCAGCAAAGCAATAATCTAGTGTTCATTATAGTAAGGTTGTACTTATAATTAGTTTACAGCCTTAGCAGGACGTCGATTATTTTTTGCATACTGAATCTGCAGCATAAGTCATCAGGGGGGAATTTCCTTTGTGTCTCACCTTATACCCCATCCCGGTTACTATACCTACTGCTGAAGTGAGAGCTTGGTTTGATTGGTATTTTGGGTCGGGATTAATATCAATATCAATCCAGGTTGCTTTAATGTTTAATTCTGATCTTAGCAGTTCTGCTATTTCAACTGAAAACCAAACTTCGTTTAGTAGCCTTGGTGTGTTTTCTCTTTCTCTACCTGTGTTAAATTTTGAGAAAAGAACATGAGCTCCTTTTCCGGGCTTGTACAGCCCCACTACCAGGGCGTATACTGTTGTGAGTAATCTATTTTGAGAATCGCATCCAATTAAAACTTCAACTCCGGGGTTCCTTTCTGTGTAATCTTTTACGTATTTAACTAGGTCTACTCTCTGCTTAGTGGAGAGTGTTTTAAACTCTCTTTCCATAGTCTTTAATTTTTACGTTTTACCAATCAGTAGTCTCACCAAGAATCGAACTTGGATCCACTGCTTAGAAGGCAGTTGTTCTATCCGTTGAACTATGAGACCAAAAAGGAAGAGTTGCTAACGAGCTTTGAATCTTACCTACGCACTGTGAGGTATCTCGTCTTCTTTGTTCGCATTGCCTGTTCATGGTGCACCAATTCCAGGTTGCCGTGCGTGTCAGTGTTATAACAACTCTTCAAATCGTTTCGTTATATTCTTATCTATTTTGATCTCCTGCTTTTTTAATAGCAAGGATTGCTTTATCTACTCTTGAATCAACTTTCTTAGAGAGTTCTTGAATTTTTTGATCTGTACTTTTTGATACACTTCCTAGAGTTTCTGTTATATCTCTTATATCTTCTCTAAATGCTCTAACTTCATCTCTCATCTTTCTATGATCTATAACTACGTATATAACCGTAACAATCATTATACCTAAAAGAAACATTGAGATTGGGTGTGGTAGTGATGATACTACTACTTCATCAGAAAAACCAGGAAGTGTTTGTAACAGATACATAATCTTTAATTTTTGGTTTATAAAAAGGTATAGTACACTCTTAATATTGACTCCGACTCTTTTTCAAGCCAGCACCTCCGAAATGACGCTGACGTTGGGATAGGAGAGTCTAACCTTTTTTCAAAGTTAAACAATAGAATTGAACTATAACACAACTCTATATCGAAAGCATACTATTGTGGATGATACTGGAATCGAACCAGCGCTTCAAGAGTCGGAGTCTCGCGTCCTGCCATTAGACGAATCACCCATCAGATCTGAAAAGATCTTTTCTGTTGACCCTGCTGGACTCGAACCAGCTACCCGCAGATTATGAGTCTGCTGCTCTAACCTGGTGAGCTAAGGGTCACTGTTAATATTTTAAATATAGTGACTATTTATAAATATACAAACGGTTTCAGTATCTTTAACTTAAATTTTTAAAACATGAAAGAACAAGTATTAGGCCTAGTAAGACACGCTTTAACTTTTGTCGGCGGTATTATCGTCGCTAAAGGACTTCTTGACGAGGCTCTTTTTCAAGAAGTACTCGGCGGAGTTATGACTCTAGTCGGTGCTGTTTGGTCAATTGCTTCTAAGAAGAAAGCAGCTTAATCTAACTGTTCTCACTTTTTAATGAGCCGGCTTTATGCCGGCTTTTTTTTGTACTCGGTACGGGAATCGAACCCGTATCTTATCCGTGAAAGGGATACGTCCTAACCGTTAGACGAACTGAGCGTGTTACTCCGACTGGGCTCGAACCAGGAACTGCAGAATCAAAATCTGTCGTGTTACCATTACACCACGGAGCAATGTAGTAGAGTAGACAGGGCTCGAACCTGCACGCACTTGCTCCCAAAGCAAGGGACCTACCATTGGTCAACTACTCTATTAGAGCTCCCATCCGGAATCGAACCGAATTATCTTGATTACAAGTCAAGTGCATCGCCTGCAATGCTTTGGGAGCTGTTAGCGCGGATGGTAGGACTCGAACCTACAACCTTCGGTTTTGGAGACCGCAACTCTACCAATTGAGCTACACCCACGTTTCTACTTATTCAATATGTCAATGATCTTCTTCTTTATACCAGCTTCTTTCAGACCCTGGTTATCTTTAGTTCTAACAAACTTATCCCTTGCATCTCCCTTGTCTAATAGGTCTTTTAAGTCTAAGTCGTCTAGAATAACAAACTGTTTTAAATCAAAGTGATTAATGAAATCCAGCACTTCATTTGCTCGGTTTTTTTCGAGCCAAGAAAAGCTTACAGGTTTATTCTTTGTAACAGATCTTGGCATTTTATTAATACCGTTATGCTTAAAGATTTCAGCTAACTGAACTAATCCCCAATGGTGCCTCCAATCAGAACTTACTACAATCTCTGCTTCTGTTTCTTCTACTATTTCGTTTAGGATCTTAACGCATTTCTCATCGAAAGGATAAGGTACTCCGAGTTCTTTTGCCCATTCGTATTTTTTCCAAAAGTTAACTCTATTCCTCATAAATTGCTCTTCTGTTGCTACTACTCCGTCGATGTCTAAAAAAATTACTTTCATATACTTCAGTTAATAAAAAAGCCCCAGATTTTTATATCCAGGGCTCTTTGTAAATTCTTATATTGGTAAAAGTTATCTTACAATACATGCCCTGTTGCTTACTGGTTCTTGCCAGCTAGTCGTGGGGGTTGTGTATGTGTTAGATATCTTCATATGATTGTTACTTGTATAAATACACTTGATAAATAAAAAACGACCTGAGACTACAGTCTTTATGTTAACTCTTTTGCAGCATTATTGATTCTCTGCTTGTCCAGTACCTTTTGAGCACTATGTTAACAATGCCGGTTGTTAGGTCAACCACCCCTTGAGGTGCTTTTATTGTGGTCTACTCTCTTCTTACTCTAACCGTTCTACCCTGCCGGGCAGATAAGTCCTTGCGGGACTACGATCTTTTCATAAGAATCATTATTGGCTTGCGACCTTTAATGGCAATGGACAACCCATTACTGTGTAGGCATCTTTCGACCGCACCTGGCAAGCGCTTAAGCTTATTATGTTATTGTAATTTTGCAATCCAATGCAAATAAGTTTGACTTGTGGATTATAGAAGTAGTGGCTTGCCCTGAGCCTGCTCAGCTTTTGGCCGAGTTGATACTCAACTACTCCTTGAGATGTCCCCATCTCGGTTAACTTTAGACTACTTCATTACAACACCTTGGTAGGTAATCGTAAAGGATATTAGCAGCACCACCTGTTCTACATCTTACCTTTCGGTTTTAAGTACCCTTTCAGTTCTGGGCGTCGCAATAATATGGTTGGATAAACTATATGTCTTGCATGCACCCTTCGGGTTAATCTTATTGCTCTTCCGAGCTCAACCAAACGACCCACATCGCTTAGTCTACCAACCACTTTCCCTACAGTGTTACCCTCAGTACTAAAGGTCAGTAGATATCCCGATTGCATACTCGAGCTCCTTCCGAAAGGAGCCGCAGATCCACTCAGTCAAATGAATCCACTTTATACCGGTTTCCCGGTTTATTTAACGACTATATGCCGCCGACTGCTATTTACTACCGATCTTACTCTCGCAAGCGATTTCAGACCTTCGAAGGGATAACAGTATGTCAAAGAACTTCTGTTGTTATCTTCTTATCTATAAATTAAAGATAGCTTCTTTAATTCAGACTAACAACTTTTTTTTAATTTTTTTTTTAAAAACCCATTCCCATATCCATCATCCCAGATCCTTCCTTCTTTTCTTCTTTCTTGTTAAAGATTACGGATTCGGTTGTAAGGATCGTACCAGCCACAGAAGCAGCATTCTCGATCGCAATACGCACTACCTTGGTCGGATCAAGCAATCCAGCTTCGAAAGCATCGACTACTTTACCAGCTTTGGCATCGTAGGTGCTGTTACTTAATCCGGACTGCATTACTTCTGTTGCAATTTCATGCCAGTTCTCAATACCTGCGTTAGCAAGGATTCTAACAAAAGGAGCTTTACATGCTCTTAGTAGAATTTGTTTACCGATATCTTCACTGTAATCGCTACCAAGAGTAATATTGTCAACAGCTTTATTAACTGCTTTATACAGAGCAATACCTCCGCCTGATACGATTCCTTCATCAAGAGCTGCTCGGGTAGCAAATAGTGCATCCTCTACTCTATCTTTCTTTTCTTTTATTTCAAGTTCACTATTACCTCCAACTGAGATTACTGCTACACCTCCGACAAGCTTTCCGAGCCTCTCTTGTAGTTTTTCTTTGTCGTAGAAGGAAGCTGCTTTTTCGATCTGATCTTTAATGTCTAAAGCTCTTTGCTGAATAGCTTCTTTACTTCCAACTCCATCAACAATTGTTGTTTTTTCTTTTTCAACTGTTACAGTTCTAGCTTTACCTAAATACTGTTCAAGTACATTGGCGTTAATTTTATCTAGCTTATGTCCTTTATCTTTAGACAGTACTTGACCGCCTGTAATGATTGCTAGATCTTCAAGTGCTAAGGTTCTTCTTTCTCCGAACTCCGGTGCTTTTACTGCAACACCTCTTACAATACCTCTTGCTTTATTCACAATTAGGGTAGCTAGAGCTTCTCCGTCTATGTCTTCCGCAACAATTAAGAGAGGTTTATTCTCTGCATTAGCTTTAGTCATTACAGGGAGTAATTCAGCTGCTGTTGTAATACGGCCGTCGTACATAAAAATATACGCATCTTCAAGAACAGCTTGCATAGTGTTATTGTTCGTCACAAAGTAAGGAGATTTGTATCCTCTATCAAATTGCATACCTTCTACTGTCTCTAATTCAGTTTCACCGGTCTTACTCTCCTCGATAGCAACTACTCCATCACGTCCAACTTTTTCAAGAGCTGTTGCGATTAAGTTTCCAATCATCTCATCGTTATTACCTGAGATAGTTGCAACTTGTTTAATCTGCTCTTCGGTATCTAGTTCTTTAGAGACTTCTTTTAGTGCAGCTACAATCTCTTTTACTGCTTTATCTATACCTCTTTTAACTGCAACAGGACTTACTCCCTGGTTAATTGCTTTCAAACCTTCTTCTACAATAGTTGCGGCAAGGAGAGTAGAAGTTGTTGTACCGTCTCCAGCTTCATTAGCTGACTTGATGGATACTTGTTTAACAAGTTGAGCACCGATATTTTCAACCTCGTCTTCGATTTGCGAGAAAGCCTTCGCAACAGTAACGCCGTCTTTAGTAACTTTAATTCCATTTACGTTATCTTCAATTAATACTGTTCTACCACCAGGTCCTAGTGTTGATGAAACACTGTTGTTTAATTTCTGGATTCCTTTTAGTAGTTTGTTTTTTAATTCAATTCCAAATAAGCTGTCAACCATTTTTTATAAATTTTAATTTTCTGAAACAATGCCGATTACTTCTACAGTTTTACAGAGGAAATACTCATCACCTCCTAGTGTAACTCTCATACTACCTACTTTAGGAATAAGCAATTTGTCACCTACGTCGAACTTTGTTTGAACAAATTGACCGGTTTGAAAGTTATAAAAATCACTATACGCGATTACTTCGCCAATAGCTGGTTTTTCTTTTCCTAGATCAGGAATAATAATGTTGCCTGCAAGGATCTCTTCCTCTTCTACAGGCTTGAGCAAAACGTATCCGTTTAGCGGTTTTAATACACTCATACTTTTATTTTTAATATAGTAAAATTATTTCAGTTCTTCAACTATTTCTAACTCGGGAATAAGCTCTACAAAGTATATCATATCTTCCTTTCTCAAAGCCACGTCAGCACCTGTAAAGTATTTCCAGGCTTCAATATTAGGGTTATACTCTGCTTTAACTTTCTTTTTAAGAATGTAGAGCTTGTCGTCGAACTTTATAAACTCGTTTCTAAACATAGAGATAATGACAGGTCTTTTATGTGTAACTTATTGTATTTGTACTTTCTTAGGTGCTCTCTCTTCAGCAAAAGGAATAGTTAATGTTAATAATCCTTTCTCTAGCTTTGCTTCAATTTTGCCAAGATCAAATTTAGTAGCTATTTTCCAAGCTAGGTCAAAAGAGCTTTTTTTAATTCCTCTGTAAATAGCAGTTTTTTCGTCGTCGGGTTTTTTATACCTAATACGGAGAATATCTCCTTCAGTTAAAATTTCAATTTCCTCTTTATCGAGGCCTACTGCTGCTACTTCAATTGCAATACCTGTCGGTGTTTCGTAGATGTCTGTGGGATGGGAAACTTTCTGGTTAATTCCAGAAAAGTGGTTTGAGTCTTTAAACAGATCCTTCCATAGAAGGTCGAATTCGTCCAGTGTGAATGGTTTAAACGTCATAGTTTTAAATTTGTGCTCCCCTTAGGTGAGCGAGTTAATAAATATGTAACCGAGACCTGTCAAGTATCTCTTGCTTATATAAATATACGTAGTAAAAAAAAGAAAGCCAACTTTTTTAGCGGCTTTTCAAATAGTTTGTAATCACTCCTCCGAGAACTGCTGCCTCTACTTCTAACTCTCCAATTTCACTTCGAGTTAACTCTCGTTTCTTTTTAGTGTATTCGACTCCGAGAGTACCAATGAGTTTATTCTCAATACAGAAAATTGCAAATCCATAGTAGCTTTTACATCCGGTTTCATCAGCTAAGTATTTCATTCCGTAGTTTTCAGTATCAGGGTCTTTAAAATCTGGAACCGCTAAGTACCCTTTATCGTATACCTCGGCTGTTGTTTTTGCAAACAGAGAAACTGGTATATTCTGAAACATCATCTTAGTAGGAGGGATATCTGGTGCTGTTACTTCGTAGAAGATAGAAAACTTCTGAATAGATTTACCTGTTGGTGCGTAGTGTCCTCCGTTATGAAATTGAGTAATCCAAACTCGATCAGCTTGGTACCTGTCTTTGATTTCTTCTATTTTATGATCAATCGCTCTAGAGAAATTAATCTCTTCAGCAACAGTGTCTTTTTTCTGAGATTGTCTTGCTTTTATCCACTGTACGGCTATTGGCCCAGCGACACCTGTTAAAAAAGCTCCTAAAATAGTTGCTACTACTTCTTGATTCCAAGTCATTATAAGTACGGGATTTACAGTTTTTAATACTAATAAATAGTATAATTTTTCCGTATTTAAAAAGTACTCTGCTTTTCGAATAAACTTAAAGCTTTCTCATACTCTACGTTGTAAACCTTCTTATTTTTTTGACCTGATATGATTTCAAGTTCGCTACATAAAGCAAGGAATTCGTTAATATCCTTTAAAGTACACTGTACTTTTGCGTTGGATGCTAAAGCTTTTAGCTTTGCATTAGAGATAACGGATTCACCTTCTTTTTTTCTTCCGTTTTGAAAATATAAACGAAGTAATGTTAGATTTAGTTCTAGTTGTTTATATTTAGGAGTTGCTAAGACTTGCTTCATTTCTGAATAAGAAGTCCATTTATAGTATGCGCTAAAAGCTACTCCAATCAGTATAATAAGTTCTAGAAAAAAGACCATCACGGCAAATGCCAAACTATTCTGTTGAATCTTATCTTCTTGCTTTGTTAACTTACTACCTGTTTTTTGCTCAAGAATAGCAATACGGGAATCTCTTTCTTGCTCGTATTTCTTAACATCTGCTTCTAACTGCTTAACGGTATTTTGTTGTCGTCTACTAAGCACACCATCTTCGTCGTTTTGTTGTATTGCTTGTATTTGCTGTTCTTTTAAAGCTATACGCTGCTGGTATACTGCAGTTATAGAGTCTGCTCCTCTAGTCTGTATTGTATCTAGTTTAGACTCTACTGTAGCACTTGTATCAATCAACCTATGTGCTCCGTTTAAAGATAGATAGAAAGATCCAGCAACTAAAGTAAGACATACTATAATACCCGATGCTATGTTTACTGTTAATCTTTTTAGACGTAGTATAGTTGCTGTAAGCTGTTCAAAAGCAAATCTCTTAAACAACTCATACCCTGTCATAAAGAGTATAATAAAAACGGAAAAGAATAGATCTTGTCCGGAAAATAAGCTAGGTATACTATTGGTTACATCCTTAATAAAAAAGTAACTAAATAGTATTAGAAAAATATTTCCTAGAAAAGAAAAGTAATACAGAGTACTACTTAGGGGCTTGAAGTTTTTTTCGAAGTTAAAAGTTTCTAGGTCTGTTTTTAACTTGTTATACTTATCTAGTTTCATAATTTTAGAATTCTTCTATGATTCCTAATATTTCAGCGCCAACCAGTAATCCTCCTGCTGCATTAAAATACCACTGATCGGCATACATAAATGCGAAGCCAGCAAATACTCTAACAATGGATTTAGCTATGCTGATTCTAAAATGCCAGGTTGATTTACTTTCTTTCGGTTGCATTAGTAGTTGGTTTTATTTTGAAACTGTCCGTTATATAGTTCTGCAGGAGTTGGATTTTTAATCATATAAAGCTGACACACTCTAGCATTCTCTTCAATGAAAATTGTATCCGATTCTACAAACATTGTTGTTCCCATTGTTTCAGTTTCGAAACCTGGATCCCAGATAGGACTGTTTATCTTAGCTCCTCCTCTGTAGATAGAAGATCTAGATGTGATAAAACCAGTTGCATTAGCAGGAATCTTAATACCTTCGTTAAAGGTTAATGCGTAGGGACCTTTTGTAAGTCTCCACACTTTCCTCCCGTCTATATTCTGAAGAGGTACTCTATCAAAACTTTCTGGTTTGACAATGGTTTTTTCTTTTAATACCATGATTCCTCCGAGTATTCTTTCAATCTTCTGAACGGATAAATCTATACCGACCTGATTGACTTTATGCAAGCTCTGTGGGGCTACTAGATGTGCTAGTACTTCTTCTCCTGTTAGTAACATATTAGTTTAAATTGGCTCTATAGAATGTGATTGCAATAAGTTTTGTAGATGTATGTAGTAAACATCCCGGGTTGTTGATTCTAAAATATCTCCTACTTCAAACTTCTTTTCAAAATCTCCTGATTTGAGTAGGAAAGGACTGAGTACTCTAAATTGTCTAGTTCCTTCGTAGACATACTGTGATTCTAATACAGGAGTGGGGATTGTCGGAGGTGTAGTCTGTGCATAAGGAAATACTTTGTTAAGTACTTGACGTCTTTTATTACATCCACAGTCTTCTTTGCCCATAGCTCGAGCTACACCTTCTGCTACTTTATCTATTCCTATTGCATGAGTAATTTTTGCAATAGTATCTCCTAAACCTTCGCTAGGATTTTGAGGGTTAAAATCTTGTGACATATCTATAAATAGTTAAAATTAGCATTTATTTACTGCGTTTCTTACGTACATATAGAACTCCTCACGGCATTCTGGCTCGTTAAGGAATGCTCCGGAAAGCTTAGCTGTCTGCATAGAAGCACCTTGATGCTTAACTCCGCGGCATGATACACAACTATGTTTACTGTCTACAACCACCGCTACTCCTAGGTTATCTGGTATAACAGTATTCAGGGTATCAAAGATCTGCATAGTTAAATCTTCTTGAATCTGACCTCTTCTAGAATACTGTTCTACTATTCTGTTTAATTTAGAGAGTCCCATTACTTGCTTAGATTCTCCTGGTATGTAACCTACGTGACATACACCTAAAATCTGCTGATGGTGATGTGCGCATTGAGAGAATACCGGAATATTAGTCTCTACAATAATACCGTCGTAGTTCGAAGGAAAGGTTGTAATCTCACTCATAAGATCGTACCTACCTTTCCAGAGATCATTTACATAGGCCTTAGCTACGCGCTTAGGTGTATTCTCACTATTCGGATCACTTTGCCAATTAACACCGAGGGCGTTTAGGAACTTACCGTAGTGGTGTGCTGCTTCAGTAATAATAGCATCTTTTTCTTCTGAGTTTAGAGAGCGATGCTCTCCTTTGTAAATTAAGTTTGCTAATTGAGTAGAAACTCCGTTAGCAAAACCTACTGTAGACTCTTCGAGTTTTTCAATATTAACTGTTAACGGTTTTTGCTTGTTGCTCATATTTCTTTAATTGTTCTTTTAATTTATCGATTTGTTCTTGAAGTTCCAACGTTTTTTGGGAATGCAAAGTAATTAATCCTACAATATTAACACTCACTACAGTTTCAAACTGAGTGAATCTGAACCATACGTAGGCTTGTGCACCACAGAGTGTTAGCAGTACTATTGTGAAGATGTCAAAGCTCATTTATTTTGTTTTAATTTTTATCGTAACATTCTTTACATAATTGTCCTGCTCCTTCAACGTACCCGTACCTGAAGTTAATATTAACATCGTAAGTGTAAGGAGTTTCTTTGCCGCAGATAATGCAATGCTCTATACTGTTAGAGTTTAACTCTCCTGGAACTTCAATACCCCAGCAGTTTGGGCCGCCGTCGTAAGTCATTCTCTTACTCCAAAGGTCCGGTGCTTTTCTCATAAAATAACCTAGGTCGTAGTTATTAGGAAGCAGTAGTGTAAGTCGTCTTAGAACCTCGTAGACATCTTCTGGTGTTTTAGCTTTTTTAAGCTTTTCTTCTAGGTTTGTAATAGCATTAAGAGTGTGCTGGTTAAAGGTGGGAGTATTCATAATTAAACATTTACTTTTCTAATTGTTGTATGTAGTTTAATAATCTGTCTTTAGGTGCCCATCCTAATCTTTCTACAGCATCACTATTAACACGTAAAGTCTTTCTATAATTACCTTGTTGCTCTGGGATGTTTATTGTTTCACATCCGAATTTATCGCAGAACATTTTAGCTACTTCGTTTACAGAGTAGTTACATCCTGTACCTAGCTCCCAAGCATCTTCATGCTTCTCATCAGACTCGGCAACTCTTATAAGCCCATCTACGATATCTTGAACGTGTGTGAAATCTCTACGTTGCTCTCCATCACCTACAATCGTCAGTTTCTCATTATTCTGAAGCTGTTTTCTCCACACCCCGATTACTGCAGCCATATGACTGTCTACTAGCTCACCAGGACCGTATACATTATAGAATCTAACGATTTCTGCGTTAAGCCCAAAACATTTAGTGCTCATCTTTATCCACTGCTCTCCCATGTACTTTGTCATAGCGTAGGGGGATAATTCTGGGTTGTGGTGTTTAGATGATGATCCTGCGTATATAAGTTTAGCGCTTACTTTCAAAGCGTAATCAACTACCTGTCTAGTTCCCTCTACATTAGAGGTAAAAGTTTGTCTAGGTTGTGCAAAAGAAGGTTGAATTCTACTTAACGCGGCAAGATGAAAAATATACTTATAATTCTTTAAAGCAACATTTTCCATGGCTCTTACATCACCTCCTAGGAAATTTGCACCTATCAGGTCAACATCCTTGGCTTCTTTTCCTATACTTAAATTATCTATTACATCGACATTATAGCCTCTGAGTAGAAGCTCTTTAGTTAGGGCATATCCTACAAAGCCACATCCTCCGGTTACTAGTACATTTTCCATAGTTTATACATTTAATGTTTTATTCCAAGCTGCAATATGCAAACGAGTTAATCCTCTAAAGCGGTATTTTTTAGCCATTTCAAGACAGAACTGAGTGCGTTCTTCAAAATCAGCTACATCGTCTAATCCAGGCATACAAACTATATTCTTAAGAGGAATATTTAACGGAGTTACAAATTCTTCAAATATCTCCTTAACATCTTCTTCGGTACTGATAACGAATTTAAACTGGTAGTTTTTATGCTCCATAATACGCTTAAGAGCTGCTTCATTAAAGCGTTGTGATTTAGTCATCCCCGAGTTTGCTAGCTTAGGAGAGCAATTAATCTGGTCGAGCATTTTAAAGAGAGGTTCGTCAATATAGACTGTGCCGTTGGTTTCAATCTCGTAATACGGTCTGACAGTGTTATCGAGGTGTCTTGCAAGCCAGTAATTGGTAAAGTTAACGATTGATTGTTGATGTCCTTTTATTGTCGGTTCGCCGCCAGTCCAAATAATATGAACATTGCCATCTAGAATATCCTCGTAAACACCTTCTTCTTTCCATCGGTTAATTAGGTATTCGAATTCTTTATCTTCTCCTCTCCACAACCACTGGCTTGTACTATCACAAGTCCAGGTTGCTTTACCTTCAGCATGTAAGTCTCCTATAAAGATTTCTCCATCTTCTAGCTTCTGCTCTTTAGCTAACATATTAGTGAATACTCTACTCATACCGCAAGTAAGGTTGCAGATACCTAAACGAACAAAGTAAGAAGGTATTCCCGAAGAGATGCCTTCACCTTGTATTGAGTAGAAGTCAGAGCTGATTAATAATTTTTTTGGATCTATTTTACTCATAATTTACTTTTTTGTTCTTGTATAAATTGAAGATAAGGAATCCATTTTACATATGTAAGTTCTTCGTCTGGGAATCCTAATAGTATATTGCCGGTTTCGTCTTTTGCTATCATAGTAAATCCGAAGCCTTCACATATCATATGAATTCCGTATTCAGGTTCTAGAGCTTCTGCTTCTTTTTCGATATCGAAATCCCAAGGAAATTCCGGGTCATTTATTTCGCAGTATTGTTTACTAAACTCTGCCATTTGTAATCGTTTTTATATAATTTAAAACAAAACTAACATTAGGCCATTCGGTTACTGCTGCAAAAAAACTAAGGTGTTTTTCTCCGCAGAGGCCTATTGCATGTTCTAAAGCGTGCAATACTTCGCTCATCAGTCTTGTCTTTGTTTTTCTTTAATCTGCTTTCTACGAGCAGCTTTCTTAGAGATAGTCTTTTCTTTCTTCTGCTCTTGAACTTCTTGCTGTTCAGTTTTTTCTCGAGTTAAAGCTTTCCATTCGGATTTAGCTACATACTGCCATTCTCTGCCTACCATGTTGTAAGCTTGTTGATCTGTAACACGGATAATGTTTCCGGTCTTTTCGCTTTTTAAACACTTCATTGGTTATTCCTCCATGTTTTAGGTTATAGAAATTTTGAAATTTGACTTAGACGCTCTTCTACCGTGCCTCTTAGTACCACTACTTTTTCTTCTGGGATATGTTGCTTTATAAATTGTATGATAATATCGTCAATCTTACTTTGTAATTCTTGCCAAGCTCCACCGGGCCTACCTTCATCTATAACATAACCAAACTCAATAGGTATGTAAAAAAAGTACTCTACCCGGTCTTTAGTTTCCTCAAACAAATTTATAATTCCTTCAACATCTACATCGGGTGCTAGTATTTGAGAGTATATAATACAGTCAATTACGCTTCGAGTACTAATTACGTTCTTATGAGTAAGGTAATTCTGATATGCCCAAGCAGAAAGTTCGTTAATTACGTATTGCTGTTCGTCGAGAGAAAAATCTAACGATTTAGCAATCTTAGTTACCGGCCTTGAAAATCCATCTGTAACATAGTAATCTGGATAGTGCTTAGCAACTTCCTTAAGCAGAGTACTTTTGCCTACTCCGTGAGCTCCTAGTAGTATTTTCATTAAGTCTTTTGTTAAAGATAAGCTTTATTATTGGAACTGCCAAACTTTAGTAAAGAAATATTTCCAAGATTCTAAGGAAGTTCTCCTCAGTAATGCATAAGCATGATCCGCATTAATAGTTATATTCTTTGTCCTAACCTCAGCTACTACTCTACCGGAATCTAATTGTGGGATTACTTCATGTATAACACTACCGCAGTCCGGATAGTCTGCTTGCTTTCCAGCAATTGCTTCTTGCATATTAAATCCTTTTAACTCAGGATACTTAGTTATAAGAGCAGGATGTCCATTGTAGATACTACCTGCGTATCGACCAAAAAACCCTGCTGGAATTATTCTCAAGTAACCGTGTAGTGTTATAAGTTTCTTGCTCAACAAAGTTTTACTTAGGTAGTCTTCTAAGACAGGCTTAAACGGTATAATCATTATGTCTACCTCATTCTGCTTAAATATCTCCAGGTTTTCTGCTGTTATCTTACCTAGGTTATTGGTTACAACAAGACTGGGGAGATACCCAATCTCTTTACTTATAGCTATTACTTCAGATCCAGTTTGAGAAATAAGTACTCCCCAGCTTTCTTGCTTTTTCATATTACTGTCCCATTGCTTTTTTAGTGTATACTTTTGCATCGATTAATGCTTGTGGTATTAAATCCAGCCTAGTAGCACGTACAGGGTTGATATCTAAAGATCCTCTTCTAGAATACAGTAACATTACAACACAATCTTTTACTTGAGGAACACTCGTTAGAGCTGTAAACAGCTTTTCACTACAAAATTCATGAAACTCATTAACTTCCCTCAAGGCTATAACCTCTTTTAATAAGGATTGTAAATCTAAAATACCACCCTCAGTTTTAATGTGAAAATAAGCTGCTCCAGTATCTTTCTGCTTAGTATGTCGACATCTAGAACGTAGTGCGTTAGTGAAAACTTTAAACTCACTGCCATGCCCTTCTTTTATTTTAAAATGAAAATTCTCGGCAGTATAGTCTGTTATCTCCATTTTCTCTAGCTTTTCATCGCCGATATAACCTTCCAGTAGCCTGTATCCTGAAGCTGGATCTGCTTCTACTAGTACGTCAAGCTCATCACCAGGTCTAAAGAATCCAACTTCAACCGGAGCTTGAATAGCTTCTGAAATATCATGTTTAACTTGAGCTTCATATGCTGCGATTGCTTCTTTAATGGTACCTCCCATCTTACACATATCAAAAGTATTCAAGTAAAGTTTAAAAGATTTAGACTCTACCATAAACTCTGATGATGCAGGATATACAATTTTTAAAGTTCCAGCTACAGGAAGTCCGTTGTTAAGTAGGAAAGTAGCTTCGTGACAATGCCATGTATCGTATCCTACAAACTCGTCCCCTTTAATGCCCCAATCTTCTCTAGCTAGCTTTCTAGGCATCGGCACTAGGAAAGAAGAATCAAATTTATCTGTTGTGATTGCGTAACTGCCCTGTTGACCTAGGTGCTTACTTGCAATGTCGTTCATTCCACTCATAGTTTTTTTCCTTTTATAATTTGACGAATAGTTAAGACGTTATGTGAGATAGATCTCATTTGATCTGGAGTTATTGTTCTATCCAGGTTATCGGCAAGCTTCTCTTTAGGTTTAGGTTTGTCTGTTCCTCCCCAGCTAAAGTTAATATCGTTCCAGCCGTATACAATAGGTGCAGAAGAATCTACAGAGTAGATAAGTTCTTTATCCTCTTTTGTATAGAGTACATACTCGGAATAATTTTGAAGACCTAAGAGATGCACCTGTAAGTGATTATCCTTCAATACGTTCTTCATATGCTGAAAGACAATATAACGTATGTTATGGTAGTCTGTGCCTGGAATGGTATCGTAAGGCATAGCTACGATCTCAATTGCTGGGCATTGTCTTTTCCAGTAGGTAATCTCGTTAAGAGATTTGTATAGCTCTCCCATATTGGTACCTTGTATAACAGCAATAAGCTTGAAAGGTATTCTATGTAAGCTTCCATATCTGTTTTCTAAAATCGAAAGGAATGCTTTTAAGAACTCGATAGTTTTATCACAATCGTTAACCCAGTCGGGAACTACTACATGGGTAGGTTTAACGCGTTCTGCTGCTTCAATTAAGATTTCAAAATCAACAGATTTTCCTAATTCAAAAGCACTATTATCTAAAATAGAAAAAGTTGCATTTTTACACTTTCTAATATAGAAGTCTGTATACTCTTGATCTTGTCCAATCAAGTGAGCTAGCACATAAGGGTAGTCGTTAATAAGGTCGTGAATAGGAAATAACTGCTTTGGAATTTCGTGGCTAATTAAGGTCATTTTATTTTATTTTTGATATTCTGCTAATACTTTTTCAACATGCTCTTTAGCTACAGTCCATTTTACAGGCCCAGTTTCGTCAGCATAAGCTACAGGATCAGGACGACCTAGCTTAATAAATGCTTCAATACGCTCTACTGATGCTGCTGATTTATAGTCTGAATACCAGTCTAATTCAGTACTAGCATTTGTTGCGAAAGAGATCGGCTTGTAGCTGGTATTAGTACGTTTATATACTTCGTTAAAATCTAAACCTAGTGCTTCGCAGCATTCTTCTCCATCTTTTAAAATATCAAATTTATTTAGTTCAAGATAAGGAGTATAGTGTGATACTAAATGCGAATCCCAATTACCAATTTTAAATGCTTCAAAATCAGCATCACGAAACTCTTGTCTACAATCAGGATAAATTGCATGATCGCCGGCATGTATTCCCATTGCAATAACTACCTCTTGACCTACAGCACAATCATCTGTAATCGTTTTTGTTGCAATTGAAAGTGCTACTGCTTGAATAAGTGAAGCAAAGATTTTATTACGGTTAGGAACAACGGTATCTTTCATATTGTCCTGCTCATAATGTCCTTCTGGAACATCCCATCCTCCTTCTACGAGAGCAGAATTAAGGAGTTTTGTTATTCCGTCAATTTTAATAACCTGATGTCTTACAAAATTGTCTGTTTTTGTAAAAAACATTTTATCGTTAATATAACCCACTAGGGATTTAGCTCTTTCTAATTCGACTTTATGCTTTTGGCCATAGTCAAAACTAAGAGCTGTTACTTCGTAGCCGTTAGCTAGAAGGTGTAAAAGGAGAGTAGAGGAATCCATTCCTCCTGAAAGGCTGAGAACTGCTTGCTTTTTCATCTTTTAAAGTATATTGTTTGAGGAAGTATTTACTTATTAAACGCTTACTCCTCGTTCAAGCGTTGCATTTTATCTTTAAATTCTTCTTCTGTTAAATCTCTATAAGTAGGTCCTAAACCGTAATCCATATCTACAAGCACCCAGTCATTCTGAATTAAAAACCGGTCGTTGTGTTTTTCGTTCCATTCATATTCTACAAAAACTAAATACTCTTCGTAAGTCTTAAAAGGAAGTTGTTGTGTCATATTAGAATAATTGTCTTATAAGATAATTACTATTTACCGGTAAAGCAAATAAATCTTTATTTTTACCACATAGTTTAAAGTTTCGACCTTTAACGTAGTTTCTCATTTCGTTAAGATCGTAAATGTAGCAATGATTATTGTCTAGATCGTAGGTAAGTATGCTATCGGCCTTGGAGGTATAAAACCATCCGAGAGTACCGGTTGGGTGTTTAATTACTTCTAAGAAAGTAAATCCGTTCCTAATGTTAGTTTTAATATCTGCACGATCCCATTCTTGGGTACGTTTATTAAAAACTTCTACGTCAAAACCTTTCTTTTGCTTAAACTTATACTCTTGGTAATCGGTATAGTCTTTTAGTTCTATACCTCTCTCTAAAAGCTGTTCAATAACATTAACTTCACCTGCTCTACCTTTTTTGTAAGCTTGGGTACTTTCAAACTTATTCATAACTGTTTTATTTTTAATTTTCGTAAGTAGCGCTATTTCTTTCGTTTTCTCTAAACTCAACCTTTACTACCTTAACTCTACCTTCTGTTTCTTCTTGTACGAAAGCATTTACTTTTTCAAAAACAAATTTAGCAAATTGCTCTGCTCCTACAGCAGGAAGCTCTCTCAGCTGTATAACTCCTAAATGATCCATAGTTCTAAATCCGTTAATACCCGGGTCATCTTGTGCTACCAATGTTGTATGGTCAAACATATAATCCATCCAAACTTTAGGATTTTTACCATCTATAGTTCCTTTAGCTCGCTTCATGCCTCCAAAATCCCAAACCCAATTACGCTCATCTAATTCACCTTCGAACCAAATCTTAAAAGATACTCCATATCCATGTAAATACTTACAGTGCGTTCCTTCTGCTTTCCACTGCCTGAATACACAGCTATATCCGTCGAATACTTTTGCTGATGAAAACTTTGCCATATATTTTACTTTATTTTAATTTAAGACTTTAATGTCAAATCTTCAACTCCTCTCTCCTCCTCAAAACTAACAGGGTAGTTCTTTACTAAATGTGAAGGAGGAGCTTGCCGGACAGGTGTGTATTGAGAAGATATCTGCTGATATAAATCTAAAAGCGTACCATCGAAGTCTTCCATGAGTTGCTCTAGTACTTCTTTAGCTATTCTAGTCGACTTGGTTACTTGCTTTTTAAAGTCTTCAAGACGAGTAGCTTCATCTTTATGATAATCTTCCATAAGCCTTCTATACTTTTCCATGTAAAGGCTTTCTATCTCTCTTCGTTTTTCTAAATCCTGCACCCCTACCTGCCTATCTTCTAACTCATACAAAGCGTATTGAGCCATCCAATAATATGGAGAGTGGTCAAAATCACCGTTTTTTATCTTATCAGGAATAGGAGCGTAAGGATGTAAGGTATCCTTAACTTTGCAGTTTCGCCACCATTGAAAACGGTTATACTTTATCCGAACAAGTTCAGATAGTTTTTGCTCGATAAAAGGTCTTGGATGACGTATCATACCTAAATATAACTACTTAATCTTTATCTTTCAACTCTTCAAGGGTAGTACTCCCTTTCTCATGTCTAGGAGAAAAAGGACAATGGCGGCATTTAGATCCGCAACAATGTCCTCTTTCTCTATGATACTCTTCAGTCAGAACCACTCTACCGTTTTCAAGGTAGTAATGGATCCCTTCTATGAATGATTCTTTAGACGATTTCACAGGTCGCGCCAGCACAAGCTACTTGATCCATTAAATTTGTCTCGTCTGTCTCCTCGGTAACTTTAGTCATATCTAAAGAATGTAAGTGTGCTGCCATCTCTTCATACTGCTCTTCTGTGATAGTCTCAAATGGAGCTTGTTTGTAAGTTCCTAAGTCAGCCGGAAGTACTGATAAGGCTGAATAGAAGTTTCTATTTTTCCACATCCAGTGTCCTACAATTTCCCATTCTTCTGGTTTGATGGTAATAGTACAAGAGACATTATTTGTATTAGCACCGCTTCTGTGGCCGGCTCTTACCCACTCCATGTTGAACTTTTTAACTCTTTCGAGAAGTTCTAAAGCGCTTTCTGATCTAAGAATTGCATTTTTTGGAGCTGACTGAGGTACTGATACTACAGCTTGTATATTTGGTTTGAAAAACTCATCTTCTACTAACTCAGGATGGTTCTCTAAAAGGTATTTGTAGAGAGCTTCGTTCTTACCGAGTCTCATTCTTCTGATATAATGCTGGTCATGCCATGCGTGAATGCCGGAAGAAGAACCTAATACCATTGAAGAAGTACCGGAAGGTTTAACTGTTGTTACTCTCGCAGCTTTGTTTACTCCAATTACTTTAGCAACTCTTTCGTTTTCTTCTTTAGCTACTTTTGCAGCTTGCTTAAGATCGTATTTGATAACCTCTCCAGATGCAATACCGGTCATACCTACTCCGAGTAATGCATCTCTTTCAGTTGTTCTCTTCCAAATATCTCTTAGATAATGGAAATCGGTATAAGATGCTTGAAGTGTTCCAATGAATGCTGCTGCTTTAGACCTGTTGTCTAAATCTTCTTGACTTTCAATATCTGATGCGTTTATTTCACATAGGTTACAAAACTGGAATGGTCTTAGTGCAATTTCTGCGCAAGGATTTGTTCCAAAGTCTTTATCATTACTGAAAATAAATCCAGGTTCACCTGAGTTTGATGCTTTAATTTTTTCCCAAAGCTTAAAGAATTCTTCTTCGGTAATTTTATGTCGTAGAATAACAGCAGAGTTATTTGCACGACCGCGTTGTGGATTTTCCATCCACCATTCGCCGAATTTGCAAGTTAGCATATCTGCGTCATCAAAATCGAATAGGGAGATTAATGCTGCTCTTCTGATACCTCCTGATAGAACTGCATCTGCTAAGTGGCAAATAATATCGTGAGCTTCAATAGATGATAATCTATCTCCGTTCTTTTTTCTATCAAATATTTTTTGTACTTGGAATAAGCATTCTTTTAAAGGTTCTGCGCCGGGTGCTTTACCGCCTGATGTAATAAGTCGAGCTCCCTTCTGTCTGATATCTCTAAAGTCGAAAATAGGAAGTGCGTTAGTATACCCAAAGTAAGCTTTACAGAGCATTCTGATGGCATCTGCCCACCCTTCTATACTATCTCCTACAAGGTAACGTCTTTGTTTTGTAGGTAGCTTTATTTCGGGAAGTTTATCTATATGGTGAGTCTGCACTGAATAGCCTACTCCGCAGCCGGATAGTAGTAGAAACATTACTTCGGAGAAAACTCTATAATCGTCAACTGGTGCGTAAGAACAGTTAAAGATTCTTGCATTGTTAAGCTCAATTGGCTTTCCGGCAAATTGAAGAGAGCGCATAGAAGGTAAAACTTTCTTGTCGTAAACGAGCTGATAAGCTTCTTCTATCTCCTCTCGCAGTTGTGGGAATTTAGCTTGGTGCATTTCTTTATTTCTTGTTACTATCTCTTTCCAAGTCTCTCTTCTGTTTAACTCTGGAATATACTTAGCGTACTTAGAATGCACGGTGATGTCACTCAGGACCTGCTGCGGAAGATTCATTTTTAGCGATATTTTTTAAATTTTAGGAATAGAATAACCTTCTACAAATATATGTAGATTAAACCATAAAACCAATTTTTATTGAAAAAGTTATAAAGTTTTTCTACACTACTTACGCAGACGGTGTAGGCGTCGGACTTGGCGTGGCAGCCGGGGTGGCGCTGATGCTTGGGGTTGGAGGAGGGACGTCAGCGGCGATTCTTCCGCCATTACCTCCGGGAGATCCTCCTACTATTGTATCTTGAGAGGATTGTACAGATTGTACGTATGTATTTGCTCTCTTCTGTAGATCAGAAGACGGAGCAGCGGCCTGTTTAACTTGCTTTTCAAATTGCTGTTTTAGCAAATTATTTGCTGATAGTTGATTTATTTTGTCTAGTTGTGTTTTAGACTCTTTTTCGTACTTGTCCTGTAAACTGGCCATTATTTGTAGTTTAGATCTATTATAAATATCTAAGCGTTACTGAGATGGTCCTTGTAACTCAAAAAATTTCTTACTTAGAAAATCTCTCTCATCTTTGTTAAAGAGCATCGGATTACCGGATCCTGATTGAGTACTGCCAGATGGGAAGATAACATCGTCTCCTAACTCCTTATCTTGTATATCTATCGCTCCGGTAGAGGTATCCACTACTGCAGGATAGGTCATTCCATCCATACCGTATCTATTTTTCATAATATGAAAGCGACCTGTACCTCCAACTTTGTCTTGACGCTTTCTAGAAAGAGACATTGCAAAGTCAGCAATCATAATCTTATCGTATGAACCTGCTGCTTTATCTCCCTCGATAATTTCGTCTTTTGCACCTGCGCGATTAACTTGAGATACGGTCCAGATCGGTATTTTTAGTTCTCTAGCAAGTCCTTTTGAAGCGGTATATACGTCGTCAATCTCGTCTTTTCTCTCTGAGATTTTTCTAGGTGATCTTAGAAGATCAACATAGTCGATAATTACTAAGTCAGGCTTATACCCTAGATCGGTACATTTACGTATGTGCGATTCTATAGTGTTTATCGTAGCTTTACCCATAGGGTATTCTTTAATAATTAACTTCCCTGGTAAGGACTGTATAGTCTGTGCTACTTGTTCTCTATGTAAGTCTATTTGATCGACGGGTATCTTAGTGAAGAAAGCATCGTAACGTTTACCGACATATGATTGTGAAAGCTCTAGGGTGTAGTGTACTACTACTAATCCCATTTGTACAGCAGATGCTCCCATATGTACAAGCGACCAGCTCTTACCTCCTCCTGGATTACCGAATATCAATCCGAAATCGCCAGAACCTAGTCCTCCAGCTAGTAGTCTATCTACAACAGGCCATCCTGTAGCTACCGGACTTCTTTCTTCACCTCTATACCTTGTTTCGATATCTTTAAGGTACTCATGTCCTATATTCTTATCCTGACCTGCTTTTAGAGCTGAGTCGACAAGTACTCGAATTTCATCGTAATTGCCTATATTTAAAAGGTCGACTGAAGAGAGGAGTGCTTTCTTTAGCTGTTGATTCTTACAGAAGTTCGAGAATTCTTGTTCTACATACTCTTGATCATCGTAGGTAGCTTTATAAGCTTCCTTCAATTGCTCGACGACAGTGGTCTTAAGTACTTCGTTATCTATCTTCTTAACTTCAATCTTAAGGGAATCTAGCGTAGGAGTTGTATTGTACTTATAGTAGTATCTTAATAACTCTTTGACTACCCACTTGTGACTTGGATTATCGAAGTAGTCTTCGTCTAAGACATCGTGAATATTTTGTAGAAATTCTTTATGTTTCAGCAGTGAGGCTATAACCTTTATTTGAAACGAATTTCCATAACTTGATAACTGGTGGAGTGCTGTTGGCATATTTTATTTTAGATTATTCAAAAAGAACAAAAGTGAGGCCGAGAGGTAGAATGGACTTAAATTTGTCATCTGAATGGATCTCTATAATCTGTTCAGGGTAGAAGAATTTAACTTCTGCGTTTCTGTAGAGAGTAGCTTTACTGTCAGGGTCATTGTAGTTAGTAATAGAAACTCTTTTCTGATCTACGTTGTAAACTAATTTAAACATATAGCTTTTATTTTTTCTGTAATTTAAAATAACTAATTCTATTCAATTATCCAACTTTCTTCTTGTAGGCTTTTAGGTAAGTGAAGGTATCATGTAACCACATTTGGGGATTAGCAATACTCCCTCCTAGCATATCTTCATTGTACATCCTCAAGAAAGCGGCGTTGTTCATATCCTGTTGAGGGTCGTCTAGAACACTTCTTATAAGTTCTTTATTTTCTTCTGAAATTAAAGGTTCGTGTAGGTTCATTAGAGTCTCGTTTATCTCTAACTGCTTCCTGTATTGAAGTATGCTACCGTAGAGTTTATTTTGCTCTAATCGCTCTTCTGATGCTTCTAGTATGTGAGGTAGTGTGTACCTTGTTGACTGTTTAAACTCTGGAAAAAGTTTAAGTATCTTTTTTGCTTGAAGGCCTCTAATACCGGGTACATTATCTGATTGATCTCCTGCAAGTATTTTATAGTTTAAGTAATTTTGAGGAGTAATACCTAATTCATCTACCACTGCTTTAGGAGAGTAGAATTTCTTCTTTATAGGACTGTACAGCGTTACTCTGTCGTTGACAAGCTGTAAGTAGTCTTTATCGGAAGATACGATGTATACTTCTTCTTCTAACTGTTTAGATAAATACCCGATTACATCGTCTGCTTCTACCTTATCTACTATAAGTAAATCAACAGGGAGTTGTCTTAGGTAGTCTATCAGCCTTACAATCTGGTTTGTTATAGCTTCTGATTCTTCTTCCTTCGTATCAAACCCGTCCCAGTTGGTAACTCTGGTTAACTTTCTATTAGCTTTGTATTCAGGGTAGAGGTTTCGTTTTGCTGTAGATCCTCCTAGTCCATCGAATACTAAAATAACTCGAGTTGGTTTTATAGTTCGGATAACAAATCCTATAGACTTTAAGTACCCGGTTAGACCTCCTATATGGTGACCGTGAGCATTCAAATGCTTCACCATTACAAAGGATCTTAAAAAGGTGTTCATGCTATCGATTAAGAGAACCCTGCTATGTAAATGCAGGGTCTCTTGTTTCGATTCTTTTAGGCTATTAAATATAGCTTGGTATTCTTTATTCACTGTCGGATGCTTCAAATATGTCTTTAATATCTTCTTCTGTCTCTTCAACTACGTCAAAATCTTTACTGCCTAGTATCTGCAGCCATTCCTTTGAGTGTTCTTTTTTATAATTATCAATCGCTTTCTTATCATCAGGAATAAACCCGTGTACAGTCATGATAATTCTACCTTCAGTTGTTACACCGGTAATATGGTTCTTATCACAGCTAACTTTTGTTCTCTTAGCAAACTCAACGTTCTTACCGTTTTTAGTTGCTTTGATCTTATTAGTACCACTGTTAGATACATTACCGAATGTAATAATAAGTGAAGCGTCGAAGAACATGGTATCACCTCCTTTATTCTTCATCTTAGGTTGCTCCATCGGACTTCCGGGTTTTGCAACCCAGATCTTATTTACAGCAAGTAAGGTGTTAGTAAAAGGTTGAGATTCTTTTCTGGATAGTACAATCTTCTGATTGATAAAGTTCCCGAATTGTTGAGACATTGCTCCGGCGTTCCATTCGTTATTGTTCTTGTTGGATTCAACCGAAAGTCGGGATGGTATACTTCCTACAGAGTCCCATAAGAATAACAGGTCGTAAGGTAGGTTACCTTTCTTCTGCTCATCTAAAAGATCTGCGATAAAAGCTGCTACATCCTCGATAGTATTTAAGGATGATCTATCCACATAGATAAAGAATCCTTTATAGTCTACAACTTCGCCAGTATCGGGGTCTGCAATTTCATCTACTTGAAAGCCCATCTGTTTAGCATGTTCCCAAGACCATTTCATCTCGGTTATAATGAATACAGGTAAGATACCTTTCTTCTGTGCAGACACTGCTGCTTCTAGAAGGGCGGTTGTCTTACCTGTATCAGAATGTCCTCTAAGTAGTGTAATATGGCCCATCGGTATTCCTGGGATAGATAGAACGTCTTGGTAAGATTGGGATAGTTCAATCCACTTATCTTCTTTAAACTTTACATTCCCTACTAGGAATTTATTTTTCTTGAAACCTTCTAAATCAAATCCGCCTTTGATAGCTTTTGAAATAGTCGTATTTAACGATTCTTTAGCTTTTGCCATATTTTGTTTTTATTAGAACGGAAGGTCATTACCGGGAGTATCTTCTTTAAAAAGATCATCGAACTCTTTATCGATATCCGGCTTTTGTTTTACGTTTAGAGAATACTTACTGTTCTTAGGAGCAGCAGGCTGTGCTGTTGCTGGAGCTGGTGTTTCAGTCTCTTCCTCTTCTTCTGTAGCTTCAGTACTACCGGGGTTCAACCATTCGTAAAGACCTTGCTTAAGTTCTTCGTATGTCGGCTTTCTGTACAGCTCAATCGGATCTGGTTGTGTTTCAAGCCAGACTTTAAGCTGTTTAGCATCTTCAGAAGCAGGAGTTTGTTTAGTCTTAACACGAACTGAAGTCTTGTTAAACTGACGTCCGCTCTGATCAGGACCTACTGTCTCTACGATAAGATCGCGACCTTGGTAAGTATCGGTGTAATCTCCTACATCTTCGTCTTCTGCTACAGCAAGAAGCTCCATATAAACCTCTTTACCGAATTCCCAAAGACGTACGCCCTTGTCTTCTTCGCCTCTAACGATAACTGGTGCAAATACTCTCATCTTCGGTTCTAGCTTTTTAGCTAGTTTAAAATTCTCAACCGTGTAAGTTTGCTTTTTCAAGCTTTCTGAAAACTCTACGATTGGGTCTTTCTCTCCGAAGTTAACAAGAGAGATCATAGTACGGTTGTTAATACCGTAGTGGAAAAAGACTTCCTTAAAAGGATTTTCTTTATTCCATTTGGCAGGAAGCATCCTTACCTGGAATTTGCCAATTGGCGCTTTCCAAATTGACTCAGCGATCTTGCTTTTGCCACCGCCACCGCGGGTTTGCAAGCTGGCCAATTTTTGCTTAATTAAACTTACGTTCATAGCCATTTTGATGTATTTTAAAATTAAAAGTGAACATATATCTTAAACTAAGATAATGAAAAAAATGATAACAGCCAACTTTTTTTAGAGGCTAATTATCTTATGTATCTTAGTGCTTAGGAGGCGGATATCATCTCCCTGTGTTAGTAGTACTGTATTTTTATAATCCGCCCATGAAATTCTATAGCTTGTATCTAGAATCCCTTCGTTTAACTGCCTTATTAGAATGTTTAAGGCATTAATAGTATACAGTGTGTTTGATTCTTTCTTTCTGTGAAGAAGGATCGTATTGTTGAGAATATAAGGAGTTGTATTTTCTGTATCAATATTATATGTGCAGAGCAAATCCGTACAATCCTTAGACTCTAATACAAATATTTTATTGTACAGAATCTTATAGTGGGATTTAATCTGATCGAGAGTAGTGTCTAAACTCTCCTTTGATGTGAATGTACAAAACAGTCTATTCATATAATCAATACCGCTGTAGTCGAAATTATCTATCATAAATAGTTGGTTTTCATTAAAGAATCGTAATCCTTACCGTACTTTGCTTTTACCGGATATTTACTTTCTCGCAAGAGGCTAACAATCTCTAGCAGGAGTTCTTTTCCGTCCTCTACGTTAAAATCTAATAAGAAAGAGTCGTATACTACTAGGCTTATAAAACTCTTCTTCCCTTCTAATATAGCTTGAAGTTTTGTCAGTAATTCTACGTTTGTTTTAGTTTCTAAATTTTGTATAAAGTAATTAAATAGTTTGAGTAAGTATATGTCTTCGGATACTTGTAAGGTTCGTCCAGTCGGTAATTGAACTCCTTTCCCGTACTGGTATGTATTCCAAAGATCATCAAGGTAGGTGCTTAGAGCTTTGTAGAAAGGAATCTCTCTATACTCTTCTTTAATGCCTCCGTATATGTTTTGGAAGGTTATTTGCTTAGCTTCCTTATATTCTTCTTCTGTGATAGTATCTCTGTTAAAGTACTGTTTTGCAAAATATGTATGAATCGATTGATCTTCTGGTAATTCGAAGTTAATCAAATTAGCAATAAGTCTTACGTGGTATGCATCAAAATCAAACTCGACAAAGTAATGGTTCTGAGGTATGAAGCATTTTCTAGAGTGGTTTTCTTTATTTAGGGCTAGAAAGTTAATACCGTTGAATGCATTTGTAGGTCTCGCAGTTACATTGTACAGGTTATAGTTTGTATATATTATCTGATCTTCGTAAGAATCTGTTATACTGTGCGGAGTAAAAAATTCTCCAAAGCATTGAGTATCTATTTTAAGTCCTGCTTCTTCTACCTTTTTATAAACTTTTTCGTATTGAGAATAAAATTCTAGATCTAAACGAAAAGTCTTAATACAGGTCTCAACTTTAATATAAAGCTCTTCCCAGTATTCGTAGAGTTTCGATATCGGTATAACTCTGTTTATATCTTTGTAAACACCGGTGTATCGTTGATAGTAGATGTTTATAAGGGGTGAATCTCCCCTATTCTCCATAGGTTTCTCCCCTCTTTCTAAAAAACAATAATTGAGGTCTATTAAAGAAAGATCTAAGTAATATGAATGGTATTTACTGTTTAAACAGTATATCTTACTAGCTTTCGATAGTACCTTAACTACTTCGAGTATATTAAGTGAAAAGCCTTCCGAATGATCTAGAACTACAATATATCCTTTGTTTTCCGATACGGGACGTATGTAAAGTAGAGAAGGTTTTGCTAGACGGGGATGCTGATTATCGTTATTAGAGATTAGATTTATGAAGCATGAATCTAGCTTCTCTCCTAACTTTTCTAACTGTTCTTGAGTTTCTACTATGTAGTGCATTAACCTTTATTTACAATAAAAATATAGAAGTTATTTCTACTTATCAACTTTTACTTGGTACCGCAAACTTGCTATACTCTTCACCGATATAAGTCTTTAATCCAGGAAAAGTTTTATCTTTAGTCTCCACAAGTCTTTTATTCGTATCTACGATACCAGCAACAGGGTATTGCTTATTTACTCTATCGTCCTTTAGAGGTCCTGTTAGCTTCCAAAATAAGTCTATAACTTGATAAAGATAATCTTGTAGTCTAGACTTTCTATTCCTCATAGTATCATAATTCTCTTTTGAAATCTCTATAATGTTAGAAGATTCATTTACTTTTTTTGCAAAGTACCTTAAAAAATAACCTCGTTCATAATCCTCCTGGGTGGGTTGTGGGTAGTAGGGAGTCAACTCTCTTAAGACAACTCCATAAGCGTCTGTATCAGGCTCTCCTTGTGCGAGAGAAACATTTTTAATTTGTTCGTAGCTCAATACAGCGTCTAGGTCAAACTTACCAGTGCTAACTGATAAATTAGAGGCGGTTTCTATCGGTGTAAGTTTTACATTAGCGTTACTATCAAAAGGATCTGATCCTGTAAAAAATTTTCCATCAAAAGTCTTATAATAAGAACCTCTGTATTCTTCTCCTTTTATTGTAAATTCACCTCCGGTTGTTACCTGGTTTGTTATTATTCTGTTTTTAGGATAATATCTAATCATACTACATTTAGTTTTAACCAGTCCAGTTTATAGAAGGTAGAGTATCTTTTTTTCCACTTGCTGCAATAACATCTAGTTCTGATAGCATATCCAGTAAATTGCTTTGAGGCATCGTATCTATCTTTCTGCTAGGGTCTTGTCCTGTACCGTGTGTTACAACACAAGGTTTAGGCGCTGTTCGTAAACCTTTATCTGGGAATAATATATCATAGCCGGGATTAAATTTGAATCCAGGAGCTAAGATACCGTCCTTGATAAAGGTTAGTAGTAGATTAGCTAATGCTGATATTTGAACGCTTGTTAGAGATTGCCATAAGTTATGTCCTCGATAAACCGGATAAGAGAGATGACACTCATCGTAAGGTATGGCTCGCTCGCCGCTATAATTTAATATTTGACCGCTAGAAGTACACAGCAAGGCAGGACCGTAAGATTCCATTTCAATTCCTATACTATTAGCATTCATACTAGGAGATGCACCCCAAGTCGGATCACCGTAGTGGTTAGATTTCCATTTTTTAAATCCTCTAAATCCAGCTATCTTTCCTGTTCGTCCGATAGTAAAATCAGCACTGGCAGGGTTTACATCTACGGATCTATTCCAGGTGTTTTGATAGTGTGTTAGCGGATTGTCGTAACTCGATACCGTGTAGTGTATGGTTACATATTTAAAGATGCCGCTGGCATTACCTTTTGCTGCTCTGGTCCAAGTCTTTCCATCGGTAATAGATGCCATTTGGAAAGCAAAAGGTTGATTATTATAGTCTGATGCTTTTTCTTTACAGTTGAGTACGGCTTGAACTGGAACTCCTTGAGCAGCTGTTCTTAGAGGAAAAGTTTTCTTTACATCAGCCCATTTCTTAACACCGATTTTTCCACGTTCTGCTGCGGGAACATACTTATTAATATCCTCCAGGGTTGCAATTTTAAGAGCTTTGCCGGAACATTTAGCTGCTTTCTTTGTTGTACTGTAAGTCGGCGTACCTACTACTTCTTGCTTTTCAGGTGGTTTGTAAGCTCCTTTCTTTATAGACTGGTTTAAGACAGATGCTGCTACCTTAACATTTTTAGGTAGATTAATCATAGATCCCTTTATGGTAGTATTCCATGCGTTATTAGAAATATCATGTGTTATTCCGGATACAATAAATCCTACTTTAGGGAGTCCGTTAGTTTTGTACTTTGAAGGAAGTCTATCTCCTGGAATGCAAAATCCTTCATACAGCACCAGGTTACTTATTCCTGCCATAGTCAAGTTGATTGATATCGGCATAATACCGTTAGCACTTACTCCCATAGTCGCTCCTCCTGCTTCACCGGGGTTCGATTTAAGAAGAGTTGCAGCAGTAATGTAGTAGTTCTTAGCAGCGTCCAGATTTTGAATTTTAACCTCTCTAGGAGCTGCTAAGGAGTTAGCAGAGTAGAATCGAAACATAAACTCATTAAAGCTTTGAGCTTCTTGTAGCACTCCAGCATTATCTACCGGTTGAACCGGCCCTGATTTTTGCTCGGTTTTTTGACCGGCATCAGTAGTTTTATTTTTCATAAGTCTGTCTACTACACCGGCATTAAACTCGGCAAAAGTAGAACCGTCTTTATTAAGGGTTGATACCTGATTGCCGGGGTCCATTGCTGTGATTGCAAGCATAGATCCTAGCTTGGTGCTAAATTCAGTATTAAGGGAGAAGCTCTTAGCAACCGAAGGTAGTCCTGTAACAGGTATTCCTTGGTATATACTCGACTCTTTACCTTTTGGGTTTGCATCTAATATCTGGTCGTCGTATATTGTAAGAGTATTGCTGTCGTCGTCATATCCTACTCTAAATTCATTAACATTACCTAAACTTTTTTGTACATCTGTTAGAATTTGCTCTAAAAAAGCTGCTAGAGTAACGTTAAAATTTCTATCACTATCTGTAAAATTTCTTATAACTCCTAGAAGGTAATCTACATTCAAATAGATCTCCATTATTCTTCCTTCGGTATCACTTGCTTTATACTTGCAGTTTTTTAAAAAAGAAGAACCGAAAGGACTTCCCGTTGGTGAAAAGAGCTCTGCTGTGTTTACAGCTGTATTAGGTACACTACCTGGGCTTACTTTGTTAATTGTGAAAAGCTTTCCGTAATCAGCATCTGATGCATCTAAGGGTACTATGCAGACTGTAGGATCGGCAGAAAACTGGTGATTAGTTCTATAACAGAGGTTATTGTTAGGATTAAAGTTTAAGTAGATTAAGGGTTTTTTCTGATTAGCGCTTTTGTTAAACTCGTAAATCATGGCCGAGTTATGTATGTAGGCTAATAGCAATCCTAGTTTGATATAGCAGTAGAGAGATTGAGAGGTGGTTGCTTCATCTCCGGTATCTCCAGATACTGAACTGAAAGGTACTAGTAGAACGCTATCTAATCCAGCAAGAGCGTTTCCGCCTGTTGATTTTCCTGTTAGTAAATATTCAGGGTCGTTTCCGTTTTGAAAAGCACTCACTACCTCGGGTGCTGCTGTCGAACCACCAGACCATAGTCCTAACCCTGGTGCAAAGTAAGTAGTCGCAATATCCGGAATTGTTGTCTCCACAGGGGTGGGGTCAGCAGCCGTTAACGTAGTTGTTGCGATAGGTTCAGAAAGAGATCCGGTAGATCCAAATCTTAGTTTCATATCTACTAAGAATCCTTCTAGAGCAGAAGCCGGTGCAGATCTACCATCTAATAAAGCTTGGTATTGGGATACTGCATCAGCAGCCTCTCCGTTACCGGCTGAAGGAGCTCCTTCTCCGCCGCTATTTGATCCGGCGTTTGCACTTGCTAGTAGTTGTTTTCCAATTTTTGAATCAGGGAAAGAAGATATGTTATTTATCTTCAAAGAATCTGTAACGCTACCTATACCTGTTAATTTTAAAGTACAGTCGTAACTACCATCCGGACCAACACTCCAGTTGAAGTTAGTTACTGTTCCTAACATACCGTCGTAGTTGCCGTCTGTCTTTCTTCTAATCTGGTAAATCTTTCTTAGAAGATCTTCTTTAGAAAGGTCTTCATCTTTAAAGACGTCCACCGTGATTGAATCATCTGCTGTATCGAAAGTGTCATTGTTCTTAATGTATGAACTATGTCCCCACTCTAATAAACAGGTAAATCCGGTTCTAAAAAATAAAGCATCTATAACATCTAACTGAGCTAGGTTATTGACTCTAAATTTAACATCAGCTACTTTAAGAGATCCTAGGGTACCTACTGTATTTATTGTTGCTGATGTGATGCCGGGCATAGGTCTGTATCCGAATTCATCTAAAGCTTTTACTCCTATGTTGTAGGAAGCATCCCAAGATCTCAACCTAGATCCTCCACCAGCAGTCTCAATTGCTGTACCTCCAAACAGTACCCATTTTCTAGCAAGATTTACTCCACCTTCACCGAGACTTTTTACTAAGTCGCCACCAATAACGGATGCTAGAGAAGTAAGTTTGATCCAGCAGTTATTATCGGATATAAATTCTATGTTTTTATTATCCCTAGCTTCGGTCTTAACTAGTTGTCTACTTCTAGCAAAGATCTGCCCTATAGCTTCGTTATTTATCGGAGAACCTATTAAATTTTTTGCCATACTACTTTACGTTAAGCCTATTGTACTGTCTTAAGATAGCACTTACATCAACGGGTACTCTGAGCTGTATTCCCGGTTCTGGGAATAGAGTATCACAAGGTAGGTTGTTTGCTGTAGGTATAATCCACCATAGTGTCTTATCTCCGTAGTAGTTATGTGCTAGGAGATCGTACCTATCTTGTTGAGTTGATATAAGGTAAATATCGTTATTTGTTGGCGCAATATGCGGGTAGTAATTGGTTGTATAGAGCCTCTTACCTGAATCGCTTTTTACTACTTCTATATCTTGGTATCTGCGGTTCATACTTTTACGCTTTTAACTGTTGTTGGAAAGAAAGAGGTGTTATATTAGTAGCACTTGTACTACGGCGAGGTAAGAAGTCATGTATAGGCGTAAACTGACAGCTAACATCTACTAGCTGAGGAGCTTCAAACATATCACCGTCTAGGTTAATTTCCCAAGGGTAACTGTCTGCAACTGTTATATTCATACTAGTAAGAAATCCGGGTTGTTTATAAATATAATCACCTAGAGTCAATTTAACAACTGGGCTTCTCATAAATCCGCTAGATTGGTAATCTGGATATAGTTGTGATTGTAGGAAGTTCAACTTCTGATACATGGGTTTAAGTTCTTGCTTTGATTCTGCTGCAAGCTTAAAATTAAAAGAAAGAGTTCTTGAAAATCCATTGTATACGTAAAAGTTCTCACCTCTACCTACATATCTAAACGGTGATAATTCTGCAGTATTATTATCAGAGAAAGAAGTTAAATAGGCTCTAAAGAGGACAGGTATAACAGCTCCACTGTACATTAAGGCTTCAAATCTAAACTTAATAAGATCTGCAATAGATTTTTCCGGGTCATAGTCTTGCCCGACTGGTGCTGCTGTTACTTTATCAGATCGGCCAGGTCCTGCAATACCGATTCTACTCTGAAGATTGTTAGTAGTGTAATCTACAAGCTTGTAGCCTATTTTATCTGGAGAGAAAGAACCTGCTCCACCTGCTGCTCCTTCTATCGTACTTCTAAAATCAGTTAAGTTAGCATCAGTCCATTTTTTTCCAGATGCACCTAATACCGATTGTTTGTAGAGTAAGCTATAGTTAAAAGTTTTAGCCCCGTTATTAGAGTTGTTTGGGTCGCCTGGGTTAGCACTAGAGTTAAGGGTATCGGTTTTATCTCCAGTATTTGTTTCTCTTTTTAGAATTACTTTATCACTAGGGCCGATTGGGTACTCATATATAACATTTGGATTAGAAGGATTAGTAGTTACCTTATCGTTTCCTTTTATAATTTGCTTATCGGAAAAATCAGCAGACTTGCCGATTAGTTTTCCTGCTAACACTGCTAACCTACTCTCGTTATTAACGTCTACGGTATTGTTTGTTAAAGTTTGACCGTAAGGAACAGATCCGAAAAGACCTGCTTTAGCAACTGTTACAGTTTTGTCGACATACGCTGTTGTCTGTAAAAGTTCTTTTAATGTTTTATAGGTTCCGTTTTGATACAAAGGTATCGGCGGGTTTACGTCGTATAGCGGACTTGTATCAAAATCTGGATTTCTTTTTATAATGGTTTGGCCAATACCTCTCTTTGCTCCTGGACCTCCTTCATACTTTAGTAAGGTAAATCGATCTTCTGGAATAAAAAGGTTCTTATTAGCAGTTGTGGTTTGCTTAGTAAATATTTTAGCTTTTAAAAGAGCTACAAGTCTATTGTCTGTATCAGGTTTTGCTTTATTAGAAGTCTGAGTATATTTTACGTAGCCAGGAGCGTTAGCTTGTAGATCTTCTGGTTTGGTAATAAGAATATCCTGCAGTGTTGCATTTACTCCTTGAGCATTTGCGTAGAGAGATGTTGCAGGATTGGCTTTATATAGATCAGAGTTATCTTGGTATCTCTGTATAGTAGTTGTTCCGAGACCTCTTTCAGAATTAGGGCCTCCCGGATACTGTATTAAGGTTGTTCTATCTTGAGGAATGTACAGGTTCTTATTTGTTGTTGTTTCTGCACTATACATCTTAGAGCGGAGTAAAGCTACTAATCTGTTATCGGTATTAGGTCTTTCTAGATTCGACTGTTCTGTGTATTTGAGATAACCTGCTTTAGTTGACTTTAATCCTTCTTTTGTAAGTACGTATATATCCGCCAAAGTAGTAGTCTCTCCTTCTTGATTCTTATAAAGAGAAGAAGCAGGATTTGTTCTCAGCAAATCTGAGTTATCAGCATATCTAGGGATGGTTGTTAATCCTATACCGTATACTGATCCAGGTCCGCCTGGGTATGAGAATAGTAGATTCTTGTTTGTTCTTGAAATACCTAGTCGCTGTAAATTTTCTAGATTAGAAGTACTAGATGTATCTGTTGCTCGAGTTGCTGGTAGTATTTTGGTATTTAAGAGAGTTACAAGTCTGTTATCTGCTCCTTGATTTGCTAAATTATAACTCTGTACGACTCTTTCGTAGGTTTGGGAAAAAGGGTTATAGGGCACAGTTCCATGTCTGTCTGCATGTATACCGCTACCTGCTAATCTTACTTGAGCTAAAGTGTTTAATCCACCGTTGTATACTCTTGTGTTTTCTATTAATCCAAAAAATCTAGCTGTTGTATTTCTTCCCGGGTTTAGGTTAGCTTGAGAGCCAACTTCCATTTTAGGATTAGTTAACTGTAATCCTATTTGCTTTGCTACAAAGGTATATCCTTTTGGAGAGGATTTTATAAATTTTTGAATCCTCTTAAAATCATATTCTGCAGCAGAAGGTACAATAAGTCCGTTACCGAGTCTTGTTAAACTACTACCTCTAACCGGGAAGTCTAAAGATGCTAAATTACCTGTATAGTATTGTCTAGTCTTTCCGTCTGCGTTTTCAGGGAAAGGCCATTGTATATACGGCTCATCACTACTTGCTCCAAATTGCTGGTCTCTTCCGTATTTTAAGCTCTTCTGTATAAAGTTACCGGTTCCTCCGTAGTAGTAGGGGAAGTTAGCGAGGTTATTTAATAAGTCGACTAATGGCATTTTAATATTATCTTATACGTGAGTTAGAATTTAAAACATTGCCGTAACTTGTAACGGTTGCTTTAGAAGTTGCATAGGCTAGTTTATCTGCATCCACTGTAAGTTGTTTATCTCTAATTGCAGTTAAAATAGCTGTATGCTCTTTTAGAACTTTAACCATTTCAACAATAGTATCGCGAGTATCTTTTCCTAAGAATACTTCTCCTTGGTCTACTTTTGCTACACCTGTAGTAGTTACTACGCCTCCGGTTGCTAATTTAGGTTCCTGAAGAGGAGTAGCTTCCTTGGATGGACCGGTTTTTCCTGCAGCTTTTAATTCATCTCCGTACATACCCAGTACAGCATCACCGATAGGTTTTGCTCCTACAAAGTCTGCAACCAATCCTCCTAGCCACCTACCAGCAACATCTCCTGCCATTGCACCTAAGATAGTACCTACGCCTGGGATAGGTATGAGAGATCCTAAAGCGCCTCCTCCGATTGAGCCTAACACACCTCCTAATCCTTGCATCACTCTCGCACCGACTGCTTGTGATAGTTCAGGCCCTTTTTTATCACCTGCTATCATCTCCTTAATGTCGTTATTTGCAAATACACCTTCTATTAAGGTGCTAACAATAGGTATCTTAACTAATTTTTTTAAGAAACCTCCTATATTTGTTTTTAACCATCCTCCTATAGCCCCTTTAGGGTTAGCTACAGCAGAAGCTGTTGATTTTATACTGCTCCATATTCTACTAAAGAATCCACCTCCGCCGGTTTTAGCAACATTAGAGGCAGCGGCAGCTGTTGTCTGAGTTGCGGGTGCAGCTGCTTTAGCTTGTTTTAGAGCTTCTGCAGATGTCATACCGGGGTTAGCTGCTTTTATTTGAGCGGCTGTTTTAACATTCGCTGATACCGGTTTAGCACCGGGGGTGGTTGCTGCTGCAGGTGCACTAGCTGTAGCGCCTGCGCTTGCTCCGCCACCTGCGGCTCCACTCATAGCATCTGCTACACCTCCGTATCCTAAAGCTCCTAACAGTGGTGCAGCCTTTCCACCTATCTTTCCTAAAAACTTACCAGTACCGGCAAGGAATCTACCGAACTTGCCCATTTTAGCAAGCTTTCTTCCCATCTTAAACTTACTACCGGGTTTAGAGCCGCCTAGCATATCTGCTACACCTCCTTCACCTTCACCTCCTCCTGCTCCTGCACCACCAGCACCCAGATTAGTTACTTCACTAAAAGTTGGATTACTGCGAGATGAACCTCTGGTAAAGTATTTTGCAATACCTGATAATCCTTTTAACCCTATTATGATTGCTCCTATTGAAGCAAACTTCTTAAGCACGTCTCCCAGGATTGGAATATCTCCAATCTTACCTATAAACTGTCCTACACCTTTTACTGCTAATACTATACCTCTAGTTATATCTGATACAAATTTAAAACCGTCTGCTAAAAGTTCTACAAATTGTCCCATCGGCCCTTCTACTATGGAGGCTATAACATCTTTCATTTTTTCCATAGCTTCGGCAAACCTGGTCTGAGTGTCAACTTGCATTTTTGATACCTCAAAGCTCTTACCTTGGGCGATACCTTGTTCTATTTGATCCGCTAATTGACCTTTTCCTTCTGCTCTTAGTTTCTTTATCTCATCTTTTTGTGCAGCACTTAACTTATTTAACTGAGCTTGTTTCTGTAACGAATTGGCTAACTCATCAGCAGACATGCCCATTGACTCAGCAATTGCCTGTTGTTGAATCCTATTTAATTTTTGGAAGTTGTTAATACCGCCGACTTGCTTTAACATCTCTTCAGCCGCTTCTGCTGTTTTTCCTTCAAGAGCTAAACTTCTAGCTCTACTTAACTCTAAATCACGGCCTGTTAAAACTTCTGCTTCCATTTCTGCTGCAATAGAACTCTCAAAGTCTAACAGCTTATCTGTCATATTCTTTGTTTGTTCTAGAGTTAGTCCTAGCTTTTGAGCCTGTACTACAGCTTTTGCAATTAGAGCAGGATCGTTTTTATAGAATGCAGCTAATTGCCCTTCTGTCTTAAGTACTTCTGCAAGTACTTTTTTATTGCTAAATAATCCTTTGTTTTGTTTTCCAACATTTTTTACAAGATCTTCCTGAGTAGTGTTGTACTGCATTGCGTACATCGAAAGCTTAGAAGCTTCTTCCCCGCTAAGTCCTAAGTTTCTTGTAAGTAGTATTTGTCCTTCTGTTAACTTCTCTCCAAAGATGGCTGATGTACCAAAAGCTTCGTTAAGCTGTTGTTGAGCGGCAAGGGTATTCTTTTTAGTCATATACTCCTTACCGCTATGTACTGCCATTTCTTCAGCATAGTGGTAGAGGTCTTTTGCTGCATCAGCAGATAAACCATACTGTTTACCGATATCGGCTACCTCTTTGTTGAACTCCATACCTAGATGGACTAGCTTAGTTACAAGACCGACAGCTAGTCCCATAAGTACCAGAGGATCTTTAAGGGCTGAACCAATACCTTTAAACACACCTTTAAGCCCTGCCATTGCAGTGCTCCATATGTTACCATGCTCAGCAGCATGTTCCATACTCTCTTCTATATCCTCAAAATATTTTGTATCGATACCAAACTTACCTAGAGCACCAGTTATACCGTGTATTAACTTTCCGGTTAATCCTAACTTCTTTTGAATTTCTTCTTCATGCTTTAAACGAGTCTGGCTAAGCTTTACCAGGTCATTTAAGTAGTTACCTTCTTCTTGCTTTAATTTTCCGTTCTCATCTAGAATTCCGTTAATCTCTATAAGCTGTGCTTTCTCCTGTTCTGTAAGTGCTCTAGATTTTGCTAGTTCTTGTAATTCTTTTCTCGTCGAACTTAAAACCGATGTCTGTATTTTTATTTTTTCTTGAAGGGATAATATATCTTTTCTGTTAAGTTTAGATATACCTTCTTGGTCGTATTTAAACTTATCGGCTATTCCTCCTAACGCTCTAAAAGATTTAGTTATCTCTTTACTCGCAGTGTCAACTCCGGTTATATCTTTAACTACATTCTTAAAGGTATCGCTTACTTCTGAAAATCCTCTTTTCATCCTATCTACTCTATCTTCTAAACCGGCTAGCGTTTGGTCTAGAGCAGTAGTATCTCGTTTAAGAGCGTCTAAAGTTACGCTTTTAAACTCTATATTAAGTTCACGAGCTAACTCTTTTAACCTTAAAATCTTAGCTTCTATTTGAGCTAATGATTCAGGGCTGGGAGTTTGATCGCCTGTAGGATTTGTTGCATCTACCATAGTATCTCTAAATATATTATAAATAGGGAGTACCTACTTTTTTGGAGCAGGTACTTTATAGGTAGGTTGTTTCTGAGCTATGTTTGGTTTGTAAATCTCTCTCTTATTATTAGTTGCGTCGTTTAGATCTTCTTCTCCTTTTTGCTTCTCGTACCAGTCTTTCATTTCATTAAAAGTGTATTTGCGAAGCCAAGTAGGCATTTCATATATATCTAACCAACTGTAACCTCCTTGTCCGTGAAATACTATTTCATGTATTTCTTTGAAAAGGTAGAGTCTATGCTCAGGACTTAGGCCAAAAAAATTCTGTTCCGATTGGAATCTCTACGCCCTCCTCAACGTGTGTATCAGATTCGTAGTCAAACGTAAGAAGTACTTCTGGTTGAATTTCGGTAATATGTTTTCTTAGAGCTCTTGAATCGGGTGCTAACATAACATCGACAAAGCCTCTAATTGCTTTTGGATCTCTGTCTCCATTTATCGATGTGATAATCTTTTTGAACCTGGTAGTTACTTCGCTAGATCCGTTAGGATTGACTTTTTTCATACCTTGAAGTTCTCTCTCAATATCTTTCTCATCTTTATGAGTTAGTAGTTTGAAAGTGACAATATTGCCGGTAGTAGGTAGTTTAAATTCAAACTCATTCACACCGGGAGTCTTAACTAAACTTCTATCGAGTTTCTTTTCTTTTAACTTTGTTAAGTCGACGGTGACTTTTTCTGAAGTTCCTGTAATAGGATTGTAGTAGTTAAAACTGTAATCTTTACCGTATCCTAGAATTCTTGCAGCAATCAGCAAAGCATTCTTATCTGTTATTAGTAGATCGTCAAAATTAATCTTAGTGACGATTAGAGATTGTAGTAGTTTATCTAGAACCGTGTTATTATTAATTAGATTAGCATTAGTAAGGATATCTTCCTCTTTTGCTGTCATATACTTCATTTCCAGTTTACCGCTAGATAAAGGGTTATCTTGGGGATATAAGAGTCCTTCGGACGGTAGTTCAACTGTTTCGGTCGGTAACTTAAATTCGCTCATAGATTTTTATTTAGTAACTGTATTGTATATATAAATATGCCGGAGATTGATTTTCTACTAGAAAACAGTCTTCAAGCTTCTAATAATTTTTTTATCCCATTTCTTAAGAACATTCTTGTAGAAGTAAGCTAAAGCATACGGTCCAGAATGTCCTAATTCTAAAGCAAAGCTCTTTATTTCAGCAGAGGTTAGTTCGATAAGAAGGATGTACTCGTCAAAAGTTGGATCGCCTTCTATATTATTTTTCTTATAATAGTCTCCTAAAGCTATTTCAGCAGTTAAGTCAAAGTATTTACCATTAGAAGAATTCCAAGCATGATCGAGAGGTACGTACCTGGAAGCTATTCCTTCGCAGTATTTAATGCCTGATCCGCCTGAGTACGCTGTGTAGAAAGAGTTGTCGTAGCACTGCTTAGTCTTGACTTTTAATATTTTGCTTTTTAACAAATCGTCTACGTCTTTAGCTACAGGTAGGGTTTTATAAGAAACAACTTTTATAGGTTTAGCTACTTCAGCTTTCCATTTAGCAAACTTTAATTGATCATTTTCAGCATCAAGCATTTGAGAAAGCATTGTTGCTTCTCCGTCAAGATATCGTTTTAATTGGCTTTCTAGTAACATCGTATATAAATATTAAAATAAAAAAATCTCTTGGGATTTCCAAGAGATTCTTTAAAATAATTGCTAAGGTTATCTTAGAAGTTAAGTTCGCAGTAATCCATAGCGATTGTCATTTCGATCGTAATGTACTGATCGTTAGACCAATCGTATTCACCGAAGTTAGCTGATTTAACGTATGCGCCTCTGATCACCCATTCTCCTACGATATCACCTACAGGGCCTAAGATGTTTAGAGTGACATTCTTTTTATAGAAGTCAGAATAACCATCTCTACCTGTGATTGATTCGTGAGATAGACGGATCCATTCCATTACAGTTTGGGCTCCAGAAGGGGTGATAGGGTCGTAAAGCGATAGTGCCATATCCTGCCATTCAGCTTTGCCCTTAAGTTTACGGTATACGTTGATGTGATCGAGCTTGATATCAGTAAACTGTACTTGAGGTGAAGCAGCTTTCTTGATGAGGTATGTAGGGATACCATCGATGTACATTATGAAGCGGTTCTGAACCTTGGGTTCGAAGGCCGTATACATCAACTCATTTGGATCTATTAGTGGCATATTCTATTCGTTTAATATAAATATCGGTTTAATAAATTTTCTATAACTTATTGACCAAATGTTGCTCCAGTTGGTAGAATGTTGAAGTCAAGTATAATGAATTCAGCAGTTCTAGTTGGCTGTAAGTAGATAGCACCTACTAATTGGTTTCTATCGATTACATCTGGAGTGTTGTTTGTTTCATCCATTACAATTCTGTAAGAATATAGACCCTGTCTTTGTTGTACTGAATCTAAGTAAGGAGTCATTTGATTGACGAACTTAGTTCTTGTAGCAACTGTGTTCTGCTCGAATAAGAAGTTTTCAGCAATTTGACCAATTTGTCTCTTAAGAGCAATTAATAGTCTTCTTACGTTTACTCTATCAAGAGCAGAAGGCTTAGTTTGTAAGGTCTTCTGACCATATACTACTGTACCTTGTCCAGGGAATATTGCAATTGGGTTTACTTTACCGTTGTAAAGGTTGTCTCTGTTAGACTTTGTTAATCTGTATTCAGGACCGATTACTGTTGGCAGTCCACCGCGGTTTAGACCTGCTGGTGCAAACCATTCTGCAGCAATCTTGTCGTTATATGCATACACACCGGGGATGATAGTTGAAGCAGGAACCCAACGCATTTTACCTGTCTCGTTAGATCTTACTTGAACCCAAGGCCAGTATGTAGCGGCATAGCTAGTATCGGCTACAGCTGCATTATTTACAGCGTTAGAAACACTTTGGTTTTTAGCTGTTGTGTCTAGTACTGCAATTGCATCACCTCTACCTTCGACGATTGTTATTACATCTGCTAGGGTAGTTTCTGCATTTTGAATGGCTAGACCTGGAGCATAAATTACTTCGTAGTCGTACCAGTCTTTATTTTTAAGAAGACTGAAAGCTATATCGTAGTTACCTGGAACGAGTCCTTGTATGTTTTCAGTAGCGTTTGTTGAACCTTCAGGAACACCTGTTATGTTTTCAAACAGCTTTAACGCTTTACCGCTAGTCTTTCCGCCGTATAGATCACCAGCTGAACCACTGAAAGATCCATTGTATGAACCTGAACCTATTTTAGGTATAGAGCCGGTTGCAGCTGAGTTTGCAGTTCCGTCATTGTTTAAGTATCCGGGCTGTGCATTAACGTAAGATACTCTCACGAAACGGCTCTTGTTAGCGTAAGATCCTGTAGAGAGTAACTGCCAATCGCCGTTCTCATCTTGAACAGGATACCAAGACATATTACCGATTTGGTATTCTATATAATTAGGTGTATTTGGATCTAAGCTTAAGTTAGACCAAGTCTCTAATACTGTTTTTTGTTTCTGGTAGTCATCACCTCTTCTGATCACAAGAGTGAAAAGTCCGTTCTCTTTATCTGAGTATGATACTTCCCATCTGATATTATTCAATGAACCAGAAGGTAAATACCCCTCTGCTAGGCTTGCTGTTGCACCTTGGTAGTTGCTTTGGTCAACACCTAAAGCGAGTGTTTCTAATATAAAAGAAACAACTCCAGAGCTTGTAGCTGGTACAGAAGCAGTTGCAGGTAGGTAACCTCCGTTAGGTATAGTTGCAATTGATCCTGAAACAACTCTTGTTACAATCATAGTCTCACCTCCTTGTTGGAAGTAGTTATAAACTGCTAAAGAGGTTAGATATTCTTCGGTAGAGCTACCGGTTACAAATATAGATCCAAACTTGCTTGTAAAATCAGAATAAGAAGTTACTACAGTAGGGTAGTTAACCGGCCCTTTAACGGTAGGACCTACTAACGCGGCACCTGCTACTACAGGTCCTTGTGCTATTTGGGATAGGTCGTTTTCGTTTAGAAATACGCCGGGTGAGATTATTGCTTCTGCCATAGTTTTTTAGATTAGTTAATTTCTAATAATAAATAGTACACTTTTTTCGTAAAAAGTTATTCCTAAAATATTTATTATGTTATTTTAGTTGCGGTTCCATCTTCGATATTTACAGAAACTGGTCCGTATTTCTTTACTAGACTTTCTGAAGCAGATTCTTCCTCGATCATTAATTCTTGTAATTCTCCAAGGTAAGCTTGTTCTACTAAATTTAATCTAGCTTTTTGTACGGCGATTTCACCTAGATTCGCGACTAATTTTTCTGTTCTTTCTTTGATCTTTACTAGTTGATCAATTTCTTCTTGTAACAAGTTAATTTTCATAAACGTTTATATTTTTAAGATACTTGAGTTAGAGTTGCTATAATAGACGGCACTCCGGGTATATTCCCGTTTGCAGCAAGGTAAGCATAGGTTGTATTTGCACTGTTACTCTGATATGCTATTTCTAAATAATCTCCAGCATTCAAAGAGTCTACAAAGTTCCATGCTGCAACGAGGCGATGATTCGAAGGCACAGTTACTACTGTAGCACTATTAGGTATATTAGATCCGTTCTTCTTAAACCAGATATAGACATCAGCAGAGCCTGCTCCTTGAACAATTTGAGCTGAGAATTGAAGATTAAAGACGCCGGTATCAGCTACTTGTATCCTCGTCGGTAACCCCATCTCATTATTTTCAATAGTAACTTCGTTACTGTAGTCTGTTGTATGATATTGAAAAGATCCAGACTGGTTAATTGAGCCGGACTGAGTTGTTAGATCGCTAAAAGCTCCGAAGTGTTTGCCTTGGAGACTGGAGCTTATGCTAGTTCCGTTTATGTAGAGTTGGTTGTTTCCTTCTACGTAAACACTACCGGTTATATGCAACGAACCAGTCATTTCGTGACGGTTATTTGCATCTAGGTGCAACTTCTTATTTGCTATTGAATCAAATCCTCCTGCAAAGAACATTATAGGCATGTCAGAAGATGCATTACCTATGTGAAGATGTTCCCCTGTAGAATATATGTAAGCATCATTAGGACCCCCTACCACGTTTGGAATATTATAAGTACTACTATTAATACCCATGTCAATATAGTACTCTGTTTCGCTTCCTATATCGTTTGTAGCAACTATATCACTAGAAGCTACTACACTATCAGATAAATTTTGGATATTAATTTGAGAATAAGTAGCTACATTGCTTTCGGCTTGTATTATATTATAACTAGCGTTGTTAGCAGGTAATACTCTTAGAGCAGGAACTGCAGTACTAACTTCAGAAGCAGTAGTACTTGTGTTAATACCTACTACTCCTTCAGGATGTATATACACTTTAGCATTAGCTTCGGTATCAAACCCTCCATTAAATATTATGACTGATTTATTAGGGGCAGCGTTACCTATTAGTAGATTACTTCCTGTTACGTAAAGGTATCCATCGTTAGGACCTCCTACTACTCCAGAAGCACTATCAAAAGTACTACTGTTAATGCCCATATTTATGTAGTTACCTTCTTCGGTAGCTTCGTCATTTGCTGCAACTACATCGGCTGATGCGGTAGATCCACTGCTGTGGTTACATATTAGATTCTGCACATATCCGTCTACTTCTGCTAAAGAAGTTATTATATTATAAGAACCGGTATTGAGTTGTTGTACAATTAAAGCTTCAGGAGCAGCTGCTCCATGAGATGCAGATGTGTTTATTCCAATATAGTACCAATTCTCGCCGTCTACGATACTGGCTGTTTGCCAGATTGCGCTGTTAACTAGTGTAAATGTTTCATCTAGGTAGGGAATATGGTAAGGGTCTGCATCAATTCTAGGTATGTTAGAAGCTGTTACGTCTCCGAAAAATTGAATTGAACCGTAGACTGTGTGACCTGAACCGGTCACTTCTAGTGCGCCGGAAAGTATTAGATCACCGCTAGAGCTAATCTTCATCTTAACTCTATCCTGTACATTAAAGCCGCCAACGAAGAAGTTTAAACTTCCGGTTGCACCTTCTCTAGCATTGCCTATATAGAATTCGTTTGCAAGAGAGTATAAGTAAGCATCACCGGCATTACCTATTCCTCCTTCTACAGAGTATCCCGAGTTATTAATACCGAGATCGACGTACATATCCGATTCTGAGCCGTTGTTAGCTGTAACAACTATATCACCGGATGCAAAACCGCCGGAGCTGAAATTCTTTACAGCGATTTGAAGATAGTTATCCGTATCTCCGAAAGCATCCATAATAGTATAAGCGTCCGCGTCATTTTGAAATACATTTAGAGAAGCTGGTGCTCTTGATTCAGGTTCGTAACTACCTGTTGTGTTAATCGATACGTAGAGAAACTCTACATCGTTAACTAAACTAGCTGTAACGTGTATCGGCGAGTTTGCCCAAAATCCCCCTACTGGGTCGTAGTAGGGAACGTGGTAAGGTTCGGTCTGTACCAGTGCTGGAGCAAAAGCAGAAGCAGTAACGTTTGTTAGATTTCTACCGTCTCCATAAAGGTATGAGCCAGAGATTGAACCTGATACTAGTATGTCAGCAGAGCTAGATGCTGCTAGAGCATTTATTACTCTGAGTATATGATCAGATTTGATTATTTTACCAGGTTCAATACCTGTTTTGCTTATAGTTGCCATGTTCTATATTACTTATAAATATTTAAGGTCTGCCGGTAACTATTTCAGGGTTGAAGATAACTTTGGTAAAGTTGTGGAACTTATTAGCCATCTTCGCTATTTCTGCATTAACCGTATCTGGTATCAGGTATCCATTCAATGTCATATTAAAGCTGCTTTTTACAGCTCTATCTGCTCCCTCTTCTAGTATAGTTTGAGTAGAGAAGCTATCTATTCTTGTTTTAAATTGAAATCTTTCCGGATCTCCCCAGTAGCTGTTTGAAGCAAAGTTAATTCCTTCTACAAGCTTATTCATCTGTTCAACAAAGTCTGTAAAAATAACGCAGGAATAGGTTATAGTAACGTAATCAGGTACGATTGCTAACATCCACTCTTCTTCCGGCTTTTGATTAGAGAGAAGGTAGAAGTTATCGTATATGTTTCTTCTGCTAAATTTTTTCTTCAACATAACAACATTATTGACAACGTTACCGTCCAGTTTATTCCCTAGTTCTCTGTTTTGTTCTATAGTATCTCTCTTGTACATAATAAGAGGTACTAGTATCTTACCGTTACCGTCTCTATAAAATCCATCGGCTTGAACAGACTTCCATCTTTCAGGAGAACCGTAAATCACAGGTACGTTTATCTGTGTACTATTTTGAACAACTGTCAGTTTTAATCTATTGTCAAAATAAAACTGTATAGCTTCGTCTATATCCTTTATACCGATTTTTGGAATTTTATCGGTATCGCCTTTCATTGATATCTCAAAAGCGCGATTAAATTCTGGTTGTCCGGGGTTGGTGGTATCTACGCCTCCTATACCGTTAGGATTTCCTATCTCTGTTAAAAATGGATTAACAAAGCTATCTAAAAAATCTCGCCTTTGAACTGGTGTAGGTTTTGCCATTTATTACAGTCGTTGTTTTGTTATACCTAATTTGTCTCCACGTGTATAGTGTGTCTTTAGTATAACAGAGTAGTCGTTACCAAAATTCTCTAATCCGTCAGAATAAGAATAGGCATTGTCTTTACCCATTATTAACTGATTTTCGTTTACATTATCTACTTCGTAGTATATTTCGTTGTACATAACAACATCGCCAATCTCAGGTATAACGTTTGCTTCAATCATATCATCTCTTAAGAACCTAAAAACAACATCTCTTTGAGTGTCGGGGCCAAATTCATCGACAGGAGCTGTAAAATCTCCTCTCTCAATTATGCAGTTAAATAGTATAGGTCCTATAAAAGTCTTACTTAGTGATTCGCCATATAAATTAGGCGTAGTATCAGGAAGAACTGTCTTGTAGTATCCTACCTGCTGGGAGATTACGTCGTTAACTAGCTCTTTTGAGATAATTTTAAACGTATCTATGTCTCTAAGTGATCCAAATATTGCCATCTTATCCTATAAATATAAACATTGGTATATCTGTCAAAGTATTCTTCATAGCTGATGCTTCGGCTTGCTTTCTCTCTAACTGCGCTTGACGTGTTGTTCCGTCAAGATCTCCTCTTAGTTTCTCAATTAAAGCTACTTTTTCTGCTCTAGCATCTGTAAGTAAATCACTCTGATTTAGAGTAACTTCATCACCCGGTATAGGAATAGCGTTATACTTTCCTCTGATATAGCCTAGTATTTCTTTTGCTATAGCAGCAGCATATTCATAAATCCAGTATTTACCCGGGGCGTTAATTTCAGAATAAACAGGGTTCTCATAAGGAACATTTCCCATGTTAGTTATAAGGTTATTAGGCTGTGTTAACTGTCCAGTAGCAGGATCTATATAAGAATAAGGGCCTCTTAGTGGGTTTGTTTCATCAGATTTTTTACTATACTGAAACCATAGTCTACCTGCTCGGTAAGGATCCGTTACAGTGCCGGGTACTGGGAATATTTTTAACTGGTTGTTTATTAATTCGAAAGTAAATGTAGATCTTCTCACATAATCTGACATTTCAATAGCTTGTATTCTTTGAATATCCCAATATACGGGGAACATCATATACGATACAGCCGTTGAGTAAGATCCCCAGCCGAAAGTATCTAACAAGCCTTGGTAGTCAAAACCGGTGCCAGCGTATGGATCAAAGTAACGCACAATAGCAGGAGGAGCTTCGTAGAAGATTCTTCGTATTTTAATATTATCACCAAGTGCTAGAGAAGCAGAAGCTTGTGCCCAAGCATTCATATCGTATATTTGCTGTCCGCCTCTTAACATCATAGATCCCGTATACCAAGGTACATTTCCTCCAACGCCTACCGCTTCACCATACACATCTGATAATTGTATTATACCTTGTATGCTTGGGGAGATTACGTTATTATTCAGCGGTGAACTATTGGGTGACCCTTCTAGAGAGAGGTAATTATCTCTAATCTTAAACAGGTATAATTCATTTCCATAAGTGGTTACAGCTTCTTCTAGAGCTGCGTAAAAGTTGATGTCTTGCAGCTCCACTTCCATGATAGGATACCCGAGCTTTCTTGCAGCAAAGTTAGCAAACTTAGGAGCATCAATTTGAAATTGAGCATCGCTGTCATAGAACCCGAAAGGGGTATTTCCTGCTACCGGAATTGGGGTGCCGTCGTATATTGGTTTATTCGCCATTTTTAATTCCTATGATCGTTGTATATTTTTAAAATATCTTCCACTATGGGATCTCTATGGTTAGTTCTTAGAGTTACAACTTTAAATCCTGGAACATCGTTGAAATTATCGCAGATAAATTTAAAACCAGATGCTTTTTTATCCTTTAAGTCTATTTGTGCAGTATCTCCACATACAACCATCTTGCTACCGGAACAGATTCTTCCTAATAATAATTCCATTTGTCTATCAGTTATATTCTGTCCTTCATCTACTACAACAAAACAGTTACTAAGGTTTCTACCTCTCATGAACGCTAAAGGTATAACTTCGATTCTGCCTTCAGAAATCTCTTTATCTATTTTCTCCTTATTGTAGAGCCTATACATATTATCGTATATAGCTGCAGTATAGGGAGCTAGTTTAGCATCTTTATCTCCTGGTAGGAATCCTATTTCTTCTCCAGAAGTAACTGCCGGTCTAGTTAGTATAACTTTCTCAACATCGCGTTTAAACAGAGCATCAAGAGCGGCTTGTGCAGCTACCATTGATTTACCTGATCCAGCTGCTCCTTTCAAAACCGTTATTTTACTTTCTAATATAACGGCTTTAGCTTGTTTTTGTTCATCTGTAAGAGAAACTTGAAATCTAATAGGATTTTTAAGCTCTCTTTTCTTCTTTACAGCACCGTTTCCTTGCTCAGTCATAAAACATCTTTGTTATAAATAGTTAGAAAGTGACAATAAAAAAGCCGGCTTTTTGAGCCGGCTCTTTATATTTGGTTAACAATCTATTAAAGAGTGTTAAGGTCGGTGACGTACACCTTAGCGTAGAATTCAGGACGAACCATTTTCTTAGCGTAGCGAGTCATTAAACCTTTTCTTGGTGTAAAGGTCTCAGGATCGTACACTAGAGGTGTCATGATCAACGGTACATAAGGAGCATATACAGCACCAGTCTCAAGGAATTGAGAACCACGTAGACCAAGAAGGATTAAGTTCTCAGTTAAGTAAGGGTTCTTATAAACCTTATAACGGCTGTTTAATTGACCAACCTTCTGTACGCCGAATGCATACTTCATAGACTCAGTCTCACCGTTTACATCAGCTGCAAATCCAGGAATAGATTCAAGGATTGTAGAGATAGCAGGAGAAACCATCATGAAGTTAGCACCACCGCGTAGAGTTCTTTGGTGAATTACGTTAGAAAGCTTTTGAAGCTTAGTTCCAAGTGTCTGGAACCACTCACCCTGGGTGTTGTAGAAACCACCAGCACCAGCTGCTACGATATTGTAGCTGAAGGTACCATCAGCGCCTGCAGTCCAGAATTTGTTAGCTACAGCAGACCATACTTCAGTTCCAGCAGATGCATTCTGAATAAGCATATCTAGGATCTCAAGATCGATCTCAAGAGCGATATACTCACCTAACATAGAAGTTAGTTCAGCTTCAGCATCGATGTTCTGGAATTTCTCAAGGTCTTGAGCTAATTCCGGAGTCCATTCTGCTTTTAACTTACGAGTCTTAGCAACGATACCTTCAGATTCCATTTGAATCTTAATCTCAGGGATTACGATATCAGATGTAGAAGCAGCGTTTGGTACAGAGAAGTTAGCAGAAGCAGGAGTGTCTTCGAAGTCACCACGCTTGTTAAAGTCGGTTTGCTTAGTGTAGTAAACTACATAATTACCGGTAGCAGCAGTTGCTTCAGCAGTAGAAGCAGAAACGAAGAATAGGACGTTACCGCCGCTAAGTCTTGTAAATGCTTGTAGGTTGTCAGCAGACTCGATTGAACCAGAGTTAATGATAAAGCCTCTTACTGCATTAACGTCGAAATCAGTTAATGAAGAAGTAGGGATAGCAATCTTCTTAACAAGAGTAAGAGCTGAATCGCTACCACCTTGGATTGAAGAAGAGAAAGCTGTATCGTAGTTCACATCAGAGAAAGAAGCAGAAGCTACAGAAACACCAGAAGCGTTATAAGCTACAGATGCAGAGAATTGGTTAATTGAATAACCAAAACGACCAGCGCCATAAAGACCACCTTGAGCAAGGTTGCCGAAGTTAGTAGAATCAGTACCGAAAAGTGACTGACCGCTAACGAAAGGAGTCTTGTTGTTTGAATACTGGAAGTTTAAGTAGAAGATAAGACCGGCAGGTAGATTCATAGGCTGAACGGAAACGAATTCCTTAGCAGCGATCATACCGAACACCTTTCTTACAAGAGGAAGAGCGATACCAGCCCACTGCTCACCTACACCAGTTGTGAAGGTTGCACCGCTTGTGCTGTTACCACCAGAGAAGTTAGAAGCAGACTCGACTACAAGTCTTTTAGCCTGATTCTCAAGCATTACTGCCATGTTTGTTTTGTCATAGCCATCTAGACCTTCTAGAAGACCAGACTTAGCCCACTTACCAGCAAGCTTCTTAGCAACAGATTGCTGCTGCTCAAAGCCGTTTGATGTGGATTCTAAAAGAGAGTTAATAGTACTCATTTGTTATTCTTTTTTTAAGTTTGATTACTTGGTTTTTTTAATCCCAGCGAGAACTTGCCAACGGTTAACGATGTCATTTTGTTCTACGATAGGTTGTGCTTTAGCAACCATTCCAGCAGGCTTAGAAGCAAATCCTACTGATTCTTTGATAGATTTTTTAGCTACATTGGTTGTAGCGATAGAATCTTGTAATGTTTCGTAAATCTTTTTAGCTTCTTTTACGTTTTCAGCACGATCAAAAGCATTGATAACTTTTAACTTCTGTGCTTCGCTTAAGGATTTAGCTTTGAAAATTTTATTTACATAAAGCAATTTAGCATTCAATAGGTTTACTTCGTTCAATTCAGTACGAAGTGTGTTTATTGTTTTAACTGCTTCTTGTAAATCGTGTTTCATTTTCTTAACTTCTTCCATAGCTTTTTCTTCTTCTCCGTGTTTAGCTTCCATCTTAGGATCTTCTTCCTTGTCAGCTTCTTCTAGAGAGGCAAGAATTTCATCGAGAGTAATCTCGTCAACAGAATCATCGTGTACTTCAGCTGCTAAATCAACTTCGCCTTCGCCACCAGCTTCTTCGCCAGCGCCAGCTTCAGGTTCAAGAGCACCAGCATCATCTGCAGGAGCACCGCCCATTTGAATGTCAGAAAGTACGTCTCTGATAATGTCTTTAAGTTCATCGACTGTTAGCTCGGTTACTTCTTCTCCACCTTCAACAGGGCCTTCTTCGCTTTCACCAGCTTCGTCATCTTCTTTTTCTTCTTTATCGTCAGCGTCGTCATCGTCGCCTTCTTTCTGAAGTTTTTTAGAATCGTCTTCAGCTTCAAGTTCAGCTAAAAGTTCGTCAAGAGTAACTTCGTCAACTTCACCCATATCATCGCCTTCTTTCATGGGATCTTCGTCATGCTTAGCTTCCATCTTAGCGTCCTTTTTGTCATGTTTAGCTTCTCCCATGGCTTTTTCCTCTTCGTCATGCTTAGCTTCATCGACAGGCTTTTCTTCCTTGTCTTTTGCTTCGAATGCTAAAGATTCATCATCCATTTCAGATAGCTTTAACTTGATCATTTCTTGAACTCTAGGACCGAAAGTTTCTGCAATTTGCTCTTTGGCAAGTTCGTAAGCAGATTGGCGCAATGCTTTAGCGTCAGCAATAGCCTGCTTAATTAAATCGTTTTGCATTTTTACTTTTTTTGGGAATTGCTTATTAGAAGCAATATAAGAATTATAGGTATGTAATGCTACAATAGAGGGTAGCATATATTTGTACTAATAAATATACCTATTTAAAGGAAACAGTTAATTCTTACGAAACTTTTTTATCGTAAGCAACAAACACCTGTCTGTAGACATATAATATCTCCTAACAGACTATCTACTTTCTTATACTTGTTGAAATGATTGATCTCTGAGGGAGTATAAGATTCTTTTAATACTGGTGTCATGAAAGAGCCGTAGGTAGAAGGAGTTGAGACAAAATCCCAACATATTAATTCTAGGTCATCTTCTACTTGAACTAGGTTTTCATCAATAGCTGAGACTGAGCCCATGGCTCTAGAAGATATACCAACTTTAATTCCGTTTTGGAATAAGGTTCTTAATATGTTACCCGAAGGGGTAGGTAATACTTCAATCTTACCGTATAGATCGTCTCCATCCCACCATAAGTCTAATATGTTATGAGATGCGTTCTTTAAGTTAACAACAGGAGATTCTGGGTGATCTAATTCACCGAGAGCTCTATTTTCTGCGATAGGCCCGCGAAGGTATTTCTCTACTTCTCTTTTTAAGGATGGACCGTAAACGCGTCTGTTTGCATTTGGCTTATTCATAGCCTGCATCTTACCCTGTACTATTAGATTAGCGTTAGGGTTTATTTTTGATTCAAACAGAGCTTGAGGGCTAGGTTGAAAAGGCAAATATTCTATTAAAAGTTGTTTTGACATATTAGCTTATGTTCTTCTTTATAAAAGATATACCTGCGTCTTTTAGTTTCTTCTCTAATTCAGGATCAGTAGTTTTTCTATACTCACGATCTTCCCCGGCGCTACCAATCGAGTACTTTAATGCTTCCTCAACGTGTTTCTTAATTATCTCTTTTACCATCTTACGCTTCTCTTCACTTAAGCCACCAGCCTGTGGCGAGTTTTGATTTACAGCTGCGATAAAATCTTGGTAGCTTTCAACCGGTTCGTCGTAAACTGTTATCGTATCATTATCGGTATCAATACGTATTGCTCCGTCTTGGTAGCTTAAGTCTAGGATAAGAGTACTATAGTTCTTACCAATAGCTGTTCCTCCTCTAATTCCTTTACCTGCTTTTTCAGCCCATCTTGCTACCTGATTAACTAATGGAAGTATACCTCTAGATTTAGCAAATTTTTTAATATTCTCGGGAACAGTAGCTTCTTGTACAGCATCTTCTTCCATTGATGTTGGTGCTGACATTTCGTCTCCCATGTTACCTGGGTGTAGATCAGCATCATCGTCATTTAAGAATTGCTCATAGTCATCTAATACATCCCAGTTAGACAAGAGATGTCTAATAGCGATTTTACCTTTAGGTGATAAATCACCGTGTACATCTGACCAGCCTACAATTGCATCTTCTAGATCGCTATACAGGTCACTATCTTTTCCCCATTCATCAGCTACCTTGTCCAGCATTTGCTGAACTTTATTGAAGTCTTCTTTAATTCCTTTCTTAACCATATCTACAGCCATATCTTCAGAAGAATCGTATGGAGTTCCCATATATCCTTCCTTTAATTGTTGAACTCCTTCAGGCTTTCCTTTTTTAGCTTCAGACTTACTTAGAGAAGCTTGGACGTTTGCGTCTTCATCTTTCTTTAATTCCTTTTTAAGATAGCCGTCTGCTTTAGTTTTATTAGTAGTATCAGAAACATTACTCTCTTTGAATTCAATATCAGAAGCAGCCTCTTCTTTCTTAGGCTTCTCACCAGTTGCAATTAACTTGGTGTAAAATAAAGGATCTTTTTCTAGATTCTTAAGTGCTTTATTAGTTGCTTTATCAAGCTCTGCTTTGTTTAAAAAAGCAGAATTCCAATCTGGAGCTGCTTGGTAGGTTAATCCTAATTCGAAATTTACACCTTTTCTTAATTCTGCAGGCATAATTTCGTAAGCCTCTTTAAGAGGGTTTAAAGTTTCAGAGATAATTCCCTTGTTCTTTAACACTCTGACTGTGTCATCGAACGTCATTACGTTAGTAACAAGGTTTTTGAGTCGACGGTCTTTTCTAGCACGCTCCATGAACTGTGCTTTATTTATTTTACCGCCTCTATACTCTCTGTATGATTCTGATATAGTCATTTCTGATCTGTTTAATAATAAATATCTTATCGGCCTTGGCCTCTGTAGTTTTTCTCACGTCTATCATGTTTGTTGAAAGACTTTTGAGATTTACCTAACTTTCTTTTTCCGAACGTAACCTTGCGGCTATCTCCTTTGCCTGTTGATTTTGCCATTACTTAAACCTTTTTATATTTTTGTGTAATGCTGAAACCATTTCTTTAATCTGTGTTAAAGCTCTTTCTGTATGTACTTTGTATTTAAGTCCATCCTCTCCTTCAGATAGTTCTGTTTTGAGACGGCTTACGTATTCGTATAGTTTGTGAATCTCTTGAACTTTTCGCTTAACTGCTTTTACAGCTTGATGAAACTGCTCGGGTTTAGTTCGAGTTTTTGTTTCGGTTCTAAACTTAGAATAGTTTTCATTTAGATTTCCTCCATCTTTGAAAGCTTTATTCAGCATATCTATAACATTCTCTACTCCCCAAGATCCAAATTTTGATATTTGAAGAGCGTTTTTGAGCGATGTTGTTCCTGGTTCTCTAGTTCCTATTGCTACTCTAAAATCATTCAATCTAGGAGCTCCAGCAGCTTTATCATCTACCATAATCAAGTCCTTATCGCCTAATTTATAGATGTAAACTGTTCTCTTAGAACCGTATTTATTTACTTGTTGATCTTTATCTACAAGTTTAAAATTTAATCCTTTTTGAGCTGCGTAATCAGTGATCATAGCTTCTATATTCTTAACAGCCCATTGTTGTTTAGCTTCTTCTATGTTATTTTCGGGTAGCGGTTTTTTCTGCAGTACAAGATTGACAATCATCATTAAGCCGTCTGCTGTAATATGTCCTTGTCTGTAAGCAGACATTAACGTCTTTTTAACGTCTGGGGCTAGATTGGGATTATTGAGAGTAGCAATTACTTCATCGGTTCCTGCTGCTTCCATTAATTCATCTTCCCAGCCTTCATCTTCTTCATCTTCTATTCTCTCTACATCACTAGAGTGCATACTATAAACTTCTCCGTCTCTATCCATTTCAACCTCAACAAAGCCGCGATGAATAGCAACTATAGTTCCAGTTTCACCGTAGAATTCGTTTCCGTAGACTACTTTAACTCTATCATCTTCTTGAAATCCTTCTTCTAAGCCATGTGACTTGTGTCCGACGATTTCATCCCAAGCATCTTGGTCTAGGGTTTTTTTCTGAACTACTCCGGCTACATTCTCCATCGTTGCTGCCCTTCTCTCGATTTCACCTTTATCCATATACGGATTAGTTTCTGGGCCCCATTCACCTTGACTTTTTAGTTTGCGTATGGCTTGATCAATCTTATTTAGCATGTCACCGTACTTATCAGCTACGGGACCGCCTTCTGGTTCTGCTTCTTGCTCCATATCTCTCTCAATCTCTGCTCTCTTTCTGAGCAGCATGGCAATCTTAGCTTGATTAGGATTTACTTTCCGTACTTGCGGTTTTGGAGCGTCTTTTTTAGCTCTTATTGCCATTAAGACAGGGTCGTTAATACCTGCTTCATCAATATGATGTCCTTTCCCCATACCTAAATCAAAAGCACCATCATACTTCCCAGGTTGTTTTTTAGAAGGAACTAAATCTGCTTTAACAGATAGATAAGGATACTTACCTTTATCGCCTAAAAACTTCCAATCTTTTGGATCACTAGACCCTCCGGTAGATATCCATCCGCTGTCTCCTTTATAGTCATATTTCACACCCGGTTTTAATTCACTTTCATCTAATGCCTCAGGAAAATGAGCTTGTCCTTCTTTTGTCCATTTCCAGTTTGGAAACTTCTTTAATACATCATGGATAGTATTAACTTGTAATTCGTTTGTTCTGTTTCCAGCTCCATCTATTACGTTAATAGAGAAAGTACCTGTTGAAGGTTCAAAGTAAATACTAGAGTCAGTCTTAGTGTCTGTACCGATGTGAATCTTACCAGCGGCTTCCCACAGCTCTCTATAGTCCATAGCTTTAGCTCCAGGATGAGTGCTATGTTTGAATTTAGCATTAAAAGGAGCTGAGGTGCTTTCTGTTTTTTTCTTCTTAAAAGCTTTAGGAGTAAAAGTCTGTTCACCAGGTCCGGTCATCGCAGTAGCTCCAGCAGTTGAATTACCGCCAGTAAAAGAAGTTTCTTTAATTATTTCATGAATGGCCTTAAAAAGACCTTCCTTGGTAAGTTTAATTTTATTCATTACTTACTAACTGTGTTTTTAAGTTCTTTTACAAGCTCACAGTATTGCATCAAACTAATCAAGTGATCATCTTTGATGTTCTGCTTGTTAGAAATAGGTTGTATATTTTTTAAAACTTCTTGAAGTTTAATAACGGTAACAGGATTCTCTACCTTACCGCTAAGACGGAGTAGAGTCTGCTTAACTTCTTCTATTTTATTATTTAAGTAAGCTTTTAGCTTAACCGTATCAGATATGTTGTTGATATACTCTTTCAGTATCTCTTTTTGATCGCTGGATAGAGTATTGTATTTTTCATTAAATTTCTCAACTAAGAACTTGTAGCTTAAAGCTTTAATTTCTTTTTCTTCACGGATAAAATCTGTGATTGAAGGATCCTCTATATTTTTAACAGCGGGGGTTGTTACATGCTCAAATACAGTTAGTTTATTAACCATAAGCTGTTCTGTATCGACCACTGTTTTAGCATTTGCTGCTTCAAGTATGGTGTAAATTGCTGCGGATACTTTGTAGTTGTTTATCTTAGCTTTGAAAAAGTCGTCTAAGTTGTAATGCTTCTTAACCTCTCGTATTAAGTTAAACTTTTCTTTCTCTAAAATTTCCTGATTTAACTTCTTGCTCTGCTCGCAGATAGTCGAAATTAGCATCTCTGCTTTAGTCTCTGATAAAGGGTAATTCTTAAGTAGAGTGTTATATAGATTTAATTCTTTTGAAAGCTCTGTATTTCTAAAATACTTCTTTAATATACTTACTGCTTTAGAATCTCTTGAAGACATCATGTCTGATGTTATCTGTCTTATTAAAAGCTCAAATAAAATACCAGTATTTCTATATTTCGAGTGCTTAATACGTTGTTGCATAATAGGTTTCACAGTATTAGTCTATTATAAATATGTAGGTTTACCCGATATCGTCTTTTAAATTAGATTCGTCTAAAAGACCGCTATCTTTTTTCTCTTCGAAAAGATTAACTTTTCTCCCTTTTATAGCATCAAATACCGCTTTATTTTGTAAGTATACCTTTGTTGTGTTTGTATTTTCTAGAGCTAAAGGGGATCCTCCTTGATACTTAGCTCTTATACCTCCTTGTTCGCCATTGGAATCACTACCTGGTAGATCAGCACGGCCGGTTCTGTCGCGTCCAAGTGGGTCTGCAGCTGTTCCGATAAATGATGCTTTCTCTGTCGGTCTTCCTGGTGATTTTCTAGGTTCATCTTTGAGCTCATCGTAACCTTGAGGAACATCCCCAGCACCTGCAGTGTAGTTAGCGTTGCCGCCATACATTGCTGCGATCTGGTGAGGAGTACCGTATGCTTGACCTGTTGCTGCAGGGTCATTACCTTCTTCTTCAATTTGCTTTAATCGGAAAGCTCTCTTCTTATCGGCTACCAGTAAGTCTCTTAATTCATCAAACTTATCTTCGCTGAACTGGAATAGGTTGTCGTAAATCCAATCAGTAGGTAGTAGGTTATTCTCTTGTAACGCTGCTGCTAGATCTACTGTCTCTTTCCATAGAGCTATCATCTCTTGACGATATACAATAGAAGGAGGTGTTAAGGATAGAGAGAAGTTAGTTAAACTCTCATTAGTGTATCCTTGAGTGTATAAATGTACTAGTGCTATCTTTGTAAGCTCGCTTACTACTATATTCTGTACTCTTTCTACAGTGCGTGCAAAACGAATATCTTCAGCAGCAAGAGTTGCCTTACCTGTTAAGTCTTTCTCATATCCTAAGAAAGCTTTAGGTATCCTTAAAGCTGCAAATAGTTTATCTCTTAAATAATCAACGTCTTCAATGCCGTTATAGTCTAATCCTTTAGCTGTATCTATTCTAGTTGATTGATCATTACCTCTAACTGGAATGAAGAAGTCCTCAAGCATGTTTTGGATGTTATACTTAAGGTTGTACTGACCTGTTTGCGGGTCGATGTAAGGAGTTTTCTTCATCTTAGAGATCATTCTCTGCATATAGTTCTCAACCTCATTCGGTGGAATAGAACCTACGTTAACATAGAATACTCTTTTCTCCGGTGCTCTCACAATACGATGTATTAACATCGCATCTTCCATTAGAATCATCTGCTTGAAAGTCTTTCTTGCAGGTTCTAGGTATGAACGTCCGTAAGGTAGGTAGTTAACATCACCTAGAAGTCTAAAGTGAGCCATTTCGTAGTTCTCAAAAACTATCTCTTGAGTAGAGCCTTGTCTTTGGTTGAATAGCGGAGTATAGCCGGTAGTTACAGATGATGCAATTGCGTTAGGATCGAATCTAAATCTTACATAAGAAGGATTCTTCGGATCAGCACCTTCTTCTCTTATAATGACATAAGCAGAAAAAGGAATTACATTATATACTCCAAACTTCTCAGCTATTTCTAGCTTTAAGAAGAAGTCTCCATACTTACACATATTTCTAATCCACGACCATAAGTTAAACTCAATATTCATTACGTCGTAGAAAAGGTTGTAAAGTATCTTTTGGATATTTTCATCAGAAGATCTAATCTGTAGAACTTCACCTTGTTCGTTTTTAATAGTACACTCGTCAGCTAGAACATCAAGAGCAGAAGCAATAATCGCATCTGTATCCATTCCTTCATAGTCTGTATAAAGTTGGAATTTCAGAGCTTGGAAATTCTGAATGATATTGTAGTTATATGCGTAGCTGTTAGAAGTTGTGTATAGCCTATTAAATCTATCCACAAGAGAGTTTGTCTGTAGTACACCGCTTGTCTGTATTCTATCGGTATCAACAACTCTCAACTGATCTCCGCCGACGTTTCTGATGATTACATCGGAAGAAAAAAGTCTTTTAAGGCTCTTAAAGATATTGTTCTCTGCCATATTACTTATAAATATTTAATTATTTTAGCAACCAAGTTAAATCTTCGTTTTGTCCAAACTGATTTGTCATTTTCCATGGATGACGTTCTAAAGCTAAAGCGGGAGTTATTATTTCCATGCCGTAGTTCGATTTGGACATATTGCCTAAGCTTGCTTTTGCAAGATCAATACCTGTTTGCCTAAATCTGAGAGCTGTATCTCTTAAGAATAACCCAATACCTATCGGTATTACGAGGTCATCATTATATCCTTCAAGCGCTTGAGCTTTACCTGATTTCCAGATGAAAGTAGATAATTCTTCATGCGTTCTTTTAGACTGTACAATACAACTCTTATCATGAATATACGAAGTTAATTTCGAAATAACAAGAGGTCTTGTTCTTTGATTTGTAGAAAATCCAGGAACCATTCCATCTCCTCTATCAAAACGGCTTAAATACAGCTCAACATTAGTTAGAGCTATATCCGATCTTGGGGAGTAGTATAGATTAGGGTACTGTGATTCGACGGCTGTCTGTATTACATCCCATCCAATACCGGTGTTTTCTATAATGAGAAGTCCCATGTTCCACTCTGTAGCAACGCTGACAGCTAATCTACCTAAGTCTCTTGTGTCGGGCTGTCCGCGGTACTCTGCTACTTGCTTGGCTTCTTCAACTTCCATTACTTGAATAGTTGAATAGTCTTTTCCATCGCCTCTAGCTACGTCAACTATAATTGCATATGTTTTAGAGTAATCGGGGTATTCCCAAAGCCAGTAGTTATGATCAATAAAACGTTTCTCTACAGGAGGCTTTATCAAACTCTCGTACCATTTTAGTATCTCAGGTTCAATTACGGTTGCACCGGATGTTGTGAAGTCACAATCACATTCCTGGGCTGCTTCTCTTTTACCGAGTATCTTATCTTGTTCTTCTCTCCAGGTTTGAGTTCTTTCAGGATGTACTGTCCAGGGAAGTCTAATAGCAGTGAATTTATTTTCACCAATTTCTGCTTTAGTAAATTCTTTGTGAAACCAGTTACCTGTACCGTTAGGGGTAGATATAGCAATACATCGACCTCCGGTAGCAAGAGTCTGTTGAGCAGCTGTAAAGATAGTTTCGATGTTATCAATAAACGCTGCTTCGTCAAGTATGAGTAGTGATACAGCTTCTGAACGGCCTGAGTCTGATGCGGCAGAAACTGCTTTGATTTGAGATCCATTTGCTAGCTTAATACTAAGTTTGTTGTTAAATTCTGTACCACCTGCAAATTCTTTAATCCAATTAGGAAGATGGTCGTATGCAAACGAAACTTTAGTGACAAGGTTTTTAGCAGTATCCTGCTTTGTTGCTACAACAAGGATGTTCTTATCTTTATTGAAAAGCATCATCCATAAGGCATAAGCAGATACTAGAGTAGAGATACCTAGCTGTCTAGACTTATTGACAATATTGTATTCGTTTTGTTGAAATACACCTAGTACTTTTTCTTGGAATAGGTAGAGATTAAATTGCATTCTACCGCGGGTGGGGTGCTGAATCCAGTAATATTTCTTCATGAAATATACAGGATCTTGGGCACAGCGTATTAGCTCCTGCCTTATAGCTTCTTTTAAGCTCTGCTGACTTACTTGAGTTTTATTTTCCATAGTATACCAGCTTTAATACTAACACCTCCGTTGAGATCGTAGCCTGCGCCTAAGGTATACATTCCGTCTTTCTTAGTCTTTAGAGTTAGAGTAGGACCGAAATAGGATATTGGTTCGTCCTTATTTACAACTCCCTCGAAGCCAGCGTATAATTGGGTTTTTGCTTTTGGAGGTATTACTACTGTGGTTTCTTTTGTAATGACCGGCACTTTATAGTCTGCGCTGAACCATCTGCTTTCTATCTTATTCTTACTTACCGAATCTGTTATGTAGGCATAGCCTATACTGTCAATAGCTATAGTATCTCTGTAAACTCTTGTTGCGTAAAAATCTTTAAGTATCGCTGCTGTATCTACATCTTTATAGAACGAATCTACAGTTCCTGGAAGATACTCTGTTTCACCTGGGATGTATACAGGCTTTTCTACTCTCTTTGCTACATACTGCGTGTCTATCTTTACAGTTATTATGGGCTTTCCTCCTTCGGGACAAGGTATATCGCTTTTGCAGGACTTTTGCAACAGTATTATAATAACTAAAACGGCAATTATCGCTAGATAAAAGCCGTTCTTAGTCGATAGTAATTTTTTAATATTTACCACTAAAATTTAATTTGATTTCCAAGCATCTATCTTCTCTTTCCATAGTTTCTTTACAGCTATTCTAGCTGCGTTTTGATCATGAGAAGGGATTTGCTTTTGAATTAAGCCTTTGATATCTTCAATTAATTCATCAATAGCCATTTCAACACCTGGACCTGCTAGGTCTGTATCGTCGTATTTTTCAAAGAAAGAAGCTGTATCTCCGGGTCTAATAACGTTACTGTACATTAAGTGACCTGGAATTGCTTCTGCTACATCATCTCCTTCTTCTAGAGATTCTTCTCCTTCTTCATCGCTAACGTCGGTTAGCTTAGCTAAGTCTGCAGTCAAAGTTTTAATTTGCTGCGGGATTGTACCGATCATTTGCTTATACTGGTCTATTGTTATTTCTCCTGCTTTTAACTTCTGAATGAGTTCGTCTTTTTGCTTAGTTAGTTTAGCTAACTGAGTTCTTTTATCAGAGTCGCTGCCGAGTTGTTTATCAACAGCTTTTACGTCTTTTTTGGAAGGCTCTTTTTCAAACTCATCAGAGCTAAATTCGTCTTCTTTTTCCCAATCGTCTGTTTCTTCTTCTGCTTCTTTAATTAAAGCTTTTTTACCAGCATCCAGTTTAGATGCTACAGTAGCTCTATTCTCAGTAACAAATTTATAAAAGTCAAACTGTGCCATTTTATCTAATTTATTATAAATAGCAGGGATTTTAGTTTAAAGCATGTCTGGAAGGGGTGTAATAACTTTAGAATCATTCTTTAAGATTAGCCATTCTCTCTTAGACATTTCACGTCCGTAGATAGCATAGACATCTTTCTTTTTAGAATCTTTAGGGTATTTAATTGCAGGTCCAGCTAACGAATGTAGCTTAGCATTTTTTCCTGGCTCTTGATAAAGAGATAGTACGGTCCCTTCGGGCGTCTTTACTTTCTTTATGTAACTTGATTCACTCATATTGTTTTGCTATAAAGATAGCAAAAAACTTTCAGACTTCCAACTTAAATCTCAACTCCTCTTATCTTATCTACCATACCAAAGCGAGACTGTACTCCTCCACCTTCTCGGCTTGCTGCAAATATCTTTGGAATTTTAGTACCGTTTAGATCCTGTTTTTCGTCGGTAAAGAAAAGATCTCCATCTCTTTTTCTAATGTGAGCGTAAAGTTTATCGCCTTTTTTCTTTATGAAAGAAGAAAGAGGTATAAAATCACCGTTTGAAAGCTTAATTGTATTCTTGCCGACTTTTTCATGCTTTACGTCCATCTCTCCTATATAGTAGTAAGATACAGGACCTCCCATCTCCGGTGTACCTACTAGCAACGTCTTTACGATATCGGCAGGTACTTTCCTAGATACATCCTGTATAGCTGGATTTTTATATAAGTTTTTTCCTTGTAGTTTTTCTTTGTTGATTATCTTCTTATACCATTTATAAGCATCATTGTAGAATTTAACTACAAATTCTTTAATTGCCGGGTTTTGATTGTCGGCTGTTAAAGCTGTAATTCCTTTTATTCCTCCGCTTCCTAAAGTCGGGGCTGAAGGTCCTTTAGCGGATACTAGAACTGGAGCTTTTTTACCTTTAACTATTAGCTTTACGTCTGAGTAAGGTTCAACACCTTTTACGTTTCTACCTTCTACTTTTTCTGCAGAAAGAACACCTTCCAGTTTTGAGCCGTTTGCAGAGATAATGGTCTTTTCGCCAGGTATAGAATTTATAATATCGATAAGACCTCTCTCCTGTCTCTCCGTTGTATCAGCTTTTGATCCGCCTGATCCGCCGAACTCTGGTGTTTTCTTTAAGTCTCTGAGTGTATATTTGTTTCCTTTGTCATCTTTGAAATAAAAGACTTTATTTGGATGTTCAAAAGGTGTATTTTCTACGGATTGAGCGAATGCGTCTGAAATGGCTTGGTTTAAAAACTCAGGCTCTTTGGGGTCGTGATTAGGATAATTTTTTGGATCAGTACTGAACAGTTTCTTATATTCGGGTTTAGCGAATTGAAGAACTACTTTTTGTCCGTCGGCTAATTCAAAAGGGTCTTTTTTTTCGACCTTATCGTAAATCTTTTTAATTCTAGGAATATACCTACTCATCCTTGTAAGTTCCGCAGCATCTAAGTTACGTTCTAACAGTATCTGTAGGTTTTCTACTAGTAGTTTTAAGTTTACCTTCTTCTTGGAAGTACTTTCTTCTAGAGTTTCTCCTTCACCTCCTGTCTCTTCTTCACCACCTCCAGCTTCTTCTCCGCCTCCAGCTTCTTCTTCTTCCGGTTCTTGAGGTGCTGCTCCTTCTTCTTTCTCAGGACCTGGCTTACCTATCGGTGCACCTAACTCTAATAGTTGCGCTATAGCTGCTGTTGCTCTTTGTTTATCGCTTAAGAAAGATAGGTAGTACTTCTTACCTTCTACTTTACAGCTGTAAGTTTTACCGGTCCAAGTTAGTATAAATTCTTGATTATTGTGTAAGACAATTTTGAAGGTTGTGGGTCTAGGTGCTACTACGTATATACCGTTTAAGTAATCTTTAAAAGCATCTGACATTAACATAGTTAACGTCTCTTTTAAAGACGGATACTTCATTAAAATGTAGTTCATCGGATCTTCTTCAAACGATACCTGCTGTACCGGTTGAGGAACTGTTTGATCTTCTGGTGCTTCGTTAATTTTATGTCTGAGTTTTATCTTCATAATGAATTACCATTTACGGCAGCTCCAATATCTTGCTTTTGTTCTTGGTCCGGGGTTATCGCAATTATGTCTTGCTCTGAAAGATTTTCTTCTTGCAGGATTAGACTTTTTTATTCTCATATTAGGATCTCCAAAGTTAACCTTCTTTACATTTCCGGTTTTTGGATCTTTCACGTATACTTTAAATTTCTTAACATCCCCTTGCATGGGCTTACCTAGAGGTACGTTTCTACCGCGATACTCCGCTTCCTGTAAAGCATTCCAATGTTCTTTTATATACTCGGCTAAACAAGCAGGACAAAATTCTCCTTCGTTTAACTCATCTAATTCTTCTTTTACCGGAATACATTTATCTTTTCCGTTTTCAGTACCGGCGTATCTATAGCCTTTCCAACAAGGCTTTCCGTCGCTACCTTTTACCTTCTCTTCGTTTGTCTCTTCAAAGGCTTCCTTACCGTCATACACAATATGTCCTTTGTCTTGTAACATTTTTACTAGCCTTGGCAATATAGGATTGCCACTTATATCTTTACTCTGGAAGTGAGTTGCTCCGTATTGGTCTAGTATTCGCTTTAAGTCAGACAGCATTACTATTTTACCTTCTATTTCATCTTGTAAATCTAGTCCGAATGTTTTGTCGAATAGTTGAACTAACAATGGGTAGTTCCATTCATCGGGCATGTAGGTTTGGTGTTGTCTAGGAGCTACAAACATCTCATCCATACCTTCGTTCGCTCTGTTCTTACAGCTTTTTGCTCCTGTAAGGTAAGGTTTAGGACATGAAGTACCTTTTTCGTGCACATGCCCACATCTATGACAGCAAGTTCCAGCCATTAGTGTAAGAATTTAAGTTTATACTTTGTTGAATTAATTAATTCTACAATAGTGTCTACTTGGTTTTCTAAGTAAGAATCTTTAGGTAGAGAAGGTCTGATAGCGCTCATGAACTTACAGAGCCCTTCAAAATAGGTAATAGCAGAATCATCTTCTTTTAAAGTTCCGGCCATTTTGTAGCCTCTCAGTATTCCATACATACCTTGATATGATTCTACGTAAGCATCAATCAAAGGTACAATACCTTCGTAGTAGGCCTGTAGAGCTAGATGTGCTGCGTGAGATTGAGTCTGTAGATGGAATATATGCGCTTGATTTCTAGACTGCATTAGCGTCCCGATAAAAGTTCCTGCTTGATCCATTATTTTTGTTTTTGCATTGCTTGTTTAATTGCCTTATCTTTTACACCTTTGTATTCTTCTGAAGGCTTTTCAATTTCACCGTCTTTATCAAAATCTTTACCCGCTTCAGGTAGAACCTTACTTTGCTCAGGACCGTATTCGTGATACTGATCGTTAGCTTGTTGAATGTAGTTCTCCGATTTAGATATATGATCTTGAATCCAGCCTGGTATGTCTTTTTCTTGGTTGCCTAGTTTTGCAAGTAATTCATTAGCATGACGAATGATAGTCTCTAAGCTACCTTGAGCCATAGACACTTCGTGATCTTCGTTAAGCTTTTTCTTTTCTACTTCTTTTTCCTGCAAAGGTTTTTTAGACTTCTCAATTATACTATGCTTAGCTCTCAACTCTTTAATTTGACTTAGGAGTGCTTCTACCTGTGCTTCGTAGTTCTCTGCATTAACAGGATCAGACTTGGCAGCTTTTAGGTGTGCGTTAACTTCTTTTTGTATATGAGCTATCTTCTTATGAATTTTTTCAGTCACTTTACCTTTCTTCTCTTCTAGACCTCTAGCTGTTTCGTATACAGCTTGTACTAAGTCGTGAGCAGCATTCATTGCTTCGTTCTCATCCAAGTAGAATCCGTGAATATCTTCGGGAAGTAATCCACCTCTTACTTGATTAGCAAAGCCAATTGGATCGGTCTTAAATGAAAGATTCATTGGGTCATCCATTGGATCTTTAGACTTCTCTACTACGTAGAACTCAATATTGTTTGCTAATTGGACTGGAGCTTCTTGAATATTTTCGTTCTCTTTTAAGACTTGCTTTATTTCGTTTAAGACTTTTTTCTTTTCGTCTACATTAACTTTTAATGCAGAAATATAATCTTGAAGATCGCCTTTTGTGCATCCTACTTTCTGGCCTCTTGTTCCATCGGCTTTTTTCTTATAGACGCATTTATTCTTTTGATCGATAGAATATGGCATATTTACGGTTTTTTAATAAATAGGTTAAAGCTCGGCATCTCGCATCTTCTGAAGTATTTCTTTTGCTTCTCCGTACATTTTAGATTTAGACGAGGTTTCAGACCAATCTTCTATATCTCCTTGTTCGGTTAGATATTCTTCTTTATCAGACAGCCATGTATCTAGAGCTTTATCTAGATCGACTATTAGAGAGTCTTTATTTGCGTTTAGCATTCGTTTCTCATACTCCTCATATTCGCCTTTCTTCCTCAGTTCATGCTCCATATCAATTACACAGTCAAAGCATTTGCCGTGTATTGAGTACATTTTTTTATTCAAATCTGTTACTTTCATTGCTTTCTTACAGCAAGGGCAAGCCAGGGGCATTATAACTAATTTTTTAATTTCGTCAAATTTAGTTATGTTCTGCTTAATTCCGTTTTTGATCGTCCACACTTTGCCGTTATCTTCCCAAACGTCTCCTTCCTGATAGTCAGCAATCTGCTTTTCGTATCCAATCTGCACACGTGTTTTCTCACCGGTCTTACCCGTAATTAAATTACGCATACGTTGAACGTCGCGGTGGGTAAATTCTTTTTTCAACATAGACTCTTTCATAGACTTATTTTATTTAATTCCTAATTCTCTTAATTGCTTTATTGTGTCAGCAGCAGAAGTATGTTTAATACCTATACCGCCTGATTCTCTCCATTCATCAATGTTCTTACCTCTATCATCTATCAAGATAGCATTTGTATTTGCAAACTGTCTTTTTTGACTTGCTCGTCTAAGGATTAACTTCACTCCGGGGAGATTTCTTTTTACCCAAACGTATTTTCCTATCTTAGAAGATTCTTCATTTGAAGGTGCTGATAGTAGTTCGGGGTTATGAGGTTTGATATAATCCCATAGGGCTTTTCCGTCAGGCATCCATTTTAAATTTGCCCAAAATTTTATTCCTGCTTTATCTAGAGGTTCCCAAAACTTATCCATGCCGAGAGCTTCAGCCTCTCTAGGAGTCATATGTGTCAGGTCTTTATAGCCTCTGTCGAAGTCAACTAGGACTCCGTCCATATCACAGTAAATTTTATACTGCTGCTCTTCAGCTTCTTTTAATATATCTAGTAATTTAATCATTCCAGATTACTTCTTTAAATTTTTCAGGACCGAGACCAAAATAAGCACACTTCCAATCACTTTGCTGAAAGAAAGGTAGGCTCATCCACTCATCTCGTCTATTCCATAGACATTTTGCAGCATCATCCCAGTCTATATTTAAAACTACATTTTCAACTTTTGTCTTTACTTCTTGAACTTTAAAATAATTGAAGTCGTCCCATTCGTAATGGAATACTTCAAATACGACTCCTTCTCTATCTACATAGTCTAAAGCAAAATCAATGCCCCACTTGCTCTTTATTCTTGTTAATTTATGAACAATTGGTAATTCTTCCGACCATTTCTTGAGCTGAATGAAAGCTTCTCCTGCATATCCTTTTCTCTCTAGTATAGCAGCATGGTTTATATGTACTCCATCCCAGAGTTGATCTGCTACAAACCATTCCTGTGAGAGAGCTTTTTTATGTCTCCAGGTTGTTACTTTACTGTTCACTTCAGCGTAATCTTCTTCTAGTTTAGAAAAATTATAGCCGTTTGTATCGAACAGATCTAAACAGTCGTAAGATGGATTCTCGTACTTTAAAATAGGGTTACTCCACAGTGGTGTGGGGTCAAACTTAGCTTCTAGTAATTGTAGTTTCATAGTTATGTTGCTGGTTCAAACCAATCGGAACACCATTTTGAAGGGTCATCAATTTTCATGACATTACTATTGTCATTCCATTTAATAAAATGCTTACTGCTACAAAGATGCTTACCATCTTCTTTAGAGTAGTATTTACATACGTGGCATCCGAAGCCTTTGCTACTTTTCATAAAAGCTTTATGATTAGATGGAACAGCGTATGTACCGCCACCGTATTGTTCTTCTAAAAGGTCTATTAACTTAATCATTTTATTTACTCTTTATAATTAATTCACCTAACACTTCTATCTTACCTACTAATTTTTGAAATTCTGTCATTCCCATTTCTACGTCTTTCCCTGCTTTTTTAAGCTCTTCTAACAATTCTCCGTATTCCTTAATTCCTTCTTCTACGTCAAATTTACCTTCGTTTGCTTTTTTGTAATAAGGAAGCTTTACTACGAAGTGGTTGTAGGTTAACATAGCAGGACCGCCTTTCTCTTTAGCATTATCAGCTATTTTTTCTGCACCATCGTGACGTTTTTGAGCGAACTCTTTAAAGCTTTCCGTATCTAATATCTCTTCTTTTAGTATGTTTATTAATTTAATCATTGACAGTGGTAGTTTAAGTATCTCTGAAGTGCTTTTGCGTAATGTGTTCCTTTATCTTTTAATTTACCTTTTGCAGCTCTAACTCTAGAACAAGAAAGGTTACCTAATCTTTTCTTAAGAATACCAGGCTTTACAGGGTCGTGAACTCCTTCTGCAACTGCATTAATCTCTTCGTAGCTTAGGATGCCTGTTGGAGTTAGTATAATTTCATTCCATAAATGAGTTACATCCCTTTTACAAGCTGTCCAATCTCTACATATATTCTCTTCATATTCTGGAAAAGAAAATCTGAATAAGTTTGCAGCTCTATGCCCTTTATCTGTAGCAAAAGATTTTACGTCAGATTGAAATGCAGCTACTAAATGACCTTTTAGTTTAACGAGTATATTGCTTTCTGGTCTAAAGAATTTTTTAAATTGAGCAGTGAAGCAGGATATAGAGAATGTAGTTTGCGTCTGTATAGATGTAGCAATATTCTTTAATCCTTCTCTAGAAGTCCAGTGGTAAGCTACCGCTTCTATATCTGCAGAGCCGTATGTATCTACTGTAAACATTTCATCTAGTAAAACATAAGGTTCTATGTTTCCTCTAGAATAAAAAAATGCAATTTTATCATTTTCAATATTGACAAGATACTTCCCATACTCTTCTCTTATAGTCCATATTCTATGGTTTATAAAATCTTCTATAAAGTCTAGAACCATTTTCTTCGTATGCTTGTCGTATAATTCAGTTTCTATATACAGTTGGTAACTAAAGTATTTATTAACTAACTGTATTAGCCTTTTATCTCCTCCCACTTCTCCTCCTCTTACGTCGTAACCTTGTTTTTGTAATTCTAGAAACTCTCTTGAAATATTTTCCCATTCCCGTATAGTATGAAATGCACTTTCGGGTTTAATATAGCCTCTCACTTTATACTCTGCGGCATCTTCTACGTAATACTCTTCTTCTTTCTGTAATTTAACTCTTTCGAATGAATATACAGGCGTGGCTACCTCTTTTAATATGTCTCTGAGTTTGATCATTCGTATATCTGTGGATTTTTACGTCCGTAGTCTCTCATTATCATAGCAGCAGAAGCATTTGCTTCATTCTCAATATCACTACCTGTATCTCCTGCTCCCATTTGTAACATCCCTAATTCGTTCTGCTTATGATGTACCAGCTCGTGAGCTAGAGTTCTAAAAATATCTGCAAGGTTTCTATTACCGGTATAGACACAGAGTTCGTACGTTTCGGGATTATAATGCCCGAAGGTAAAGTTTTGCTTAGGAAAGCTTGGGTCTGAGATTGTTTCGATGCCGGGCATGTTATCTACCTCTAATAAATCACAGCAGTGTTTTATAAATTTCTGTATCTCTAAATCTCTAGGATTCTCTAAACCTGCTTCGTAGCTTTCTTTAATAGTAGCTGCTAGCATTTTAAATAGCTGTTGAGATTTACCTTTAGCGTTGACTGCTTCAGGTACACATTCTTTAAATTTATCGTAATTACCTGTCCTCAATGCTTCACGCATTGTTGTAGCTGATATTCTTTCAAACTTTTCCTCTACAGGAATGGTAAGTATTTGATCTCCAAAACGTTTCTGTAGAGATTTAAAATAGTTTTGATCTTCTACTTCGTCTTTAGCTCCGGCTAGATAGATTGGTTTTTGTTGAGGTCTTGCTTCTATAAATTTATAAGCATAGGTTACCGGGCTAGGGTATGGGGATATCTCAACACTTGCTTTCGGAATAGGGTTACACTCTAAATAAGTTTCCCAAGTCTTTAAGCTTTGTTGTGCTGTTATACCGTCTCTTTCTTTTTGACTAATTACTATATATACCTGATCTATGTATCCTCTAGAGGCTAGGTCTTTAACGACTTCAAAATGGCCTTTATGTGGAGGTTTGAATCCTCCGGGATATATGCAAGGTCCTAGCTCATAAGTTACATCTTCTACAATGCTCTTAGCTAGATTAAACGCCGTTAAATTCATTTCTTTATATTTAAAAACGTTTTTATTTTCGAATCTAGTTCATCAAAAGCTGTAAAATCGTTCTGGTTTACTTTATCTATCATACCTTGAAACTCTCTCTCAAGAACTGTTTTTTGTTCTGGAGATAATTCTTGGTAATTTGGGTTGATTTTAAAGAACTGTTCTACTTTATCTGCAGAAAAGGTATCTGGTCCGCCATCTGGGTCATTGTTATTGACAATGGCAAATTTGGAATCTCCAAAAGTTTGCTTATAATGGTCAATGTTATTAGTAACATCCTTCCAGCTGCGAAGCACGATAGACGGTTTTAAGCTTCTATCTCTTAAAGTATTACGCCTTAAAGTTGTCATCGGAGAAGCATAAACCATCACCATCATTACATCGTATCCTGCATTCTCTAGTTCATTTTTCTTCTTAGTAGTTGTATTCTTACTACCTCCTGTAACGTCCATTATAACAGGTCTTCCTCTGAGAACAGCTTCTTTATAATCCTCTTTAGTCTTTATCTGAGCTTTTTGCATAGCTTTAGATGCTTGACTGAGCTGATCTGATGTGAATGCTCCTTGATTCATACTTCCACCGCCTATTTTTTCTAATTCTGGCTCGAAGTACTTATCTGGGTTTAGGACGTATTCTTGGAATTCAGATGGAATGTAGTTTTTAATAATAGTACTTTTACCGGATCCTGCCGGTCCTGCAAATAGTATAGCTCTTTTATTTTTAGCTACCTCGTATAAAATGGTTCCGAGTTTTATCATAAGACAGTATTCTCATAATAAATAGTTAGTTCTCGAGCTTAATAACATTTGGTAGTAGTTCTGTTGCAGGAACTAATTCCTCATTTTCAAGTTCAAATAGTTTATAAGCTAATTTAAAAAGCTCAAAATCTTCAGCTAGAGTTTTACCGGATTCTTTTAACTCCCATCCATCTCCTTGTAACTTTTTGCCTTGCTTGTCCGGTCCTCGCTTTGTGGATTTTAGCCAAAGTATTCCGCGTCTGTGTATCTCCATATTGTGTGTTTCGTTCCAAGCCGTCGCATAGGCTGCGGTTTGCAAATCGTAACTTCTATGTAAGCTATTGGAAGTTTTAATATCGATCAACCAATTTTCTTCCCCTATTTGACATACTATATCTCCAGTACCTGCAAATTTATAAGCATCTGAGAATAAGTGGCATTCACTCGCAATCAAGACTGGTTTATGCGTGTTCCAAAAATCAGCAAATTTACCAATCATTCTCCAAACATCCGTTGGATAGTTAATATGTCCGTTTTCATCAATCCATCTAATCTCTTCTCCTGATAGGTATCTCTCAATAGCAGTGTGTACTTGAGTTCCTTCGTCTCCTGCTTTTCTCATTATGATGTCTGCGTTATGTCCGACATCTTTCATCCATGTCTCAAAAAATTTATTCTTAGGGAAGTAAGACAGTACGTAGGTTACGGATGGGTAAAATACTCCTGCGTCTCTTTGATAATACCTCTGGTCGTGCAGGGTTATTTGTTTGGCGTGAGGACTTACCTCTACCACTCTTCTTACAGCCGGATGGTAGTAAGCGTTTTGTCCTTTTTGAATGCTCATGTTAATTGTAATTTTTTTGATAATATGGTTCGGAAGGTTAAGGGTGTAGCTTTATGAAGCTGTTGTGTAAATTTTGTAAATCCTAATTCACTAGGATCTTTATCTTCTAATTCAATTAAGTAAACTTCTTTACCTAGATCTAAGAGCTCTTGTGCGTACTTTAGCGTAAGTTTTAAAACATCGTTATCTAAAGCTAAGTAGACAGTCTTAACTTGTATTTCGTTTAGCTTGGCTTTTAAAGCAGTTGGTATTAACTTACCAAAAAGAGGAATAGCATTTCGTTTAGCTGCTATAGCATCGAAAGCTCCTTCGCAGAGTATTACCGGAACATTCCAGTTAATTAAATTTTCGAATCCGATAATCTCGTTTTTATTACAAATCGGAGCATCGTATTTTCGAGCAGGGTCTTTTTCAAAAGAACGAGCTATAAAGTAATTTATAAGTCCGTCTTTACTGTAGGAAGGGATTATAATTTTATTAGCATATTTACCTTTTTCACAGTACCCTATATTATATTTACAGATATCTTCTAAAGTTATACCGCGGGATGTAATGTAGTGTATAGCCTGTCTGTAAGTGTGACTAGCTTCATTTTCCTTATACAGAGGTATAAACTCTCTAGGTAATGCTAGAATTCGTTTATCCGTTGATTTCTCTTGATTCTCCCCACTCTCTCCGCGGGTGTATGTCCTTAGTTCAAATAATTTTTCACTTGGAGCTTTTAGTCTTTTAAAGAGAGATTCAAGGCTTTTTCCTTTTATATCACACACCCAGCAATGCCAGGGATTTTCACCTTTGCCTGTTAGAGCGACATTAACTTCTAGTTTAGGTTTTCTATGGTTACAGAAAGGACAGTGGTAGGCATAGTTGTCCTTAGAGGTTTTTTTACCTTTACCTAAAACAGTTTCAAGGAGTCCTATAAGCAGTCTCTTATTTTCCATTCTATAATATAACCATTTTATTTGCCAGAATCTACTCTTTAGTGTTCCTTACGTTCACCAGGACCGTAGTGGTCAAATCTGTGATGTTCTGTAGGACTTGCTAGGAGTATTCCGGGTTTAATGTTACCTTTTATAATCTCTTGATGTACAAAGCTCATCCAAGTCTGTTCATAAGGGTATTGCCATTTTGTATCTAGAAAGACTTTCTTATTTCCTTCTTGACTCATTATCTGAGGCCAGTTACAGTAGTAAATCTCTCCATCAGCGTAGCTTAGGTTAGCATAGTTTTTAATGCTATTGAACTTAGTACGAGGAGCATTTTTAGATTGACCAGAGACGGGTAATGTGCAGTTGTTAGGCCATAGTTCTTCCCTAACGTGTTGAGGTACATTATACCAGGACCATTGTGTGGAGTTATCTCCAAAAAATTCAGAGTAGTTAAACTTAAGGTAATCAAAATTTTCCTTCTTTGTTATCTCAACTACCTTGTTAAAGAGGTCTGTTATCTTCCTTTGAAACCCGTTTCTACATACAGCTTCAGATCCTTCATAGAATACCATATCGTCTTCGTAGAAGATACAGTACTTATAACTGGTTTGAGCAAAATGTTCTGCAATAAATTGTCTACCTCCGCAGATGCCTATATTATCTTTTTTAATTTCTTCAAAATCGTATTGATCGCAGAGCATTGAATACTCTATATCTGTATCTTTATTAGTTGAATTGTTTAATAGGTATTTTTTTGTCTTAGCTAAAAAATTATTGTCATACTTACTAAACGATTCGCAGAGTTTTTCAAACTGTTTAGGAGAGTTATAGGTTATTACGTAGAGAGCAACTTCTCTATCATCGACAGCTGGTTTATATCCTTTTAGTTTTTCAAAGAAAGGCCATACTAACCCGTTACCTTCCAGTTCAAACCTATGCACCATTTCTGGATATATATGGGAGATTATTGTGAAGATGCTTTCTTCGGTTCCCATAAGTCCTTCTTTCAAGCTAGTGCTAAGAAATCCGTAGTATACGCTACTTATTTCATTTAACACGTCTTTTCTTCCGCCAAAAAATCCACCTCTATTTACATACTCTACGTAATCTGTTTGACAGTAGCGAGCAATCTGCTCTCTAGGAAAGCCATGAATCTCAGTTCCGCCGATGTACGGGTAAGATAAAAAAATAAAGTTACCGTGTATATTACAGTAGTTAGGTAAATTATCGAATACTTTATCGTGGTAGAAGTACCCCGGATGTACGGTGCTTGTTATTCCTGCATCAATCCAGAAAAAATATTCTGAATTGAAAGGATTAAAGAAGCTAGCGTCGTTTAGTAAGAACATCTTACTCATCACAACTGGGTTATACATCTCTAATGTAGCTTGGGGAGAATCTGCTAACCATGCAGCTTGCTCAACCCATCCTGGTTTTTGACGGAGATTGTTTGTTATCTCAGTAAATTCAAACCAAGTTTTCATTTGATCTAAAGAGCGAACCATTACGGTTGTGTTGTGCTTTTCTCGATGCTGCCATACAAACTCTTCATCTTCCGGTGCAACGAATATAAACATATTAGCATCAGTTCGCATAAGATCCGCGAAGCGCTGTAAGTAGTGGTCATAACCTCGTCTAAAGCCTTCACTAATTTCTCCCCTGCCTAAATTCCAGAGAGCTGTCACTATTGTAACTCTATTATTCATAAAATTAAATTTCTCAATTTTGTCTTCCAATCTACGTGGTGTATATTATGTGCTATTCCATAGCTAAGATAAGAAGAATGAAAAGTATTGTAGGTTAATATCTGATCGCAGTACTTAAACATAGCCATTTCTGCTGCGGTTTCTTGAGCATGCTCTATAAAATCTGAAACTGATCTTGTGTGAGCGTTTTTGTAACTGTAACTGTAGTAAGACGGTATGTCGTGAGTAAAGCGATTTTGAAAAGTGTTAGGGTACTCCGCAGTTATTGTATCAACAAAAAGTCTATTATTAGAACAGATCATTATGTCTTGTTCCATGTTTTCTACTATAAACTCTTTTATTTTCCGGATAGGTGCTATATATGCTGGTATTCTATTTAACTCTTCGTAGGTATTCCCTATGTGTATATCCTGTATTCTGAAATGTACTCCTTTTATTTTAGTCTTATTATCTCGGAATAGTTCAACTTTATTCAGAACTTCCTGGCTTAGGAATTGCTTAGATGTATCGAAAAACCAATCGTATTTATGTTCTACTACAGTCTTACGGTAGAACCAAGAGTAGCTATATATCTGCGCTTGGTAGTTTTCTAACTCCGGTGTAATTTCCGATACGTAAATCCTAATAGAATTTTGAAGCTGTGGTAGTAATTTATACCTCTCAATTAATAGAGGTTCTTTTCCGTAAGAGGTATTTCCTTCAAAGCAGCTCTGGTCAAATAAACAGTCTAATGGTAGGTCTGAGGGGAAATACTGATTCAACACATCCCAGGTTACCTCTACTTCATAGCCAAGTGTTTTTAAGTCTTGATATATCTGGCAGCCAGAAAGCATACTGGTGTATTGATCGCCTATTCCTGAAATGCATTGTAGTACTATATATGCTTTCATCAGTTTTCTAAAATTTCTTCCCAAATACGAAAGATAGGTTTAGGTAGGCCTAGAGATGAATCCCATACTTTATAATGAAAAGTGTCTACATCAATACCGGTCTGGTGAGTTTCAAATACGTGTAGTTGTAATTTAGAAGGCTCTATTGTATCTGTAACATACTTCATTATAGCTTGTTCAAAACACAATATACCTGCTTCAATATGTTTATTTACACCTTGTGTGAATAAGTCACAATACTCACGCACAACTTCTTTAGCACCGCCGAAAAATCCGGCGATTGGATAATTTCCCGGCTTAGGAGAATAGTCTTGGAAAGAATGATATCCATCTTGTGGATTAGTACCCACCAGTGTTACGAACTTCCCGTCAGATTTTTGGGTAAGTTTATCAAGCATTTCTCGATTAAACACCAACGTAAAGTTGTACTGTTTGTAAGGATGCTGGTGGAGATCTGGTGCGTCTTTATCGGGGCAATGTCTGTAGGGGAATATCTGATTTGATTGAAGTCCTGCATCAACCCAGTAAACATAGTCTACGTCGTCGGTACACTCTTCTTTCATCACATCAAACTTGCCCCACATAACTTCTGGCGGTCTTCCGCTTAAGCAGAATCTTTCTATTTCTTCCTGTGTTTTATTATCTTGTAGTCCTCTAATTTGTCTTGAGTATTTTATCTCTGAAAGCTCTTTTACTTTTATCTCTAGATTTGTAAGGTTGTACTCCTCCTTAATTGTCTGAAGCTCGTTTAGATTTCTGGCGTGAGTATAACATACTACCGGGTATTGAAATCCACGGCAATGGCTAATTATAGAGCCTAGGTATCTAGATTTCCTTGCTGGCATAGCTCCGGTATATCCTTTCTCAACAATATCCATCCAGTATCCTGTTACTAGTTTTGTTCTCATAAATTTAAAATTTTATATACTTCGTATCATGATATTTAGGGTAAAAGTAAAAGCATTCTGTCAAAGGTACAAACATATGCCAGTTCCAATTCATCTTAGATTCTAGAGCGGCTACACCGATCTCAAATCCGTCGGGGTAATTTCTTATATTATTTGCAATACTATACCAAAGCATCGATTCCCACTTTTGTACAAAGAGTCTAAATTTCCAATTGTTTCTAAAGCCTAAAAACTGTTCATTAACTACATGAGCTTCATCCCAAATTTCATGTTCTAGAACATTATAGTCTCTTAATTTTTCTTCAAAAAAACAATTCTCTAATCCATTACTTTTGTAATTACCTATTTGAGCTGGTCTCTCAAAAGCTACGTCTATGTCCATAACTTCCAAGTTATTAAAAAAAGTAAAGAGTTTTTCCTCAGCAAAACCGTCGTGTAGTCCCCAATCTCCATCCGCAAAGATAATATATTCAAAAGGTATGCCTTTGTTTAAACAAGCTTTTAAAGCTAAAACTTTTAAATTTAAGTTAAAAGTAAAACCGTATCCTTCCATGTGCAGTGGAAATTGAGAACGAGCATTAAAGCTCTCTACGGTTGTTATGTCTAATTTCGGATATTTTTCTTTAAACTCCTCGTATGGTAATCCTACAATATCTGGAAGTTTTTTAAAATCTTCTTCGCAGGTTGTAATATTAAAGTATCCTTGTTGAGTTTTTTCGTGGATTGCTGTGTAAAAATCCAAACTCTTACTAAAGTATGGCTCTCCTACTGCTAAGGTAGTGAAGAAATAAGTCATAGTAAATGGGTTATTTTAATAGTATCGTCTCCGTAAGGACCGTTATCGTGTACAAAATAAGGATTTATATTCTTTAAAACAACTTCATTTCCTTCTATATTGACAAATTCTTTAGCTTTATGAGTGCTAAAAAATAATTTATAGTTCTGATCCACTCCTATATCTTCTTTAAGTAAATATTGTATAGACCATATACTTTGATCTGTCACTCTCTCAGGATAGTTCTGGTGTATTATATCTTCTAGATGGGCTACTATGCTATCAGTTGCACCTAAATAAAGGCCGCTGTTTAAGAATGCAGCAGGACCGTATACTTCCTTGGTATTGTATAGATGTGTGTAACTGTTTATAGGCCACAGTTCTTTTTCTCCGCAAAACATAATAGACTTTCCAAAGGTGTGAAAAGTCTCTATAAGATCTTTTGGATCTCTGTAGAAATTAACATCCAAAGCATCCATGAATAGTAGGTATCTATATTTGCCCTGTATGTTTTCTTTAAGGTAAGGTAGCAGGTAATCTATTTTATATGCACATAGTTTCTCATAATATGAAGCATCTTCAGGCAAGCCACTAAAGCGAGCAATATGTACGTCTTCTTTGTCGTAGTATTTTAAAGCATTCTCTAGAAAGATAGGCATCCTATCTTCCGGGTAATTAAAAAATACTGTGATAATTGCTAGTTCTTTCATTCTACAATAAAGTCTTTTCGTATGAATAAATAATCTTCATGTACTAACTCTCGTGTTTCCGGGTTAAAATTAGTCCCTAGTCTCTCTCTTTTTATAAAACCTAGTTCTTCCATATAAGAAGTAACTTCAGATCCTTGTGGAGCTCCTGTATTGTATTCTACTCTTGCTAATTCTAATATAACTCCTTTAGCTTGTTGTATAAGATTCTTACCGCCTTTTAGTATGTCTAGTTCAGATCCTTGAGTATCAATTTTAATTAAATCAAATACTTTATTCTGAAAAAGTATATCTAAAGTTGTAGTTGTTAAGGTGTGTTGTTTTATTTTATCTTCTGCAAAGAAATAAGTTTTCTCTCGATAAAAAGAATTCCCTGTACATCTAAATTGTAGAGTGCTGATAAAAAGGGTTGCTTCTTTTTCTACATCACTAACTGCTCCTAGATAATAATCAACTCCTAGAGACTGTAGTGCTTCTTCGCATTCGGGATTTGGTTCTATTAAATAGTAGTATGCGTCAGGGAAATACCCTACAGATTGTCCGTAGAACTCTCCTATATTAGCCCCAATATCAAGTATAGACATCGGTGTAAAGTAATATTTGACTGGTCCAACCATACTAGGCGTTTAAAACTTTTTCTATAAAATTTAAAATATACTCAGGATTAAAGTAATCTGGTAGTTTATTGTCTACAAAGTAGGGCTGTGTTACTATATGCTTATACAGCTCATCATTACTATCAATCTCTTTAACTCTTTCTACTACCTGGTCGAAAGTATCGTACTCATGACAGTTTATAAAAGCTTCAGGATTAAAACCATCTTCGAGTATTTGACTATTTCCATAGAAGATAGGTATTGTATTGGCAGCAAAAGCATGTATCATCTTCTCATGTGTAAAGTAGGGTAGGTTGCTGGACTGCACTTGTATTGAGAATTTACAATTGCTTAGAAACTCTACCTTGCTCTTATAACTATCACCGTCTAATCTCATGTATCTTGCGGTTGCTTCTTCCGGTGGTACATTAGTTATCCAGCCACCAGATGCTCTGACGAACTTGTAGTCGGTTAATTTATTAAAAAGCTCAATACGGGGAGGTATGCTGGAGTTTTGTACTACTCCGCAGAAGTGTTTCTTTCTAGCTAAAATGGTATCTCCGTCTCTTTGCTGCAATAACCAGCTGTAAGGAGTATCTACAAGCTTTGATTCTTCGTAGAGGCCCCATGCCGCTGTTGTATTATGTAATTGCATTCTAAGATACCTTGGATGTTCTTCAGGTTGAGGTCCTATGGCAAAATAATTACTTCCTTCGTTTAGTACTGATTGATGGTTTGAAACTATTTCGCCGGAACAGAAGATTTTTTTCACATTACTACTGTAACTATCTTGCCCTCTAGCTAGCTTACCTGTTACATCGTCTATCATATCGGTAGAGAAGTAAACATTAGAGTAGAAGAGTAAATCGGGGTTTTCCGAATCTACTATTACGTCGTATTTCTGTTCTAAAATAGATTTAAAATAAGTAAACCAGTATATCATTGACTGGTTTGGAAAGTTACAGCGGGTAATTCTAAGCGTCGGCTTCATGTTCTAATATCTCGTAGTATTTATGTATTAAGTTATCTGATCCAACTACTGGTACAAATCCAAATAGATCACAGTCTACAGTATCTTCCCAGTATATTGCTAATTGTATTCCTTTTGAGTAGCCTTTAGCTAATTCATCTGAGCGAGGATTTTTTTCAGTAAATCCGGTTTTTGGTAGGATTTGAAGTCTGTTGTTCATAACATTGAATATGAACTTATGATGAGGATTTCCTCTATAGTAATTACCGTAGAGAAAAGTAAGTTCTTCATATTTTGAAGGAATAGCTATAAATCCTTTTTTAGAAATAACTTCTAGTAGTCGTATAACTTCGACAGGATTGTAGATATCTTCTAGTGTATGGGAACATATAGAGTAGTCAAACTTACCATTTTGAGCTACATACTCTAATAGTTCGTTCCATGTACTTTTGTCTTGTAGGTTTATAGTAAAAGCTGTTATACCCTCCCCCATTATTTTAAACTCCGAAGGTGTAAGTACATCAGCTACGTATTTGCACTCTGGGTAACTCCAAAAATAAATCCCTGCTCCTACATCTATAGCTCTGTAGTTTTGCTCTGCTATAAGAGCTTTAACGTCCGTTCTACCTTGAGAACCATCTCTACCTTCATACCACCACTTGGTAATCATTGTTGACTGTTTATAATATCTTGAAGAATATTGGTTATATTATATGTTAACTTCCAATCAGGGAAGTCTTTTCTAAACTTCCTTGTATCAGAGATCCACCAGATGTGATCACCGATTCTATTTTCAGGAACATACCTGTAGACCGCTTTCTTTCCTGTAAGTTGTTCGGTTATATCGAACGCTTCCAGTATAGAACAGTTAGCATCTCTAGCTCCTCCTAGGTTATAAACTTCTCCTACTTTCGGATTTTTATAAACTTCATGAAAGGCGGTAACTACATCATAGGAATGTATATTACACCTAACTTGTTTTCCTTTATATCCAAATATTTTATACTCTGTTCCTCTGAGTACGCATTTAACAAGGTAGTTTAGAAATCCATGCAATTCGGCGCCGTTATGTCGACCTCCGGTTAAGCAGCCGGGTCTAAAAATTGCTGTTTTCATTCCGAAGTATCTTCCGTATTCTTGAACGTATATATCTGCAGATACTTTAGAACAGCCAAATAAACTGTGTTTAGTGTTATCTATAGAAAAGTATTCATCAATTCCTTCGTAGTACTGATGTTCTTGTGGTAGATCCCAACGTCTTTCTAGTTCAATCAACGGTAGCTTATTGGGATTATCTCCGTATACCTTACTTGTAGAAGTAAATAAGAAAACAGCTTCAGGGCAGTATTTTCTAGTTAATTCAAGTAGATTCAAAGTGCCTGTGGAGTTTACTCCGTAATCAGTGAAAGGCTCTTTAGCTGCCCAATCATGAGAAGGTTGAGCTGCTGTATGTATTATAAGTTTCAGATCTGTTCCGTAATGTTGAAATATCTTCTCTAAAGAATCATAGTCGCGGATATCTGAGGTTATATTAAGTAGGTTGGGTATTGTGTTATTGAGCTGTTCTGTGTTTTTTTCTACACTACCTTCTTCTCCAAAGAAATACTTTCTCATATTATTATCTACTCCGACTACCTTGTCGAAATAGCTTGAAAAGTAGGTAACTGCTTCACTTCCTATAAGCCCACTGGCTCCTGTTATTAATACTATATCTGCCATAGTTTATTTACGGTTTCATTTTTAACATCCAGACAACTTCTTTTCCTTTCTGTGTAAGATCATTAGGGAGATCTACTAATCCGTTGTCGTTAATACTACTACCTATATGTGAATATGCTAATTCCCACCAGTTCCATAATTTTCCTTTAACTCTATTATCAAAATCCGCTTGATCTTCTGCATAATCATGCCCTCCAATTACGTCACCGGACTTTAATGCAGAGCTAAATGTATTAAATTCATAAGCTTTATTAGCTCCGTCACATAAAACAAGAACTCTTCCAGCGGTATTGCGTATCTTAGAAGCAACTTCTTCATCAATTTCCGGTGATCCGATTCCTTTCTCTAAAAAATTAAACTTGTATTGCTCAACAACTTCCGGGAGTCCTTGCCTAACGTAAGGGTCGTAACTGTCTATGATTAGGTCTAATCCAAGTTCTTCTACAATCTCACATAGAGCAACGGTAAGCCCTCCATAGGAAGTTCCTATTTCGATTATTAAAGAAGGCTTTACTTCCGATAGTAGTTCGGCCATGAATGTTCTAATGTTAGGGTGTTGCTGTATGACTGCGTTTGCTCTTCCTGTCTGCCACCAGCCTTTGTCTAGGAAATCTTCCATTGTTAAGTTGTTTCTTTTATTTAAAAAATACTAATCCTGTTCCGTTTATATGTCCAATGCTAGATACGTCTAGTTTTTCTTCCTCAATAGACTCCCACCAGTTGTACATTGTTGGCGTCATTGTTATGTCATCTAAGATAACTAGCCCTTTGTATTGGTGTTTTTTTAGAAAATCGAAAAAAGGTACTTCAAAATCTACTACGTTGTGCCAAGTATCTACAAGTATAATTTTAGAAGTAAGTATTATTTCAGGGTGTTTAAATATATCTCCTTTAGTAAATACGACATTGGCAGGTCTCTGTTTAAGAGATATTCTATCTTGTGTATCAAACGAGTAGATAAGGTTGCTAGGATTAAGACTAAAAGCTAGAGCAGAGTTTCCGAATAAAGCTCCGACTTCTAATATCTTCGTATTGTCAGTTTGCTGTGAGATATATGCTAGCAGTCTATAGTGGTCTTTACCTGGTTCTAGTGTAAACCATTCCTTATCTATAGAATTTGGGAAATTATCATCTCCTATATACTGTACGTAATCTTCTAAGTTAATTTCACTTAGAGTTTGATGCAGCGAAGTTAAGTTATCGATCCAATCTTGTCTATTAAAAATATTCATAGTTTATCTTATATCTCCAGTAATACGTTTGCCCCAGCCTTTTGAGGTTGAATAAGGCCATACCACCCACTGTTTAGGTTTGGTAATACCTTGAGCTTCTACTGGAAAGACTTTGAAATTCTTTTCGTTATAAACAATAGGTGAAATCTCTTCCGGAGTTAAGTCCTTTCTAAATAGAGTTTCGTCGTTCTCGCCATGTAACGCTACTACTATAAACTGATAGTCTCGTTCGGGTAATTCTTCATGCCAGACGTCTAGGAAGTGTTTAAAGGTTATTACTAAACTACTCTCAAAGTCTTCTTCGGTTCTGTTTACGTTATTAAAATCAGGTACAAGGTAATTAAATCCTTTTTTGTAGTTATCCTGGTGTACTCTTCTAGTTTTGAACTCTAGACCGGCATATTTTTCATATTCTCTTAAGCTTCTAACAGGACCAAAGCCGTACTTACCAAACTCCTCGGGAACATAAACCGCTCCATCCATCGAAAATAGTTTTCTATTTCTTGCATGACAGTGATCGTTCCTCCTAACCCAGATAGGGTCATCATCCCAGCATTTAGTCCTTCCTTCTCTGGTATATTCATGCCATGCAATAATCATATGTGGATGAAATAAGTCATAGCCCCATGTAAAACTTCTTGCAGCTAATGAAATTTCTTCTCCGTGGAAGTAGTATTCGGGATCATACATAACTTCAGTACCCCAGCTACCTACTGTAAACATAAAGTGTGCAGAGTAGAATCTCGCCGGTTCAGGTTCTGTAAGCTCTCTAAAATTATCGATAGATTCTGGTAAGAAAAATACTGCACCTTCTGGTATGAATCTATCAAATACCATTCTCCAGGGAGTTTGTATTCTTTCCTGCGGATCTTTTCTAGGATTGAATGAAGAGATGTAACCGGTCAGTAAAGGTTTTGCATGTCCTTTAGCTTGTAACTGTTGAATCATCTGTATACACTTCTCATCCCAGTCTTCTACAAATCGATGATGGGAATCTAACTGCATATAGTAATCTTCTCCGTCGTAGAGTTGCTGAATAGCGTATCTAGCCCAGCATGCTCCTCTTGCTGCTTTGTAGGGAATATCGATAACTCGTAATCTCGTGTCTCCTTCAAACTCTTCTAAGCTTTCTGAAGCATCTCTTTGCCAGCAAATACCAATGTGTATATCATTAGGATTTTTAGCATTAGCAAAAAGGTCTCTAAGAGTAGGGAGTAGTTCTGGGTCTCTATAAGAGGCGATTGAAACAAATATTTTTGGCATAAACTATTAGTTAATCAATTAAATCTTTTCTATAAAATTTTGAAAGTATGTTATCATTGTAAGAATCTATTAGTAGAACTTGATTTATACATTGAAAATGAAGTTCCCAGTATGTAAGTTGTTTTTTAGTTTTACATAATCTAAGAATTTCTCTTCTAAAATCCAACTTTCCTCGCTTATTTATTTCCTCTAGTAAAGTTTTTGAGGAACCATAGTAATCCTTCCAGTTACTTTCTTGAATATCTCGTTTAAAAGTAGGTTTTCGTCCTTTCTTAGGCTCTATCTCTGCTAATTCTTTCTTTGTAAGTTTCTTTTTCCTATTTGTAAATAGGATTTTTTTACCGATATAGATCTTACCTGTTTTGTTATCTTCTATTTTATAGATAAACCCGTAAGTATCGGAACCTAAATCTTGTATTTCTGTAACTTCTTTATCTTGGTATAACCACATATTAAGTATCGTATCTAATTAAAAATGTAACGTCGGTGTTTGTGGGCATGGAAAATGGTTTTGCTAGCTTAGCAACAACAAGAAGGTCGTTGGTTTCATTGTAAAGTCCTACAGTTGTTACGTAGGGTTGAAATTCAGAACCAGTACACTCAGATCTTAAAGATCCTGACGAGTCAGATTTTACACTTGGGTTCTGACTTAGATTATATTCGTTCTCGTTTATATGACAGCGAACTTGAGTCTGATAGATTGTAGATTCAGACTTAAAGCTAAGAGAGAAAGGTGTTGCGGTAGTTACTGGCATATATTAATAAATATCTTTTTGCTAAGAAATGTTAATTAACAATACGTAAATAATCCGCCAGCGCTCACGTTTATAATGATGTATAGATTAAAATTAGTGCTATCTACAACAAAAGATCCCGTATAACAGGTAAAAGCGCAAGGATCGTTTGGATCTGTGCTGTAACAGCTACTTGCTTGAGAAGTAGTTCCGTAATCTGCTCCATATACCCTTACTGTATCTCCAATTTGAGCGTTGAAAGTTCCTATAGGACTATAGTTTGCAGTATTAGTAAAGTATGTTCCTATATCTGTAAAATTTACAGTATCGTTTATGGAGTAGTACAGGGTTGCATCATACAGGGGAGTGTTATTTAGTTTTGCATTTAAGGTAACCGCCGTTACAGGGGTTTCGGTTGGTGTGATAGTTTGAGTTGGAGTTTGAGTTGGAGTTTGGGATACTGTTCTTGTTATAGAAGGTGTAGGGAATGGTGTAACTGTTGCGGAAGGAGTTACGGGTGGTGTAGCTGTGTTAGTAGGGGTAGGTGTTTGGGTTGTAGTCGCGGTAGGAGTAGGAGTTGCAGGTTGTAATGTTCCGGTTTGACTAGGTGTTATTGTGTTAGTAGGGGTTACCGGTGGAGTTCCGGTAGGGGTAGGAGTTTTAGTTGGGGTAAGACTTATTGTAAGGGTAGGGGTAGGTGTTGCTGTAGGGCTCGGGTAGTTAACGGTTAAGGTGGTTATGGTATTACATATTCCCGGATCAACAATAAGTATGCTTGATGCTGCGGGTGTTACGTCATATAGCATGTACCCGTTTATTAACTGTTGAGCAGTTATTCCAGATGCGAGCAGGGTTCCGGGGCTTTCTGTGTTATAATACAGGTTGAAAGGCCCGGCTGCATTTCCTACGGTAGATACTTGTATGAGAAGCGTGTTAGCCATTTATTATAATTAGTTAATTTAAGTCTTTTACGTAATCTGTGCCATTGTAGTATTGCCAATAGACCTTGTAGAATCCCTTAGCTAATAGGTTCTGATACACTGCTTCTGTAAAGGTGTTGTCATACAGATGTGGAGCCGGTACGTTACTATCGATATTCATGTTTTGCGTTCCGAGGTAGATCCCAGCTCCGTTGGTTGCAATTATCGATCCTGTATTCAGTACTAGCTTTGCGGTTGTGTAAAACTGTGAGTGATCAGCATCTAGATTATCAAAATATATTCCATCATACTTAGTTGTTAGAGTACTAAAAGCTTCTTGCCAACTTGAATTAATGATAGTAACGTTACTTTTTCCTGCAGCCCAATTTTGAGCATACTGATAGATCGTATTATTAATTTCTACGCAAGTGTATGAAGCAATATTGGAATTTATAAACTTAGTTGCGCTGATACCTAGCCCGAATCCTACTTCTAATATATGCCCTCCATTCTGGCTTACAATTTCTGCGGATTTTTCTTCTAGGTTTTTAAATCCTTCGTGCATTAAGGGTGTAAATCTTGTATTATCAGGTGTAGTATAGTATATACTACCTGATTCGATATTCACTTCGTTATGTTTTCTATAATGTAGTAATTCAAGCATAGTTCAAATAAATTATGGACAGTACTGGAATGTGCCGAACATTGGATTCACATAAGTATTAATGTTAATAAATGTATTACCTGTTACAGCGGCACTTGTAAATAGTGTTGTACTAGGACAGTATGTAGCGGTATTAAGCGGACAAGTACCTGCAGTGCCTTGGTCTGCATTGTAGTATATATCAGTCGCTAGGTTAACGTCCTCTACTCTAACAGAAACTGATTGTCCTGAGGTTATTTGTATAGTGTTCATGAAGGTACAGACATCAGTAACTCCGTGTGTAAACCAGAAGTTCCAACTAGCTCCTGCATTGTTGGACCAGTACACGTCTACACTGTTAGGTGCACTATTAGATCCAAATCTATGATATACATCTACATCAAATTCCGGCGGTATTGAAGTGGGGGTTTGGGTGGGGGTTTGGGTGGGGGTTTTGGTGGGGGTAACCGTATTTGGAGGCGTAGCGGTTCGGGTAGGTGTAGGTGTTGGAGTCTTACTTGGACAGGCTCCTTGAGATAATACGTAGCCTGGTATTCCGTCCCAACCTACGAGGTAACAGTTGGTTCCGTTTGATACATATTCATTTTTAGTACCTGTACAGTTTGAATTAACGTACAAGGTACATCCATCGGATAAGCTAGGACAGTTAGAGTAGTAGGTTTGAGCATTTTCTGGGATTAGAGAGCAGGCTGTAGTACAATCTCCTCCAAAATAAAGGGTACCGAGATTATAACACGGTAAGGTTGGTGTCGGTGTACGGGTAGGGGTTTGGGTTGCGGTAGCTGTAGGGGTCGGGGTAAGAGAAGGACAGGTAGAACAAGTTGTTATACCGATTACTTGACCTGATGCGTTAATCTGGATAGAATACACTCCAGACCCGCCCCAAGTTGTTAAGAACCATTGGCTTGCTCCATTAAAAGGTGTCGTTAGTGGTGAGTTTGAGTATACAACATCGTTTATATTAGGAGTAGTATCTCCTGGAGCTACATAACCAGTTGTGCTATAGGTGGTTAACCTACAGGCTGTACAAGCGTCTAGTTGCGGTGTTGATAAACTTATAGGCTGCGAAGGTGAAGTCGGTGTAGGAGTTCTAGTATTGGTAGGCGTATTAGTAGGGGTTTGAGTAGGAGTTATGGTATTAGTAGGTGTTTGTGTTGGTGTTTGTGTTCTAGTTTGTGTAGGAGTTATGGTATTGGTAGGAGTGTTGGTTGGAGTTTGTGTTCTAGTCTGTGTAGGAGTTATGGTATTAGTAGGTGTGTTAGTTGGAGTTTGTGTTCTAGTTTGTGTAGGAGTTATGGTATTTGTAGGTGTTTGTGTTGGAGTCTGCGTAGGGGTATTAGTTGGTGTGATTGTATTAGTGGGGGTTTGGGTTGGTGTTTGGGTTCTAGTTTGAGTGGGTGTTATGGTATTTGTAGGTGTGTTAGTTGGAGTTTGTGTTCTAGTTTGTGTAGGAGTAATAGTGTTGGTGGGAGTTTGAGTTGGAGTTTGAGTCCGAGTTTGAGTAGGAGTTATAGTATTTGTGGGAGTATTGGTAGGAGTTTGTGTAGGGGTATTAGTAGGTGTGATTGTATTAGTTGGAGTGTTAGTTGGAGTTTGAGTTCGAGTTTGAGTAGGAGTTATAGTATTTGTGGGAGTATTGGTAGGGGTATTGGTAGGGGTTTGAGTAGGAGTTATAGTATTTGTGGGAGTGTTAGTTGGAGTTTGAGTTCGAGTTTGAGTAGGAGTTATGGTATTGGTAGGAGTGTTGGTTGGAGTTTGTGTTCTAGTTTGAGTAGGAGTTATAGTATTTGTGGGAGTGTTAGTAGGTGTTTGAGTAGGGGTTTGTGTTGATGTTTGTGTTGGAGTAATGGTATTAGTGGGAGTATTGGTAGGTGTTTGAGTTCGAGTTTGTGTAGGAGTTATGGTATTAGTAGGTGTGTTAGTTGGAGTTTGAGTAGGGGTATTAGTCGGTGTTATAGTGTTAGTAGGAGTATTAGTAGGAGTTTGTGTTCTAGTCTGTGTAGGAGTTATGGTATTAGTAGGTGTATTAGTCGGTGTATTGGTTGGTGTTTGAGTTGGAGTTGTTGTGTTTGTAGGTGTATTGGTCGGTGTATTGGTAGGTGTTTGAGTCCGGGTTTGAGTGGGGGTATTAGTAGAGGTTTGAGTAGGTGTTATGGTATTGGTAGGAGTGTTGGTTGGAGTCTGTGTTCTAGTTTGAGTAGGAGTTATGGTATTAGTAGGTGTGTTAGTTGGAGTTTGTGTTGGAGTTTGAGTAGGGGTTGATGTATTGGTAGGAGTGTTAGTAGCTGTATTAGTTGGTGTATTGGTTGGAGTCTGTGTTCTAGTTTGGGTAGGAGTTGTGGTATTAGTAGGGGTGTTTGTTGGTGTATTAGTAGGAGTGTTTGTGGAGGTATTGGTAGGAGTTTGTGTTGCAGTAGGAGTTTGAGTAGCGCCAGTTGTTTGGGTAGGGGTTTGAGTACTGGTTTGGGTAGGGGTATTAGTTGGAGTTATTGTCCGGGTCGGAGTATTTGTTGCTGTGTTAGTTGGAGTTTGAGTCGGAGTATTAGTAGGTGTACTGGTAGGTGTTGTAGTTCTAGTAGGAGTTTGTGTTGGTGTGTTTGTTGGTGTATTAGTAGGTGTTGTAGTTCTAGTAGGAGTTTGTGTTGGTGTGTTTGTTGGTGTATTAGTAGGTGTAGTAGTAGGTGTGTTAGTCGGAGTTGTTGTCCGGGTCGGAGTATTTGTTGCTGTATTGGTTGGAGTTTGAGTCGGAGTATTGGTAGGTGTCCTAGTTTGAGTAGGAGTATTAGTAGGTGTTTGAGTGGAAGTTTGAGTAGGAGTATTAGTAGGTGTGGTAGTTCTAGTAGGAGTTTGTGTTGGTGTGTTTGTTGGTGTATTCGTAGCTGTCTGTGTAGGTGTTGTAGTATTCGTAGGAGTATTGGTTGGAGTTTGAGTTCGAGTTTGGGTAGGGGTGTTAGTTGGTGTAGTAGTTCTAGTAGGAGTTTGTGTTGGCGTATTGGTAGGTGTGGTTGTAGGAGTGTTAGTAGGTGTTTGAGTGGAAGTTTGAGTAGGAGTATTAGTAGGAGTTATTGTTCTAGTAGGGGTTTGTGTTGGTGTCTGAGTAGGGGTTTGGGTAGGAGTTTGAGTGCTCGTGGTAGTAGTAGTAGGCGTAGGTGTAGGTGTTGCACACGGTCCTCCGGGGCATCCTAGTTGAAATCTGTATTTTGCCGTTATTGCCATACTTTACTTAATATAAATAGTTTTTCTCATACTTCTTACCCTGGTATTAAAGCAAATCCTGTTATTACATAATCATCGTTACCTCCACCACCGCCTGTTACCGTACTGGTATTACCTGAGATAGTAGCCGGTAAGCGTTGATCTCCGGATTGATGTTCTAGGGAACTATCGTTACCTTGAGTTGTTGCGAAGAATGCATCTTGTGCAAGAACGTTAGGTGAGGTGTTAGTGCCACCAGCAAAGTCACTCCAGGTATTATCATCTGCCGATGTACATAGTAGAACTACCATTCTGTTATTTCCTGATGTAGTTACAGAAGGCATTGTAGCTGTACCGGAGGTTCCAGAAGCAGTATTTAGACCTTCGTAGGGAGTGCCGGTTGTTACTACTCCTCTATACCTTACCATTCTACCTATTTTAGTTACTGCAGCATCGGCTCCAAAAGCTACGGCTAAGTTACCGGTTTCTGCTCCGTTAGATCTTCTATAAAAATTATAATGTCTTATAGTAGTTCCTCCTGCTATAGGTCCGTTAATTAGAGTAAAACCAGTAGGTGTTGTTACAGTTGTTGTTTGGTTTCTCACAGAAACAGTTAGAACAAAAAGATCGTTTGAAGCTAGACCAGTTACAGGGTAAGGTACTGATAAGTTACCTGTAACTGCTACACCAGTTCCTGTACCGGCTTGTTGAAAGGTAGGGAAAGCAGCAGCTGTAGGTGTAGGAGTTTGAGTCCTAGTTTGAGTTGGAGTTTGAGTCCTAGTTTGAGTAGGGGTTTGGGTAGGTGTTGTAGTCCGAGTAGGAGTATTAGTTGCAGTTTGAGTTGGTGTTTGAGTCCGAGTTTGAGTTGGGGTGTTAGTAGGAGTATTGGTTGGAGTCTGTGTAGGAGTGCTGGTAGGGGTTTGAGTAGAAGTGGGAGTAGGAGTTTGAGAATCAGAAGGTGGGGTATTAGTTGGAGTTAATGTAGCAGTTGGTGTTAAAGTCGAAGTATTAGTAGGAGTTTGAGTGCTTGTTTGAGTAGGTGTATTTGTAGGTGTAGTAGTTGCTGTAGAAGTAGGAGTTATAGTGTTTGTGGGAGTGTTAGTAGGAGTTTGAGTTCTAGTTTGAGTAGGTGTGTTTGTAGGTGTATTAGTAGGTGTTTGAGTCCGAGTCTGAGTAGGGGTTGTAGTATTTGTTGGAGTGTTAGTTGGTGTATTGGTAGAGGTTTGAGTAGGGGTATTAGTGGGGGTTATTGTATTTGTAGGAGTATTGGTAGGTGTTTGAGTTCGAGTTTGTGTAGGAGTTATGGTATTGGTAGGAGTGTTGGTTGGAGTTTGAGTAGGTGTGTTTGTAGGTGTGTTTGTAGGTGTGTTAGTTGTTGTAGATGTCTGCGTTGGAGTTTGTGTTGGAGTGTTGGTTGCTGTATTGGTAGGTGTTACTGTACTTGTAGGTGTTTGAGTGGCTGTATTAGTAGGTGTATTAGTTGGAGTTTGAGTCCGAGTTTGAGTAGGTGTGCTTGTGTTTGTAGGAGTCTGAGTAGCTGTGTTTGTTGGTGTTACAGTATTAGTTGGAGTGTTAGTTGGTGTATTAGTGGGAGTTTGTGTAGGTGTGGTAGTAGGTGTTGTTGTTCTAGTAGAAGTTTGAGTAGGGGTTTGTGTTGATGTTTGTGTCGGTGTACTGGTTGGTGTTACGGTATTAGTTGGAGTATTGGTAGGTGTTTGAGTTCGAGTCTGGGTAGGAGTTATTGTATTTGTAGGAGTTTGGGTTGGAGTTGCTGTTTGTGTCGCAGTTACGGTTGGAGTTGGGGTTGGTGTAGTATCACATGCACAAATTGCGGAAGATGTTACATGCTGTACGAATAATTGCTGCCCTACTCCTGAGTTATAAACGTAATTAAATTCAGCGTGTATTACGTCGTTTGGATATGCATTAACAGGTACGTTGACTGTACTGACAATACTACCTCCGTACCATATTACCACGCAATTGCAGGTATCATTACTACCGTCTATAATGGTTACATCAATACAGACTGTTCCATTAGTTGTACCTACGTTTACGTAATATTCGTTAGGTGATAATCCGCTAGATGTTAGTACGTTATTGGTTGTATCTACCGGGCAATCAAAGACATTTTGCTGTGTTTGAGTTGGTGTAGGAGTCTGCGTTGATGTCTGTGTAGGGGTTATTGTAATAGTTACGGTAGGGGTGTTAGTAGGAGTTTGAGTTGGGGTATTAGTCGGAGTATTAGTTGCTGTTCTTGTAGGTGTGATCGTATTAGTTGGAGTCTGCGTTGCGGTTTGAGTAGGAGTTTGAGTTGGTGTTTGAGTTGGAGTGGTAGTTCTAGTTGGAGTTTGTGTTGCTGTTTGAGTAGGGGTATTTGTGGGAGTGTTAGTTGGTGTATTTGTAGGGGTTGTAGTGTTGGTTGGAGTTTGTGTTGATGTTTGTGTCGGAGTATTTGTAGGTGTTTGAGTAGGAGTAGTAGTTCTAGTTGGAGTCTGGGTAGGGGTGTTAGTAGAAGTCTGGGTAGGGGTTATGGTATTAGTAGGTGTTTGAGTTGGAGTTTGAGTCCGAGTTTGAGTAGGGGTTTGGGTAGGTGTTGTTGTTTGAGTAGGAGTATTTGTTGCAGTGTTGGTTGGCGTATTAGTGGAAGTCTGAGTAGGGGTTTGAGTAGGAGTGGTGGTTCTAGTTGGAGTTTGTGTTGCTGTTTGAGTAGGGGTATTAGTAGGTGTTTGGGTTCTAGTTTGAGTGGGGGTTATGGTATTGGTAGGAGTATTAGTCGGAGTCTGTGTTGATGTTTGTGTCGGAGTATTTGTAGGAGTCTGCGTTGGTGTAGTAGTTTTGGTTGGAGTCTGTGTAGGAGTATTAGTCGGAGTCTGTGTAGTTGTATTTGTTGGTGTTACAGTATTGGTAGGAGTATTCGTTGAGGTTTGAGTGGGAGTCTGTGTGGGAGTGATCGTATTAGTTGGAGTATTTGTAGGGGTTTGAGTCCGAGTTTGAGTAGGTGTGTTAGTCGGCGTATTGGTTGGTGTTTGTGTAAGAGTATTTGTTGGAGTTACCGTATTAGTAGGAGTGTTAGTAGCAGTTTGAGTAGGGGTTTGTGTTGGAGTGTTTGTTGGTGTTGTTGTACGGGTTGGTGTTTGTGTTGGGGTCTGCGTTGCAGTACTTGTAGGAGTGTTTGTAGGTGTTATTGTATTTGTAGGTGTGTTTGTTGGAGTATTAGTTGGTGTATTAGTTGCGGTGTTAGTTGGGGTTTGCGTAGGAGTGGTAGTTCTAGTTGGAGTTTGAGTAGCAGTGTTCGTCGGTGTCTGAGTAGGAGTATTTGTGGGGGTTTGAGTAGAAGTTATAGTATTGGTAGGAGTCTGTGTTGCTGTCTGTGTGGGCGTGTTTGTTGGTGTTGCTGTATTAGTAGGAGTCTGAGTTGATGTCTGAGTAGGGGTTTGTGTTGGAGTGATAGTGTTAGTTGGAGTATTGGTAGGAGTTTGAGTCCTAGTTTGAGTAGGAGTGTTGGTAGGGGTTATTGTATTAGTAGGAGTATTAGTTGCAGTTTGAGTAGGGGTTTGAGTAGGAGTTGTAGTTCTAGTTGGAGTTTGTGTTGGAGTATTAGTTGGGGTCTGTGTTGCAGTATTTGTAGGAGTTATTGTATTAGTTGGAGTATTGGTAGGAGTTTGAGTCCTAGTTTGTGTTGGTGTATTAGTTGCAGTTTGAGTAGGGGTTTGTGTATTTGTAGGTGTGTTAGTTGCAGTATTAGTTGGGGTTTGAGTAGCGGTCTGGGTAGGGGTGTTTGTATTTGTGGGTGTGTTTGTTGGAGTTTGACTAGGAGTATTGGTAGGTGTTGTTGTATTTGTAGGTGTGTTTGTTGGTGTCTGAGTAGCTGTATTTGTTGGTGTCTGTGTAGGTGTTCTAGTTTGAGTAGCTGTTTGAGTAGGGGTGTTAGTAGGTGTATTAGTAGGTGTTTGAGTTGGTGTTGTAGTACGAGTAGGGGTTTGAGTAGGTGTGTTTGTTGGAGTTTGACTGGGGGTGTTAGTAGG